ACGATGTACGTGGACGTTCCGTCGGGGGCCACCGAGAAGTTCGACGTGACCGTGGCGATGCGTGATGAACCGGTGTAGGTATTGATCTTCCGCACCTGCCCAGCGCCGGTCCCCGCCGAAATGTAGACGCCCATCGAATTGTAATAATTGTTGTTGGCCGAAGCCCCGGTCGAGAGGGTGATCGTCGACGTCGTTCCGGCCTGTGCCGTCCCGGCGTGATAGTGATACCCGGAACCACCTGCGGTAACGACGGTCGTCTCGATCCCGGAGGTCACGGCGGCGGCCTGAACGTCCCACTGCGTGGAGGAATCGTCGGCGTCGAGTGTTTTGACCGGGATGTAGGAACCCGTCATGAATTTCAGGATGCTCGCCGGAGAGAGCGTGAACATATACTTCCACTGATAGCCGTCGGCGGTGGTGATGACCGCCGTCGAAGTTCCAGACGGTTCGTAAGTTGACGCCACCCCACCATTATTCGACAGACATTTGTAAACGTCGTAGTTGCCGGTGACAACGTAAAACTGCCCATCGTGGAACGTCGTGTTCGATGCGTAGGGGGTGTAGACGGTCCCCGTCGTCCAGTTGTACCGGACGGCACCGTATGAAACGTCGACGACGTTCACCTTCTTGAAAGAGAGGGCATCGTCCCAGACTCGATACTGCATGGCGTCGATCGTGTCGGCCGTCGTATCGGGGGAATTTTCGTCCGACCACTCCGTCGGCCTCCCGATGAACAGATACAAATTGCTCGTATCCGCCTCACTCAGCATTTTCTTAAACTGAGTGGCGTTGTAAAGGCGAAAATTCTTTGAAATGGTCGTCGGCATCCTAACCCTCCGGTCCTTTATTTAGCTGTTAAATCGTGGGGTCGATGGTGAAATTCGAATCCGAGAGCGCAACCCAAGCGTACTCGGGGGCGATGCGCATCGCTGTGTCTGAATAGACGGACGAGACGACGTAGACCCCGTTGGCCGAATGGGGTACGTCTGAGATGGCGATGAGGGCGTCGGCCTCAAGTTCCGTCTCGAAAATCGTCCCGGTGCCGAATAGGATGTTCGGGCTGCCCAACAGGCCGAGGGGAACGACGCCCCACGTTGAAATCGGATCGGTCAGATCGGCGATGGTGTCCGAACTCGTATGGACGGTCCCGGTTCCGGCGACGGGAGAAGAGTGTCGCAACGACGACGCTACGGTAACGGTGAGGTCTTCGGTGAAACTGATGGAAATTTTGTACGGGAACGTGATGGACGTCGAGACGGTCGTCCCCGCCGCCGACACGAGGACCGTGTAGACGAGCGCCTGATGAGTTACGTCAACGTTGATCTCAAGTTCCGGGGAGGCGTCGATGACGATCTGTTCGGTGACACATCCGAAGAGTTTCGACCCGCTCGGGTGCGCCAGTTTGTAGATCGGCTTGCGCCAATCATTGACGTTCTTCGTCGTCTTGATGACGTAGGAATATTCCTGATAGTACCAGTTGTCTTGCAGGTACTTGTCCGACGAAATGAACCCCTCGGTCCCGATCCATCGACCGGAATCCTCAAGGAGACCTTCGGAAGTTATCGTGGCGAGAGTTCGACCGCCCACCTGATTTTCGAGGATCGATTCCCCCTTCACGAACGTCCCGTACACGGAACTCACGTACATCGACGTCACGTCGCCGCCGATCGTCGTCTGCGTGTCGATGCGGTCGATGATGGCCGTCGCACCGGAAGTTCCACCGACGATCTGTGGGTACGTCATTGGATCGTCGACGGCGACGTTGACGACGAGCCTCCGCTCGACGGTCCAGCGGCCGTCCGACGCCCTGAGAATGTCATCGCCGGGATAGTAGAATTCGATCTCCTCACCATAGAGGATGCGGAACAGGAGGCGGAACGCCCGCTCCGATCCCTTCGCCCTGTAAAAATCGAGGATGTGACGCATGACGAGACGTTCGTCGGCGGCGATGTCCCTCGGGAGATTTTCAAGAAATTCATCATGGAGGAACGTCAGGAAATCTGCCGCCGTCGTCGCACTGTCCCGATAGTGGATGAGATCGCGACCCTCGCCGACCGCCTGACCTTCCGACGCCAGCCACTCGTAATAGTACTTGACGAAGGTAACGAGCGTCCCCGCCTCCTCGCGAAAATATTCCGGGAATTGCGTGTCGATAAAAATCTGGACGTTCTTATCGATCGTCGGCGTCGTCGTCATAGGATGACCGGCGTCAGGATGGAGTTCGTCTGCAACGGCGACCAGTTACCGGCGACCGAGGCCGTTCCGGTCTTCGTCGTCATCGCCTTCACGATGTCATAGATTGAGACGGTCGGATGTGAAAACAGGACGATCTCGTTGTCGCTGGGGATGTACGACGGGAGTTTCGGTCTGGCGTAGACCCTCAGTTCCGACGCCCCCGTCGGGAGCGATTCGAACGTGATGGAATTGATCACGACCGTCCCCGACGAATAGTCGACGGTCCCGGCGTTCACGTTGATCCACACCTTGTTGTACGTCGCGTCGTAATGATAGATGCGCAACTTTCCGTTACCGTCGTCGTCGAAATAACATTGATTGGCGTTTCCAGCGATGTAAAATGGCTCGGACGTGATCGTGCCCAAATGCCCCGAATATGGGAGATCGAGCGTAGCGTTGAACGAAAGTTTATACGTGATCGTACTGAGCGAGACCGGAGTGATCCTCTTTTCCAACTTCACGTCGATGTTCGTCGAAACGATCGAACCATCGAGGGCATCGATGGCGGCGGCGAATTTCGACAGGTAGAACCCCTTTCGGAATACGCCGAGGTTCGTCTTCTCCCAAGCGACTACTTTGTTGGCGATGAGCGTGTGGATCGCGTCCGAACTAAGTGTCGTGAGCGTGGGGTCGTAGTGAACGACGACCCCCATCGTGATGTACGTCAGGATCGGATCGACGAACAGCGGGTCGATCGACATCACCGTCCATTTTGCCAGTTCCCGTTTGATCTCCGACTTCCGCCACGCCGAGATCGTGTATCCCTGAACCGGTTTACAGGCGACGAGAACCTTGCCGTAATACGGCGGATCGTGTTTTTCCCCACCCATGACCGAGACCGAATCGATCTCCGGGTAATTGGACAGGATGAACGACCGGTAGTCGTCCTCCGTGACGAGACGGCGCTGTCTGCCGAAATATTTCGGTGCCGAGAACCTGACGGAATCGACCGTCTCTCTGGAGGACCCACCGGAAGTCCGGCTCTGTGCACGGATCGTCGTCGGCGTGTAGGTGACGGCGATATTGTCGATATTATACCCAATGTGGGAATTTGTGGATATATCGGAAATTCCATTGGCGAGCGCACCGAGACAGAAACGTCCCTCGACGACGATCACGTTTCCGGTTTCGAGGGCGACGCCGAGGACCCCGTCGCCGAACGAAATCGTCCAGTTGCCGTTATAGTCTTCCTCAAGGTAGTAGACCGTTGAATCGCCCTCAACCTCGACGATGTCTTCCGCCAACGTGTACTCAGTCTTGTCGGTGGTGACGTCGTTCTCCTTGACGTACACCCGTAACGACGTGGAATCGAGATTATAGTTCGGTATCTGGAACGGTGCGTTGTTGCCGTTATAAATGAACTTCCACGTCAGGACGATCCCCTCGTAGACGGTGACGGTCTTCGTGTAACTACCGCCGGTCGATGGCGTGACATTATAATCATCGTGGGTGACGAATTGGAGGGTCTCGCCGTTCTCCGAAATCGCCGAGAACCGGGTGTATTTCGGGATGACGATCTGTGCGGGGTCGTCGTTCGGGAGAAAATTCAGATAGAGCGTCGTCATTGCCGATCGCATCGACCGGGGGACGTAACCGAGTTCCTTGGCCCGTGAGACGACGTTCTCGCGGAGGATCGCGGTATCGAGAAAATTCTCGTTGCCCACCATATTCAGGTAATAGGCGTTGTGGTAAGTGTTGACGGCGAGAACGTCGAGGAGCGTCGACATGGTCGAAGCGTCGAAATCGTAGTCCTGAAATTCCCGTTTCGTGCGCAAGTAATTCTTGAGATTGTCCTTGATCTCGAAGAAATTCAGTTCGGAAACGCGCAACTGTTTCGCCGTGGTTTCAACCATCAACGGACCCTCTTCAAAAATACGTCGACCGTCTCCGGGGCGATGGCCGTCGTCGGGAGATAGGTGATCGACATGGTGTATGCGTTTTCATCGAGGTCGTTCTTGACGGACACGTTCAGGACGGACGCCCTCGGTTCGTAAATTTGAAGGATGGCCTCGACGCGCGTTTTCAGGGCGGCGACGTCACCAGAGTCGAGATTTTCGAACAACGACCCCTTTATCCCGGACCCCATTTCCGGCTGAAACGGACGCTCGAAGCGATTGGTCATGACGATGCAGCGGACCGCCTGTGCGAGGGCGGCACTATTGTTCAGGACCTTCAACTTGCCCGTCACGGGGTGCGCTTCGAAGCGCATGTCGAGGTCCGTCCAAATTCTGTCACGAGTGGGGCGCATGACTTATTTATGCGCCCCAGCCAAGGGTTAGATGTACCCCGCAACAGGTTCATTACCGGCGTAGACGGCCCCGTCCGGTCCGACGGTCCTGATGACCGGAAGTTCCTTTTTCACGGCCGTATCCTGACATTTCGACCGATCGACGACGACGTGAAAATACGCCCCCCCTCCGCTGGTATAGACGCAGTCTAGTTGTGAGGCGTTCTTGCAGATCGACCGGATGTCCTTGGCGATGCCGTAGCAATTGTCACCGTAACCGGAGACCGAAATATCGAGGCCGAGACCGACGACGTGATTAAGTTCCCGCATCGGCACGTTCGTCGACACGTCGTTCAGGAACCCGGTGCGGACGTTGAGCGCCTGTCCGGCCGCACCGAGGAGACCCTCAAGCACGCCGCCGGACGACATCTGTAGATTCTGGACGATGCGCCACGCCGGGATGATCCCGGAAAACATGTTGTTCGACAGGTTCGGGTCCAGCACGGAGGAAAATTGCGGCATCCACTTGCCGAGAATCTGATGGAACGCCCCCTGCGTCAGGTGGCCGAGATTGAAGTTCTGCGACAGTTGCGTTCCCATGTTGATGAGCGTCTGTGGGGTGATCTGCCCAATACCACCCCCCTGCGCCATGCCAGCGAGACCCTGCGTGAGGTTCAGAATACCGGACAGCGGGTTGTTCTGTGCCGACCCGAGGAATTGCTGGAAGTGCGCCCTGCCGTTCGGCATCCGTTTATGGAAGAAATCGTACACCTCCCGATTCTTCCGCTTGACCTTCTTCTTGTTGTGTTCCTTGAACCAGACGACGTCGTTCTTCACCTTTGCACCGGGGGAGGGGGCCGGTTCCTCCGGCTTCTGTTCGGCGAGTTTGCGTTTTTCCTCGACCTTCGCCGCACCCCCGAGGACCGAAGCCATGAAGACTTCGGCCCGTTGTGGATCGCGACCCAGCGTTGAACGGAGTTCCTGAACCTGTTGCAGGGTTTCCTTGGCGACGGACATCGCGTCGGGAGCGCCGCCCGTTATGTCCTTCTTCCAGTCACACATGAACAGGAGGAAGTCGGCGGGACAGCCAGTTTTCGCCGTCGCCTCCTTTATGTCCTTGAACGTCTGGTCGTCGACCTTCCCCTTGAGTTCCGGTTCGCCGGAATTTGCGAGCTTTCGGTAGTTGTTGATGTTCGGGATCACGCCCTCCGAAGAGAACGTCGGGTGTCCCTCGTCCTTGACGGCAGACTGGATGATCGGACCGGGCTGTTCGTCGCCGTCCGGGTTCCCCCCCATCTCGCCGAAGGGTAAGTTAAAATCGTACATATGCGGTCCTATTGAACTGGGTATCTATTGTTAATTGCCATGTAAACGTCGAAGGCTTGGTTCCACTGATCCAGTGTGAGATAATTTCTCCCTTCGGCGGTGGCCATCGATTGCATGAACGGCACCATAAAATTCCGGTCCTCAAGCATCGCCTCTGTAACGACCATGTTACTGTCCCAGCCCGGCAATGAATCTCTGTGGTGTCCAGACCACGTGTAGTTGATGTCTCCTATCGTCGATCCATCCCCGTAATTATTTCCATTCAACAAAAGGTCCATATTGGACGCCGCCCCATAAACGGGGTCTGGAAAGTTGGCGATCCTATTTCCATCCGCAAGAACACCATAACCGGTCATACCATAAAGTTCTGCCCGCTGGTTGGGCCATTGTGCTCCCGGATTGTTATAACGATCTGCGGCCTGTCGCCCATCATAGGGAATGTTATCTATCGTATTCCGCGCCCCTTCATTATTTGGGGGAAGGTTCTCAATCGGATTAGCGCCGGTGTCGAACACAGATTGACCGTCGTTATCTTTGTTGCCGTAGGGCGAGTCGCCATCGATGGCATCCGGATGTTCTCCGGCCCCCTCGTCCTTCTCAACTTTCTTGCGTGGTCCGGGTGCAGCGATGTCGACGGTGTCGGCGTCCGCCGCCCCCTTCGGTTTCTTCGGCGAAACTGCACCACCACCATTTTGGTGATCGGCCGCGATGTGATTTCCGCCGGAGATGATGTTCCCCGATGTTTCGAGGAGACCCTTGAGTTTCGTCTGTGCGGTGATCCCCAACTGGGTTCCCTCCATCGCGATCTCCGAAGACGCCTTGAGACCGATGTCCCCACCGGTCGATTGGAGGTTGATCGATTTACCCTTGATGTTGACGGCCTCCGCACCCTCAAGATTGAGGTCGCCGAGGGACTTCAAATGAATCCCCCCGTCGGCATGGATCAACAATTTCTTGACGCGAATCTGCCCGACGTCACCGGCCGAAACGTCATACTTACCGGCGACGGTCATTTTATGATCGTTGTGCGACTGCACTTCATAGGAGCCGTCGGCGTCGATGGAAACGTCCGACGTTGACCTGATCCCCATCGATCCCCGTGACGACAGGTGATAGTCGCCGAGGGCGGAGTTGAATTGGTTCTTCATCGCCGTCGTGTAGATGTTCTGCCCCTTCTGGATGACGGACCCCTTGTGATTGATCTGAAACTGCGATCCCGACTTGTGTTCGAAATTCAGACGTTCGACGCCGGGCGTAGAATCGATCTCGATTTTGCCGCCGGAGCGACCCTGCCACACCTGATTGTACGGATATTGCGGAGATTTTGGATTCTGCGGTTCGCCGAACGTCCGTCCCCCGGTCGCCGGGATACCATTCACACGCCCACCGCCTTGATTTGATCGAGTGGCCGGGAGATTGTTGTTCATCCCACGCGCCGAATCGGGGGTCGATGGTTTCCCCTTATCCTGACCGTAAGGTTGTGAGTTCGATGGGTCTTTGAATCCGGTTCCATTGCCGGACGAGTTCGGATTGTTATACCCAGAGGTCCCCCCCTTTAGATCATTGTTGAATATCTGATTGGCCGACCAAGCATCTTTGTTAACACTCTCCCACCCCCTATAACGTTCGAACGCCCCCATCGCCGCCGCTGCTTCGGTCGGCGTTTGTGCGGCACGCAGCATATTACCGGCACTACGTTCCGTCGTTTCCAATTCATTGTAAAAAAATATAATCTGCGTTGCCGAATCGTTCCAACTCGTTCCGTTTTGAGCGGCAAAATTTTGCAGTGCCGTCAAACGCGACCCGTTCCATTGAGCTTGCCCCCAAGATATTCCGTTATCTCCGGTCGTATCAAACGGATTGAAATTAGATTCGCGCTTGATCGCCGCCAATATTCCGGAAAGTTGTGCGTCCGTATAACCACGCGCACGCCCCTCATCGATGAACCCCTGTCGATTTGCCTCGCGCGACGTCCCATCGATGGACCCCGGTTCAACGACTCCGCTATCTTTATCGCTCGTCGTCGCATCGTCTTTCGCGGAAGAACTGCTTAAATCCGTGGCGTCGCTCGACCCCTTATCCGTTCCGCTCGACGACGTGTTCGCGGCCGGTTGTTGGCCCGGCGACGTCCGTGAGTTCGCGAACGGACGACATCCATCTCTCCACCCGGCTTTCATCAGCGCTGCTTTGAGACCTCCCTTATCATCTCTGTAAACAACGCCACTAGGTCTCGTGTCGATATGAAGGAACGTTCGATACATCCCGAACCCTGTAAATCCGGCTTTGAATGCCTGAATGGCAGTTTCTATCGTTCCTCCCCCAATATCAAATGCCCGTCCCATGGTATGGTACGAATCCTTCGCGGCCCCCTTCCCCTCACGTCGCAATTGTTCGTTATATTGTGGACTTCGGTATCCACTGTTAATCTTTAATTTCCCCGGAATGGCGTCTAGGGCCAAACCGGACGCCAGATGCAAGTGCAAAGTTTCCGTTCCCCTACATTGAAGTTCTTTCGGCGAATATTTCTTCAATGGCCAGTTCGACGCCTGTGCATGGCCGATGTAGATGTTGTTGTCGCCGGTCTGCGCTCCGGCACCGGGGGCACCCTGACTTGGGGGCATCGACGACGGCTCCTTGGCGGACGCCGGAGGATCGCCGGGCTTGCCGCGCTCAACTGGCTGACCGTGGTATGGCGGTCCAGACGTGTAGGGCTTCGTCGAGTTGCCGGGGTTCTTGCCGGAAGGACGGTTGACCTTCGGCATCACCCCCCAGACGACGGGATACTGGGCGGCGCGTCCGTCGGCGAAAAAGCCGACGACGATCGAACCATTCGGTATCTGCGTGGGGGACATCGTCGCCCCATCTTGCAGGAGGATCGCCCACGGGAGGTCCTGCGTCGGAATTTCACTCTGACTCTCGGTGTGAAACCCGAAACACCGGACCTTCATCCGGCCGATTTGCAACGGATCGGCGGTGTCCTCGACGACGCCGAAGAAGAAGACGAATTGTCCCGTCCCGAGAAAATCTATTTCAGACCAGTCTGCCATTGTCACGTATCCTGCACGACGTTCGTCACCGGAGTTCCGGCCCGCGCACCACCATCGCCGGTTGAAATCGGGATGATTTGGTTGGTCGAGGGGTTCATCGACGTCGTCGGGTTAGCGCCCGTCATCCCCCCACCACCATCGGGGTTCGTCGGTGTCGGTGTCGACGGCGTCGTTGAAGAATTCGAACCGGAATCGCGGAGAGTTTGATATTGCTCTGGCTTGGTGTGAAACTGGTTCTTCACGCATTCCATGATCGTAATGTACTGCGACCCCGTCCCTGCGGACATCGCATGTCTGACGGCGGTGATGAAATAAGTTCCGGCGAGGTAGAGATTTTCCTTCTCCTTGGTCTTCTCGAACCGGGAAAATTCCGGGAACGTCACGTCGATGAGATCGCCGACGCGACGGGTGTTGTCTCCGGGGATCGTGATGTGCAGACGCACGTAGCCGAGGAGTGCCCCCGCAGCCGCCCGTTGCCCGAGTATCTGATACTTCAAGTCTGGGACCTGTTTTTCCGAATCGTGATTCGAGATGATGAAACGGAGGTGCGACTTGCCCTGCAAATTATTCAATTCAGACTTCTCGAATATCGGCTTGCCGCCCTTTTCGTCGATGTGTTTGAGTTTGTCCCACCCGGTTTTGAAGTTCCATTTCGTCGTCTCATACAGGGATTTCGCCGGATCGATGGTGATCACCTCATTGTCGAACGCCCCCTGCTTCACCTTTTCTTCGAGGTCGAATATCTTCTCGAAACGGTAGGCGTTGACCTTCAACCACTCCTTCGGTTTTTCCGCTGATTGTGTTGGTGTGGTCCCCGTCCCGGTCCCAGCACCGTCGGCCCCGGTGCCAGTGCCACCCGTTCCAGAAGTGGGGTTAACGGTGCCCCCTCCATCGGCCCCGGCCGCTGCCGTCGGCGTCGCCGTGACGGGCGTCCCCTCCTGCGTCGCAGACGCAACGCTAGTTCCGGGGGACGGCTGTGGGGACGACGATCCTGCGGCCTCACTCCCCATCTTGTTCTTTTCGACGAGGGTGTACACGTCGAGTTTCTCCTTCGGTTTGTACATCCCCGCGAGGGCCTTGAAATAATACTTGTCTGCCGTGCCCCAGAAATAGAAATCCGACTCCTGATATTGTGGCGATTTCGATTCACGGCATAACATCTTAATGGCGTCGGTCGGCCGAAGTGCCGGAATGACGATCGTCCGCTTTCCCTCCGTCTCATCGACCTCGATTTCAGAGATGCCCAGAAAATTCTTGGCGATCTCCTTCACCATGTTGGACGTCGGCATGTTCGCGTAGGACTTGCGGATGTGGGTCTGCCAGTCTCTCGGCGCTTCGGTGGCGACGACGTGCATCCGGTATTGCACCGTGCGAACCTCCCGTTCGACCGTCAAATTTGTGATCGACGCCACCCTGAATTTCTTCTTGTACGGCTTCTTCTGGAATGCCGGGGAATCGACCTCGAAATCGACGTCCAGCGTCTCGTCGCCCGTCAACGGAAAAATGGTGAACAGCGATGACGCATCGAGGATGATCAGGTTTCCCGTCGGAAACGGCTGAAATATGGACTCGTAGAAATTGAATTCGACGATCAGATTGGAGATGTCCGCCGAATCGTTCGTGTGCGGTGACGACATCACCATCTTCTTGATCTTGACGGAACCGACCGAAACGCCTGCGTCAGCCACGGGTTACTTCCATATCCTGTTCTTTTCTTCCAAAATCTGATTGATGTAGGCCCCGTCGAGAATTTGAATGTGACGAAGTTCCTCGTTGCGGTTATATTCCCAGTCGTAATTATACACGACCCTCCGCTCGAAATCCGCGAGCGTGAGGTACGTCTCCTCGTCGCAGACGAGGGACCGTTCCGGGATAACGAGGCCGTCGTAACGGACGGATCGTTGCTGCCAGATGTATTCGTAATGATGGACGGTCTGTGTCGATTCCTCCATGCTCCCGTACTTACCGACGAGATACTCTCCGAATTGGTCGTAATCGAGGGGCCACTGAAAATACGGGTCTAGGCGTTCGTTGAACATCATGATGATCCAATGATAATCGACCTTCCCGTAAATCTTATAGGCGACGTCCTCCGGTTTCTCCCCGTCTTTCACGTCGTAATCGAAGTAAATTTTCCCCCGCTTCAACACCGCCGACAGGGGGGTGAAACGCTTGAGAATATCGACCACGACGGAACGGGAACCGTCCTTGTTGACGTCGTACTCGATTTTCGGAAACCCATCGAAATAGACGGCCATCACATGCTCCCCGGAACATTAAACCCGGCGTAACCGGGGAGTTTTTCCTTCGTGACGATCTCCATTTCGGACAGCGCCAAGTTCAACTTCATGTATGCCGGAATTTTCGCCCCGTTCTTCTCGAAGTAAATTGGCGTCCCCTTGGCGTGGTAGTCGACGCTGACCGACGTGATGACACAATATCCGAAAGAAAACATGAAGGACGGGTCCGTGAATTCCGGTTTGTAGATATTGGGATATTCGAACAGGGCGTTTTGATACCCGCTCTTGTAAGACGGGTGCATCCCCAGTTTCAGGGAGTTGATCAGATCGCGAAGGGCCACGGATTCCTCATATGATTCCGGGAAGAAGTCCCATTCGAACGTGAAATTCCGGAGTTTCATCCCGGTGAACGACATGGCCACGAACGGGTTACGGGCGACGCCCGCGTATATACCGAACATCTTACCGGCGTTCGTCGTCATAAGGGCGTCGGCCGCACCGATGAGGGAATTGTTTATCACGTCGGAACCGGCGCTCTTGATCTTGTCGAGTAAATTTGTGACGCCGCCGTCGTTCGCAGCACCGGAAACGGCGTTGATCACACTCTTGACTTCCGCCTGCGCGCCCTTGAGTGTCGATAACGCATTTACCCAGTCCCGGCCCTTGTCGAGCGTGTTCATCGCCGAATTGACGAAATATCCGAGGTCGACCCCAGACCATTCGGCGTCATACCGGGCCATCAGGCTCCCCGGAGGGACCGGAAGTTTGAAGACCCTGTTCGTCGGCTGTGCCGCCGCATAGGAGGCGGACGACGGCCTGACGTAATTGAACTCGTTGAGGATGAACCACTGACCGGAATCCTCCTCGTAATGGGCGGGATATTGATAGGAGACGATGGCCGACGACCCGGTCGTACCCGTGCCGGTGGTGCCAGTGCCACCCGTTCCCCCGGTCGTCCCTCCGACCGTTTCTGAGATGACGGCATTCTGCGTGGTGGACATACCGCCCATTTTGCAAATTTCTCCGATAAATAGAGTAGTTCTGTTATTTATCGGAGATTTCGTAAATTGAAACCGTCGCTCTCAGGAGGGGGAAAATATCGTCAGGGCATTTTCGCCCCGAAACACCCTGAGAAATACGTCGGCGATCCGTCCAACATCATCTTTCGAAGTAACCTCGAACGACGGTTCTTCAAACACTTCGACGAAAACCCCGACATCGTGGCGTGGGGGTCCGAGGAAATCCACATCCCCTACGTCAGCCCGATCGACGGACAGTGGCACAGGTACTTTGTGGACGTGATAATTAAGACGAGGGCCGGGAAAAAGTTCGTCGTCGAAATCAAACCGTGGGATCAATGCAAACCCCCCAAGCGGCCAAAGCGGATGACCTCGCGATGGAAAAAGGACGCCGTGACATACGCCATCAATGAAGCAAAATGGTCGAGCGCCGACAATTTCTGCCAAAAGAACGGCATGGAATTCGTCATCCTGACTGAAAAAAACATCGGTGGTTGGTGATGACCGCACTCAATCTCAGCGAATTGATGGATCGCGTCGAACGGGAGGGGCAGACCGCCAAATCCATGCGGACGCGCACGTCGATGGAATGGTTCGCTTCGACTATCGGCAAGGAATTCGGCGGCAAGACGCGCGACAAGAGGAAGCGGGAACAGTTGGGATCGGACCTGATGCGATCGGAACCAGTTTATCTGACCGAAAACATCCGCATGGGAAAAATGTTTTCCTATTTTTACGATCCTAAACTCAAGGCGACGCTCCCTTATTACGACATGTTTCCGCTCGTTTTCCCATTTGCCGATGCGAAGTCAGTCAGTGGAGAGAAAAGTTTTTTGGGGATAAATATTCACTATCTTCATCCCCGGCTCCGCGCACAGTTGATGGAAGCCCTCTACGAAACGGAGACGAAGACGAAGTTCGCCGAAGGGAAACGGTTGCAGATCAGTTACGACATCCTCAAGTCGGCGTCACAATACACGTACTTCAAGCCGTGCGTCAAACAATATCTCATCACACACGTTCGTTCCAAATTTCTGGAAATTCCATACGATGCGTGGCCGATCGCAGCGATGTTGCCGATGGCCCAATTCGCTAAACGTTCGGATTCCGCCATCTGGGCCGAATCTTACAGAAAGGCGATGCGATGAATTTTTTCGCAATATTGGTCATCCTGACGGCGATCTATGAATGGAGTGCCGGATGACGACGTTCGCGGTATCAGATTTCTTCGCCTATCTCAATTCCGGTCAGGTTTCAGCGTCCACCGATTTTACGGTGATCGTATCGCGAAACCAGAATGCCACGACGACGAACATGGCGACCAACGGACAGGCCCTCATGTACCGGACGGACTCCGTCAACCTCCCCGGACGGACGGTTTCGACGATGGACCACGTCGTCTATGGACTGGCGACACCGATGGCCTACGGATCGCGGGTGTCAAACGAGATTACGACGACGGTTATCCTCTCGGAAGACCTGCGGGAAAAGCTGTACTTCGAACGGTGGATAGACGAGATCGTCGGTCCCTACCGGACGGTCGATCATGCAAAAAATATGTACGACATCAAGTACCTCAAGGATTACTCGGGGACGCTCCTCATTTCCGTGTACGACGCCAAGGCCAATTGCACGTATCAAATTACGTGTACCGATGCCTTCCCCGTCGAAATCGCCGACGGCAACCTCAGTTGGGCGCGCGGTAGTGAGGGCGGCGTCTCCCGTCTCACCGTCAAATATAAATTCAAGCGATACAAAGAATTGAATTCGACGGTCGGCAACGGGGCGGCGGAAGCTCCGCAATCCGAGTCGAATGCGACCGACCAATCGACGGCGACGGCGACGTCGCCCAACGCAACTCAAGCAGTAACACAGGATTGACGTTATCATGACCATGACACTCCCGAAGATCGTGACGCCCGAATGGACCACGACGCTCCCCCTGACGAACGTCGAAGTTCGTTACCGCCCCTACCTCGTGAAAGAGGAGAAGATACTCCTCACGGCGATGGAATCGTTCACAGGAGATAACGTCGCCGTCATCGGCGATGCCGTCAAACAGATCATCAAGAATTGCATCATCACGGCGATCAACGTCGATGACGTCCCGAATGTTGACGTCGAGTGGCTGTTCATCCAGATGCGCAAACATTCTGTCGGCGAGACGATCGATCTCAAGATCGAACACAAGGCCGGTGGTTGTGGTCACATCAACAAAGTCACCGTCCGCCTCGACGACGTCAAGTACGTCTGCCCGGAGGGACACGAGCGATCGATCAAGTTGACGGAAACCGCAGGTATCGTCATGCGATACCCCGATCTGGGGAAGGCGATGAAGATCGCCGAGAGGAAAGATGCGACGGCCGCCGTATTCGACCTGATCATCGACTCCATCGACAAGGTGTGGGACGGTGACGATTTCGAAAGTGCGTCGAAGTTTTCCCGTGAGGAACTCAAGAATTGGGTCGAAACGTTCAACTCGGAGCAATTCCGCCAGATGACGAAGTTCTTCGAAACGATGCCGTCACTTCGGACGGAAATTAAATATACGTGTGAGAAGTGTGGCGTTGAAGAGACGATGGAGGTCAAGGGGGCCGGTGATTTTTTTATCTAAGCCTCCTGCACGACAACCTCGCCAACCACTACCTGACGAATTTCGCGATGGTGGAGGGCGGGGCGTTCTCGCTGTCGGAATTGGACGCCCTGCTGCCATATGAAAAGGAAATCTACCTCCAATTCATGGTGGATCGAGCGAAACAGGCTCGCGAGGGAGAACAGCGGGAATCGTTCCCGCAGTAAGTACAGGCCACCGAGGATAAGGCACGATGTTGGACGAACTGCCGCTGACGGAAAACTTCGACAAACAGACGATCAAGAATCTGTTGGATCGTCTTGATGCGACGACCGATAAGGTCGACGAGATGTTGGACGCCTCGGGCACAAACTTGGAGCACATCTCGAAGGCCGAAAAGGAGGCCCTCGAAGCCCTCCGCGCGGCGAGAACGTACCTCATTGACATTTCCCAAGGGACTAAAAAAGACACCGATGCAAAAATCAACATCGTGACTAATTTTGTCAGGAGTGAGATTGAGAGTCTGGAAGAATCCTACAAAACGATTCAGGCGATGATCAATCCGTCTTTGATTTCACCACCAGAAACATCACAGCCGACGAAATCTCTGTTCGCTCAGGACGGTTCGAATCCAGTTTCCGACGTGGCCAAGGCGACCAACATCAAAACGACAGAGCAAACGTATTCCATCAACGTTCCTGAAAGTCTGGACGGACAGAAATCGGCCATCGCCGCCGTCCGCGAAGTCGATAAGAGCGGGTTCGTCGCCCCGATCGTTGAAAAGTTGAATGAGTTGATTCACGTCTTTACCGATGGCGTCGTCCGTTTTGCCGGGGACGTCGTCGATAAAGCAAAACCCTATCTTGAGGACATCAAAAAACAGACGGCCGAGATGAACTCCAAATTCGGAGAGATGGCCCGTCGGGTGTCTGGGCCGATCGTCAAAGCCCTACATCCTTACATAGAGGCCATGATGCCAGTCCTGACGCCACTCGGCAAGGCACTGTCGGCGCTCGGTCGATGGATGATCCCCACCGAAATTCGAAAACCCCTCGGGATCAAAGGGGGGGCATTCGACAAGATCGCCGACTTCGGGCCGGAGGCGGCCAATGCTCTCGTGAAGAGGGCCGTCGGCCGAATCTTCGACGTCACCCTCGGTGCCATCGTCGCCACCATTAAAACTGCGTTCAGCGTTCCACTCCTCGCAGTCGCGGCCCCGATCGTCGCCGCAGAACTCGCCAATTGGCTGATGGGATCGAAGGAAGCCAAGGCTGGTGAATCATCATCATTCTCAAAATTCGTCGCCGACCACCTCACGTCGATATTAGCTGGCGTCGCTGGCGTCGGTCTCGTCGTCGTCGCCGGGGCGTCTCTTCCGGTCATCATCGCGGGTGCCCTCGTCGGCGGTGCGATCGCCATCATCGGAAACATGGTCGGCAACTGGGCGGGCGGCGATGATTGGAAGACGGGCTTCGCCAAGGCCCTCGATAATGTCGGAACGTTATTCATGGGACACTGGAATCGTTTCCTGAAATGGGCCGAAGACATCAAGCTGCCGACACTATCGACGATACTACCTAAGATGGAAGGTCTCGAATCGTGGAATACGTGGCTGAGGAACTTCCTACACCCGTCCCCTGAACTCATTACCGAGAGTGAGAGAAAAAAGGCCGAGGCCAATTCCGAAATTCTGTCTATCCAGAAACGACAGAACGACGAAAGTGTGGGGATGGAAAGGCGGGCACTCGATGGCCTCATGCACGTCGGTAAAATACTCGACGACGTCGTCCGATCATTTGAAAATATGGTCGTTGCGATCGGCACTATGGTCAAAAACGCCACCCTCAAAATTCTCGGTATGCAGCCAGCGGAACCGAAGACAGAGGGTCCGGCCAAACCCGTGACGATCGAAACGATGGTCGATTCCGAGGGGTTCATCAAGGGCACCCGCAATAAACTCGCACCGTCCGTCGTCGAACGTGGCGTCATCGACATATTGAGACAGAACACCCCACGATCCGCCGCCGCGAATGCGAGCGTCGTGTCAGCCCCGACGGTAGTTTCGGCCCCGACGTCGATCAATAATTCATCGTCGTTCGTCAATTCGTCGACTACCGTCACGACCGTCCAACCACGACCATACGACAACATGTCTGATTACAGGTTCCGTATGCCAGCAACGCCGTTTTAAGGAGTTACAGATGATCGTCGACGTTTTTTTCGGAGCGCTGGTTGGCGGAAGTTGTGCTGCCATCACCGCCCTCATCATTATCTCAATTCGCAGGATCAGGAGCGGATCGAAATGACGTGCGTTCATTTTATCGCCGCATCGTTACCATGCGCCGTGCCGAAAGACGGTGAGTGGCACCGGACGTTTGCGTTGACGCCCGTCGTCGTGGACGCCTACTCACAAGAGGAACTGAAAACATTCGGCGGGTTCACACGAACCGTGTGGTTTAGCCCCGTCGAAGCCCGTCTCCATCGTTTCACCAACGATGATGGTGATGTGATTGAAAAATGGCGGTATCGCATTGTGAGGGAAAATGACGTTCCGTGAGTTCATAAAACCGAAGACCCTGTACGTCAAAAGGGCGGTCCTCAACGCCCGTGAAATTCGCCTATGGGCGCTTAATTCAGGCTTCGCGACGACGCTCCCTCCCGACGATCTTCACGTCACCATCGCATTCTCACGAACTCCGTTCGACTGGTCGGCGATTCCCCCCGATGAACGGGAGGTCATCGTTCCCCCCGCCAGCGATCGGATCGTCACTTTGTTGGGAGACGGTGGTGCCATCGTCCTAAAATTCAACTCCGACGTTCTGACGAAGGAATGGCGGTCATACCGCGATGCCGGTGCTTCGTGGGATTTCCCCGAATATCAACCCCACATGACGATCAGCTATTCCAAAATGCCGTCCGACCTCTCACCGTGGACTGGCGAAATTCGTCTAGGCCCGCAGAAATTCGCCGAGGTCGACGAAAATTGGAAAGACGCCGTCAAGGAAATCTGATGTTTTACAATGGCAAGGAAAATCTCCGTGAGGCCGGGGTCGCCATCCCACTGACGGAAGAACAGATTCTCGAATGGCAACGCTGTTCAGAGGACTACGAATATTTCATCGAAAACTACGTGAAGGTCCTCGATGCAGATAGTCGATTGATGATCCTATTCAAACTCAGATCATATCAAAAAAAACTCCTCGATACCATACACAACTCACGGTGGAGTTGCGTTAAATTTTCCCGTCAGAGTGGAAAATCAACCTCAACGATGGCTTATTTTTTGTGGGCCATGATATTTCATGAAAATTATTCCGCGCTGATCGCCGCGAACAAGTTGTCGTCGGCGTCTGAAATCATGTCGCGCATGAAATCGGCGTATGAAGAGCTTCCCTATTGGATAAAACCCGGCGTCATAAATTGGTCGACCCTGTCGATAGGTTTCGAAAATGGTAGTAAGGTGCGAGCGGAGGCTACGACGTCAAACTCAGGGCGTTCCGGAACCTACAATGCCGTGATGCTCGACGAGTTTGCATTCATAAAAAAAACCGTCGCCGATGAGTTTTTCGCTTCGGCCCTTCCGACCATCACGGCCGGTGACACCACTAAGCTGGTCGTCATTTCAACGCCGAACGGCACGAACCTATTTCACAAACTCTGGACGGACGGTGTGAATGGAAAAAATGGGTTTTCCACGGTAGACGTTCTATGGAGTGATGTGCCCGGAAGAGATGAAAATTTCAAACGGTCCATGATCGAAAAAATCGGCATCGACAAATGGATGCAAGAATTTGAAGGTGAATTCGTCGGCGCATCAAACTCATTGATCGCCATGACGACCCTAAAAACACTCACATCAAATCCGGAAATCAAGCGGATCGAAGACCTCCACATCTGGGAAGAACCGATCGACGATCACACGTATTTCATCACGGTCGATACGTCTCGTGGCAAGGGGCTCGACTATTCTGCGTTCATCGTGTTTGACGTCACGGAATGGCCGATTCGCGTCGTCGCCCGGTATCGTAATGACACGATCCCCGTCATGTTATATCCATCGAAAATTCACGCCGCCGCAAGACATTACAATAACGCGATGGTCCTCGTCGAAACGAACGACGCGGGCGGACAGGTTGCAGACATCCTCCATTGGGAATTGGAGTGCGAGAACGTCATGTTCACGACCGCCCATCAAGGCAAGAGTGCGACGCTCGAAGGAATGGGTGGTAAAGACGTTGGCGTCAGAACGACGTCATCCGTCAAAAGAGTCGGATGTGCCAACCTCAAGGCGATCGTCGAATCTGGCGGGATCGTCCTCAACGACGAGGCCCTGATCGACGAATTGCGGAATTTCGTCATGACGAAGGCCAGTTATGCGGCGATGGAAGGGTACAACGACGATCTGGTGATGTGCTGCGTGTTGATGGCTTGGGCCACCACCCAACAATACTATAAAGACGTCACGAACACAGACGTTAGAAATGATACGTTCAAACGGCAGATCGAGCAAATTGCGGAAGAACTTCCCCCGGCCGGTTACGTCAGCGGTGCCGAAGAGAAAGAATCCAAAATCGTCACGGACCCGAAAGACGAATTTTTCGGCTGGTCGAAGTCCTGAGCGTGCCAGACCCCGGCCGCATCGATGAAATTCGGGAGGTGGTCGCGACATTTGCCCGCGAACACCTGCAACTGGGCGGCCTCATCAACGACGACGACGCGAAACGATTCGACATCGACCCCCGTCATCTCCCGCAGACACTCGGCATACGCCGCGCACTGCATGAAGTAATTGCCGATCCAATGGGCCTTCTTCGGTTTCAGACTCGTCTTGAAATCGACGACCGTCGGCACACCATTGACGACGCCGATCAGATCGGTCGCACCCGCCACCCCCATATCGTGGGAATAGACCGACCCTTCGATGTACCAGATTTCATCTAGGTTGGCGTCGAGCCAACGACCGATGGGCGTGAATAGATGGGAAAATCGGCCATCCGTAACGGTCTTACCAAGAAGATAATCCTCGGCCATCGCGTGGACGGCGTTCCCCCTTTCGGAAGACGACGCCCTGATGCGCTCGGCTTCGGCTTCGCCGACCCTCGCTACCCACGCGGCTATACCGGCCTGCGACAATTGCCCTAGGACCGTCGTCACCGACGGATAGACGTCACCGCGCGCCGTCACATAACGACGCCCGGCGGGCGTGCTGACGCGCTGTATTTTTTCCAGTTGTGTCGGAGGTCGGATCGGGAACGCCATCAGATCGACGAGATGTTCCCCGTGTCGATCTTCGCCCCACGGTTGTTCTTCTTGATTTTCTTTAGGACTTCACGGAAACCGCTTGGCATTTTCTTACGTGACCAAGGATCGCCGATGTGAACAGCGACGATGACCTGTTCAACGTTCTCGTCTTTCAGTAGGGTTTCCATCTCGGCGATGGACATCATGTCTGTCCACTCTTCGCCGGTCGTTTTATTTCGAAATGTGTACGTCGGCATCACCAATCTTGCCTCGGCTGTTCCTCTATTCCGATGATCTGCATTCCTGAATGAATGTGAAAATCGCGCACTGTGTTTGGGGCGACGATTTCCGTTCGAACGTGCTTTTCATGAGTAGGCTCACCATCTTTGATCGTTACGAGCACGGGCCATCCTGCGTGTTATCTCCAAGAATTGGCGAAGCTTCAAGTGTCGTCGGGCACAACGATCCACATTCGCGCCTGTTATTGAATGTGTCAACACCGCGTCCGACGATTTCAATATAATCGAGATTTTCGCCCATCACTTCCGCTCGTTCCTATTTCCACGATTGCGCCGTCCGTCAAGATGGAACGGCACATTTCCGGCGAGACATTGTTTCATCCAAACTTCCTGCTCGCCGTGAATTTCAAAATGGACGCCGCGAATCCACCCGAGGCGATAGCAGTCGCCGAACGTCGGCGGATTGCTGTACTCGCGTTCCAGCGCCGGGTCCAATTCTCCCATGAGGATGGCCGAAGCCTGTCCAGACGAGAGTGTCACGGCAACGGCGATCAATGCAATCCAACTGAACTTCTTCATCATCTCCCCTACAAATATGGCAGTCATCATTCCATAATATACGGAAATCATAAAATGTCAAGACCGCCTCACGGAGAGGAGTTCCTCGAAAAATTTCACGTTGAAATCTAGGCCAATGGCCTGTGCGACGATGCACACCTCGCCGTCTGGAGCAACACTGACGATCAGGGCCGCCCCACCCTTGGCGGCGAACAGGACGATGTCATGGGGAACGCCCGCCTTCGCTGTTTTGGCGCTGGCCACCATCTGATGGCCGCTGTCCTCGATGATCTTCAAGAATGCGTCCATGGGAACGCACGGCGTCGCCTGTGCCACGGCGGCCGTCGACCAGATGCAGATGATCAACGCGAAGACGATCTTTCCCATCCCGTATTTATGGAAATACCAAATCGCCCGAAAGTGATTTTCCGGCGGTTATGTCCCATATGACGTCGTAAATGATTTTACCGGAGACGACGCCAACGTAACAGTGTCCGTCTTCTAATTTAATTTCTCTCAGAAAACATGGGGACCATCGCTCGGTGACTCCCGTTGGTGACGACGCCATAAACCAATCATCGGTATAATGAAATTTGAACCTCCGCAGACGGACGGTCCCGTTATTTTTCTCATGCCGTTGAATTTTACCGTCAACGTCAGCATCACACGCAGCAAGCACATCGATTAATTTGACCCCGATAAATTCCGGGGGCCACCAATAATGATAATCGGTGGCGGACACGACGGCATCGGGTGGCAATGTCGGTATATCTTCCAACCGACTCACTCCGATCACCCGGCGCTCGCCGTTCTCGACGACCATCACCTGTCGTTTCGTCGCCGCGACGGCTTCGATGGAAGCCATTTTAACGGCATTCTTTTTTATTATGTAAGGAATGACGCCGTCCGGAAATTTGTTCACAACCGTAGCGTTTCCATAAAAAACGACGGACATCAACCAACTTTACTTTGATTGGCCGGGTCCTCGCGCTTCCATTTGTCGGCGAGGTCTGGGAACGCCTCCTCGATGATCTTCCGATCGAGATTATCGAACGGCAACTTCCCGTCCTTCATGGCGCAGACGAGCGTCGCGTCTGACGGATGGAGAGTTTCCAACATACGGAGGAACATCGACTCCCGCTTGAGTGGGGTCATCTTCGGATATGGCCCCACATTGAGGTAATTCGGGAGACGTTTGATCTCCTGCCGCAGGCGCATGACCGTCACACTTCGTTCTTCTTTCGTCGGCGTGAACGGAGGTGTGCCGGGCGGCAGCATCCATTTGATCTTCGGGTGGAACGTCACGTTGAGGAGAAACTTTAATTCGTCGCTCCCGTATTTGCGCAGGAGTTCAACGCGAGATTTCTTCAAACGCAGTTTCGACACTTCTTCGAGAATTTCATAAAACGTCTGGCGTTTCTGCATCACGACCTCTGTAAAGTGGGGGCTTCTGTTGCCGGGTGCCCCCTTACCCCGAACGGTCACGCCGCGAGGCGCACTTCGTTCAGGACACCATTATCGTTGGCATCTATCATCGGGCCATTCATGGGAGCCACCCCAAGCACAAGACTGGAAACCCATCCATCGTCGATCCTATTTCGCCCCCAACAAGAACACACCACCAATTTCCTGATCCACTTCCGGGCGTGGTGCACCACGATCCCTTACCTCGATCTTCCACGGACCCAGTAGTCCGGGCTGGTGTGTTCATGGTGGAGGCGGTGGGTACTGCCCCCACGTCCGATCAAACTTCCTTCCAATCCTTCAGCGCCATCTTCCCTCACGGGAACCAAAACAGTGAGGACTTCACACAATGCCACCAGACGGAGTATTAGCTGATGCTATTCCCCATCTTCTGGAAAATCTCCAGCAGCGTCATCCGCATCGTCCAGAGAATGTAACTCGTCGACGTACCCCTGTAAAGGGTGATATTTTCCGACCGATCTGAGGAGGGCACTCTTGAACGATTCGTAAGTCAAATCGATGTCACGAAAAACGTCCTTATCGATCGGAAATCCACGGTTAGTGATGTGATGGATCAACTGTTTGACGTAATGGAAGGCGATCTTGTCGATGTCCTCTTTACTGATCGTCTCAGGATCGATCCTGTCGCCGGGTGCCCTCTTGACGTTCGGATAGATGAGTACCGGGTCGTGTTTTTCGTCGGCTGTCATCAGATTCACTTTCATGTTTACCTCACCTATTTATCCGAACGGCAATGGGCCGTCTGGATTGGTCTTGACGGCAGTTTCCTTCGTCTTCTTCAACGCCTTCCCTTTTTTATCACCACCGTCCGGTGATAATTCACCAGTTTCTATCCTCCCCATTCGATCTGTGATGTCCCTCTGATATTCCCCCTCCCGTTCGATCAGAATGACCCTCATACCCTCGAAGATTGCCGCCTGACCCGTCGTTCCCGATCCTGCGAACGGATCGAGGATGGTACCTCCGGGAGGACAGACCAATCGACAGAGCCACCCCACTAAATCGACAGGCTTTACGGTATTATGAGACATACCAACCACCGTCTGAAATGTGTGCCTATTCTCGATAGTTATGTTCCAAACCTCACCATGATAATCCTGTTTCGTGACAGACTTCACACGACGGATAGAATAAACACACGAACCCCACTTAACAAAACGTGTCCTATTCTGTTTGCCTATCGGCCGCACGAACTTCCCGGAGTCGTGTTCAGCGTCGAAATAGATAGAAAAATAGACACCATGTTTAATTGGTCGGCCTCCGATATATGTGATCTTACCACCATCGTCGTAACGATAAACAGAAGCCCTCATACCCAACGATTCTGTTAGCAATGGTAACGTACTCGCGAGACGTAAAGACGCCGTCTTGGCACGGTATTTATTCCGCACCCGACAACCGTCTCCGGCAAGAAACCCAAGGAGAAATGCTCTGCGCTTTTCATCAGATTGTGCGAGGACTTCTGGTGAAACGTACTTATTACGTGCACCGCGCCCGCAAAGCGATACAAACCGATTAATGACGCCGGAAACAAATACGACGACGTTTATCGCACCACAGTTAGGCTTCTCATAAACCTTTACGTTACCGAACACACGACGCAGTGTTTCAACATGTTCGATTTCGTGTGCCGCAAGTGTGTATTGAGGAAAATCATTTCCACGCCCGTTTGTCAAAACTGTTCCTTCGGCCATCCACAGACCGGCTGCAAACCACCAATCGGCGCTTTCTTCGGTCGACACTTCCTGTAACGCCGCTACCGGCGTCATCAGATAATCTCCAACACCAATGCTATCGGCATTGATCCACGATGCCTCACCAACGCCTATTGTATCACTTACACGACCATTTGGTCGCCAAACGAGAAATGGATGGTTGTTCGTTGCCCTCGTGCGCAAGTTCGTTCCTGCAACACTGATCTCGAAGACTTGCGTGTTGCATGGTGACGGAAAACGATCGATGACACGGTGAAACTGCCCATCGTCCGCATATACCATCCGACCAACACCAATCGTCTCGATTGGCTCGTACCCGGCATCGGTCAAAACAAGTTCTCCCGGAGGCAAACACGGGTGTTTGCTCCCACACCGATCCGCCTTGCTGGCCTTGGATGAATAAAATAGGCGATGGTGTTCCGTCGACTCTCGTAGCCGCCCCGACATAGCGGCAAAATTTGTACTGCCTTCTTCAACGTATCTGGCGGTGGCCGATCGTTCGCCGTCACGCCCATTGAACGTCGCAAAGAAACGGGAGGCCGATCCTTCGTCGCCGTATTCAACGTTCGGTGTTCCGACCGGACGGGATTCCGTACCATAGGCGTTGGCACGATGACCTTTCGCCGTCGTCCTCTTGACGGCACCAGTCCCCGATTTGGTGTGGGGGAATATTTCGAGAACTTCGTCGGAACCGTCGTGGACGAGATTGGCTGGGAACCTTCCCACCGGGGAACTACCTACGACGGCATTTGGATCGATTGGAATACGACAGCCATCAATATTCAACGCCCCCGTTCCGTGTTCAAGGACATTTTCGGCGACGGTCCCTTCCGACAGGGGTTTACGGGCGAGGACGGCTGGTTCGACGGCGGGTTTCAGGGCCGTTCCAAATCCATCCCAACGCTTCGCCTCTTCGGTTGCCGGGACAGTCTTGTAATGAGACGCCTCTCTCTTTTTTTCGTCGTACATCCACGGACGGTCAAATCCGAACATCGATCCATTTTTGAAACCCATATGACCTTGCGTTTTACGCCCGACGAATTCTTCATGGCCGGGTTTAACGCCGACAACTTCACGCTCTGCACCGAATTTCTTGTCGATGGCCTTCGACACGTCCAACGATTTTGGCATCCCCTGTGCATAAACCCATGATACCATATCCCTGATCTCAAATCCGGCATCTTCGATGGAGATCGCCAGCCTATGGTATGTGCGCGTTCCAGCAAATGCGACGACGTGCCCGCCGGGTTTCAAAACGCGCAGAACTTCCACCCAGAATTCGTGGTTGTGGGCAACGTCGCCGTTGTCCCACGACATTCCCATAAAGCCTTTGTCGCCAATCCGCGTTCTTCCGAATGGTGTCTTAGGATCGTTCTTACGCGGTGAACCGCCACGCGAGTTTTGCGTGAGGGCATAAGGGGGATCGGTCACGACGGCGTCGATTGAATTGTCGGGCAGCGTCTTGATAACATCGACACAATCACCGCAATGGAGGACCGCCCGACCATCGAGAAATGATTTGGTTTCAGTCACTATTTTATTCTCTCATATGATTATGTGTTCTGATTTGATGAACGTGACGTCGGCCTCAGCAAGGCCGTTGATTTTCAGCCACATCTGAAAAACGTACTGGGCGTCCATCCCCATCGCCCCTTCGTTATGTGGGTCGAGTCGATATTTTCTCCCAGATCGTGTCGTGGCGATATTCCCATCAAGTTTCACGATCTTGGATGAAACTCGACCCTCACCGCAATAGCCGACGATATGGTGGTCCCCGGATGGTGTTCGAAAAACTTCCCAAGATGACATGGATGTTCGTGGTTCGTCGCGAACGCTGTCTGGCTTCCATATTCCCCCAAACTGTCTTTCAGTCACCATTTTTCTTTCTCCACATCAAACGAGTTGTCGGACACACAGGTTCGTAGCCAGCGGCAAGCAATTCTTCTTCGGTGGAAGAAGCGTCCATCAGATTTTTTATAACGTCGTGTGGCATCGGCTGAACACCGACCAACTCTTCGGCGATTCTAGATGGGATGGTTTTCGACACGGCGTTTAATACCTCATCATCTTTCTTTCGAAATTTCATCTCCATATCTCCTGATATAAAATGATGGACCATCCAATTGTCGGTATGATGACGGCCCCCAATAATACGATGCCGTAATTTTATCGTTCGATGGCAGTGTGACGACACCGATCAATGCAACGGAGACCCAACCCAATGCGACCATGACTCCGAAGACGGCACCTAACAATGCAAATAAGAACGTCAGGATGATGGGCATCAAAAATCCATGCACTTTTCACAGATCGTTCCAGTCACATCCTTGTTTAGGTTTGCCCGGCGAATGTCTTGAAATTTCTCCGAATGCCACGCTTCCATGAACGACATTTCGTTAAGATTTCCCATATCAAATCTGTTATCGTGTGAAAAACAACAGGCCGACAGCCTACCATCGAACGTGATGTGTCCCTCCGTCATAATAGACCAACACGGCAGAGGATCGCGGAGGGCGTCCTGCCTGCCGCGATTACCCTGAACGAATTTCCAATCTTCGTTATTGACGAGGGCCGCCTGATTATACAGGGGGAGGGCGTACACTTCGTCGAGGTATGGACGCAGGGCGTCGACGTACTCACCGATGCGTTCGCCCTGTTGACCGTCGTAATTGATGTACGAACCGAACAGCCCACACTTATATCCACCACGGTCACGAATTTCATGGGCGGCCTTCACGGAATCAGCGATCTTATGAAAGAGCGATCCCTTGACCTGTGCAATTTCCTTGAATTGTTCTTCGTCGGCGTAATTGAGGGAAAATTTGAGGGAGTCGAGACCGGCCTTAAAACACGCCTCTATCTTTTCTGGCGTCGATGCCGACCCGTTCGTCGTCAGAAACACGTAGGGGAAGCCGACGTCTTCCTTGGCGTAACGGATGGCTTCCGGCAACCAACTACACAGGAATGATTCCCCGAGGTAAAAGACGCCGAGTTCTTCGACGCCGGACTCACGCATTTCCTTAACGACCCTGCGGTAGAACGTCTGATCCATTTCGCCGACGGATCGCAACCTCTGTTGATGGGCGCAAAACGAACAGGAAAAATTGCACCGACCGGTCAATTCAATCTTCACCGATTTCGGTGCCGGTGGCGTCACCGACGCATATTCCGGGGTGATCCCGGTGATCGCATCGATCTTGTCTGTAATCGTGTATTTCATCTAAAATTCTCCATATAGAGACGGCCTTCGTGTCTCCCCGTGATGGCACATCTCATCAACACCACCAACGATCACACGAACCACGTCCAATATCTTATTATATTTACCGAAACCATCCACCACCATTCTATATATCGGTCTTGACCTGACGATGAACGGTCTGACCGACACCATCCTAGCCGATGACATCACACACCTCTTTCGCGAGATTATGGTAGGGGACGAGCACGACGTTCGATGCCCTGATGTCACGGATCGTTTTGATCCGTCTGGGGAGAACGATCTTAAACACCGTCGTCGGATTCTGACGGACGAACCAATTGAAATATTGAACGCGCCGTTTCGTATCCTCAAAAGAAGCCCGCGTCTCCGGTTTTCCCGGCATCAGATTGGACACCGACTCCCGACCTTCGATGATACAATCGAAACCGAAGACGTAGAGTGGGTTCAAATTCATGCGGATCGCGGCCTTCATTGCCAGCATCCCGGAATTTGACCTCGGAGTCTGAGTTCCGGCCGGAATGTCGCGTCCCGTCACCTCGCGCCAATACGACAGTTCTTCGTTTAACTCCTCCTCGGGGTCGAAGATCGACCGCTCTTTCGGCCAGCCGAACTCGCGCATTTCCTCACGACGATATTCCTCCATCGCGACGACGTAATCCGGGAGATCGTATTTGTGGAGATCGTTCTCTTTATAGACGGCGTTGCAGCCGATGACGACACCACGACCCCTCAAAAAAACGGGGTCGAAGTCTTCGCGCGTCTCGCCGTTACACAGGATGAATGCCGCCGTCATGACCACAGACTCCTGTAATATTTACCGAACAAGCGGAGGCCGTTTTGAATGCGGTCGTCGTGCCTTTTCACACCGTCACGATCGACGACGGGTTCCCGCTTCCACTTGAGTTCCCACCCTTCATCAGTTTGACCGCTATCGAAATCAATTTCACCACACTCAATGTGAAATTGATCCTCACCACAGTCATCGGTCGCCAATTGTTCGAACGTCCAGATGATCTCGTCAATGACGTAGTCCCACCGGACGTGAAAAAACTCGTCCGTGTCGTATTCATTTTCAACGGGAGGGGCGGCCGTTTTCCTGATATTTTCCGGAACGTCTTCATCGTCGACGTATGGAGACCCGTGTTTCTCCTCCTTCAATTGTCGAAGGAGAGGGAGTACGATCAACGCGAGCGTGTGATCCATACCCCAAGTGTCCCACGGATCGATCCTTATTTTTATGGTGCGTTTCCGACGGCCGTGAACCCAGTTCAGGAATTTGTCGATGCGCCCACCCTTCATATAATCGAAAATCACGTCCCTCGTCCGTTCCGGGACGCCGATAAATTTAAGGAGACCGATGATCTGCCACGGTCCCCAAAAATTCAAATATCGTCCAATTTTCACGCGCATGTCATCACCAAAAAACATGGGGGCCATCGCCCCCATGAAATTTATCCTGTCTTCTTTTTAACCGTTTTCTTGGCCTTGTCAATTACCTGATCGGCGCTATTCGCGGCCGTGTCGGCAACCTTTCCAAAAAGTTTCGGCCAATTGTGATAGACGGCGATGGCGATACCGGCACCGACGACGACCCACAGTGTGATCCAAATGACTTCCATGATGTCCTCCTTGTCACATATTTATCGGTTCCCAGTAGGAACCTTCCTGACCCGTTTCATCATTATTTTTCCATCGACCGAAGCAGGGATTCCCACTGGACGATCCTCGTCGCCCAATTGTATTTCAACCGGACGTACCGCTGTGCGGCGATCATGTTGTTAACGAGCGTCTGATTACGACACTTCTGAATGGCGTCCGCCAGATTCGCGGCGAAAATATTGGCGTGATTGTTCGGATTCTCGTGAAATCGATACATCCAGCCGAAGCCACCGAGGGTTTCCGGCAACGCCCCATAATCCGACGACACGACGAGGGTCCCCGCCGACATCGCCTCGATCGCCGCGAGGCATGATGTTTCCTCCCAACAACTTGGAAATGCGAAGATGTGCGCCCTCTTCAAATACTCACGCACCTCGTCGTTCGGTTTCGTCCCATGATATTCGATCTGCGGGTGCGCCCGACAACGTTCGAACAATTCGGCGTATGGTTCGTCGCGGTTCTCCCATCCGTAGATCGAGAACGACGAGAACACGTCGAGGTGAACGTTCGGATTCGTTTCGGCTATCTTCTCAAATACAGGAACGAGAATTTCGAGACCCCTGTGCGGGGTCGTGTGGTATATTAGGTTTACCCGATCCGTCGGCTTATCCGCCGGATTGCAGTCGATCGGATCGATGGCGTTTTCCAAAACGATGGATTCCGAATAGGGGACGCCGTGCGTCAAGTGGTATCCCTGAAACTGATGGTTCGACACGAAGACCAGCTTCTCGAACCGCCAACGTGATGTGGGGTCCGCCAGATGTTCCGACTCCGGGTCCGACGCCAGATCGTGGAGCCAGAGGATTTTCTTTTTTTTGTCGTCGAGGTCGCGCACACGCGAACAGACGATCTGCCACCGATCCTTCACATCCGTCGGCAGACGTTCCATCAGCGTTCGGAACATCCTCTCGGTTCCGCCGTTGGATTTTTCATAGATGCCGTTTTCGTTCGGGCTGTCGTCGACGAACGTGTACTTCATTCCCAAAACTCCAACGTTCCGTTCCACTTTTTTTCAATCGCCTCGATGACCGCAGGTTTGACGACGGCCCAATCGAGGCCGCCGAGACCGCACCCAACCTTTGGCATGGCCACACCACCGACACCACCGATCGTCAACAGTTCTGCGGCGATGTCCGCAGAACGGACGACCCACGACAATTCTGATTTCCTACTGGGGACGATCTTCGTCGGGAACATGAGGATCGTCTTGTCTCCGCCCCATATCGTCCGTTGATAGAGCATCGGCCGAATCAGTTCCTTATCGATAAATGAATTGCGGGCGAACAACCGTGACTCCTCATTGAAGGCGTCACATTGCTTTGGGTAGCGCCTCTTGAAAGCGAGGGCCAGACCAGCACCCATAATCCCGACGGAGTTAACCGGGTTCGTGATGCACTCAAGGTCGGTGGTAAACATGTCACCACGGCGTTCGACGACGATCATGTGTGCACAATGTGGTTCATTTTCACACATTCATATCGAACGTAATATGCAAGATGCGCCTCTTCATTTTATTTGACCTCCACAATGACGGCAATGAACGCCGCGACCACAACCACGAAAAACACCATGAGGATCATTTCCGTTGACATTTCATTCTCCCACTTTCCTTTTCCAGACGTCGGCCACCCACATTCGAAAATGATACATTGGAACTATGACTCCATACATCACCACCATCATCATGACTAATGCGACGACGATCGTCGCATAGATGGGAAAACTGATCGGAGCCGTCAGAAGAAACGCCCTGCGCCACGGCAGGGACCAAGATTTCGGAGAGATAAATTTGTCCACGTCGCCCTCAATAAAAAAGAAGGGGGATCATACCCCCCTTCTTCAAATATTGCAAGTTACCCCGGAAGACGATAGTCGAGGGCCGCCCTGTGTTGAGGGACCTCCCGCCATCCCCCACGACCGGGGTTCCAGATGTAGACGACGCCGTTCTCCACACGAGAAACGATGGCGACGTGCCCGCTCTTCGAACGCGGTCCCCCGCGATGATAGACGGCGACGGCACCCGGCGTCGGACTGGTTGAACGCCCCCAATTGAGGAACGATTTTGCCATGGCCGATCCCGTCCCCTGAATCCCCCTGCGGGCGAGTTCAGCGTTGACGTTCACAGCACAAACGAGCCTTCCACCGATGTACCGCGCCGGTTGACTGATCCCTGCGGTGGCCCAACTCACGGTGTCACGAATCTGCCGACCTCTCGGTCCGATCCTCTCCATAGGATAGGATGAAGGATACGTCCTTCCAGTTTCGTACTCTGCGCTCGGTGTGATAACGACAGTGTTTACCGCCGCCCTCTTTCCGTGACGAACGCGAACCTGCGCTTGCGCCGTCGTTCCCTGTGATCCGAAGACCGCAGAGAAGATGTTCGGAGTCTCAACGACACGGCGTTGCCGTGCGGTCGCCTCATGATGAGAGGCGACCAGAGTCAAGAGACCGATCACCACGATGAGTGGTCGTGATACTTTCATGTCTTCTCCTTAGTTTGCCAATTGGCATCGTCTATTTAATATAATAAAGGAAGTCAACTGTTGAAAAATGACATGATTATAGATGCAACAATGCGAATCGTTGCCAACAACCTCGAACAATTGGGGTGTGTCGTCAAAAAATATGACCATCGGTGTGTGGTTTTCACATATCGATGGTTGACGTTCGAACTCCACATCACACCGTGGGAAGACAAAATCATCGCCTCTGTTTACACAGAGGGGCAGACCGCGTTGATACGAAATTCAATTGAAGAAAGTGGAAGGTGGTGGATCGGATCGCCGACGGTCATCGCCGCAGATGCAATCAGAAGCATTCGGTTATGGTGGCAGGACTGAAAGATCGACGATCGCCACGTCTACAGTCCTGTTCGAACGCAAGGCTTTCAGCACTTGGTCGCGACCCTCTCGCCATTCACCGTCGACGATGGCGATCTTGATCGTCTCGTCATCGATGGCTTCATCGATCTCCATCGTCGTTCCGACGACTCCGATCAAAACCCAAAAATCGATTCGCCCCTCTACGTTCTTCCAATATCCCCATCTTCCGTCGCGCTCCACGATCGTCAAATCGGGGACGACTCGCTGCATCCACTCGTTCAACGTTCCGGTGCCGTAAATCGATCGCCACTTTCGTTTTTCGACGGTCCACCCTTTCGCCCGCAGATGGGCGGCGCGCGTCTCTTCGTCCATGTCCCTCAATTCCGGGACGTAATCAAGGAGCGGTCGATCATTCAAAAAATGCCAGTCTCCCAACCATTCGACGGCGAGCGTCTTGCCGGACCATTCACGTTCGAGCGTTTCAGTCACGTCGACGAACGTCGTCCTCTCATCATCGGGATCATCGGAAATCAAAAATTTTCGCATCGCAGATGCGATCGTCTTCGAGCCATGGGGGAGGACGACGGCGGCCCGCGCGTTCACAGTCGCCATTCTATCCTCCCCGTTTTCAACGCAGCGTTAACGCGAGAGAACGGCCGCGATCCGAAGAAACCACGATGTGCGCTCAACGGTGATGGGTGTGGTGATTCGATGATAGGATGCCATGGTGGAATGGACGATTTGAATTCCCCCGCGTGGTTCCCCCATAGAACCCAAACGACGTCATCGTTCTCGGACACGGCGGCAATGATCTCTGCGATGAGCGATCTCCACCCCAAATCCTTGTGCGATCCCGGAGACCCGGCCTCCACGGTCAACGCCGTGTTCAAAAGAAGGACCCCCTGTTTCGCCCACGGCGTCAGATCGCCGGTCGTCGGCTCAGGACAGCCGACGTCATCGACGAGTTCCTTGAAGATATTCATCAGCGATGGTGGTGGTTTCTGGCCGGGATTGACCGAGAACGCCAGACCATTGGCGACGCCCGGCGTATGATAGGGGTCTTGTCCGATGATCACGACGCGCGTCTCCGCCGGTTTGAAGAAAGAGAGGGCCGCAAAAATACGATCAGGTTCGGGCAGAATGATCTTGCCGGTCTCCTGCCGTCGCCGCAATTCATCGACGATCCCCGGAAGACGTTCCTTGAAGAAGGGGAGGTCGGTCCAACGGTCGATCATATGACGCCATTGATGACGATGATCTCCGACGGAACGTCGGCAAACTTGACGTTATTGTACATCGTGATGGCAACGTCGAGGGCCACGGCCGGATCGGAAAACAGACGACCCTCGTCCAGCAATTTGTCGGCGACGTCATCTTCGGCGATCCGATTATCAACGTCGGTTCGCTCGCCCACGACTTCGATGACGCCGAACTTATCGTTGATCGGAGTTATGACTATCCACCGCATCTCGTCAACCAAGTTTCGGCCTCGTCGAGGACTGGACGCAATTCAACGTCACATCCTGACGTTTCAAGAGACGACCATCGTACAAGATGGTCCCCTTCTCGAAAGCCTCATCCACCTTCATGGCTATGCGCGGGAGGTTCGACGTACATTCAGCGAGCGTGAATGGAACCGGCCCCCACGCACCGACGGTCTTCCCCATGATGACGGCGATGATCCAGACTTCAATCACCGGCCCTCTCCTTCTCAAGGCGGGCCTTGGCCCGTTGAAAAAACACCCTGATCTCTCGACTCTGTTGCCGACACTTCGACAACGTAGCCTGCATCGTGAGGATGACGTGACCGACCTCGGCGTCCGTCATCGTATCGACATTGGGGACGGCGATCTTCGCGTCGGCACAGGACGTCGTGATGGGTGGTGGTGTGAGTGGAACGAATTGTGTCTTCGTGACCGTCTTCGTCGTTTCACAGCCACCGAGAATGGCGGCGACGCTGGCGACCGCGAGAAATTTAATTGCCGGACGAACTCTCCGCATCGCGAACTCTCCTCATAATCTCTTTGATGTAATCGGACGCCATATTACCAGCGTCCTTCCGCTTTGCCAACTGAAATTCCGCCTCGGAGAGGGCCGTCTCGACGTCCCTCTGCTTCTTCGCGATTTCCTCGATCGAACGATCACGTTCGGCCGCGAGGTCCTTCAACAGGACCATTTCTTTTTCTTTGTCGGCGATCGTCTGTTCGAGTTGTGCGTTCTCGATCTTCAAACGTCCGTTCTGCTGTATGAGAGTTTTAAGCTGCCACCACGCACCACCGGCAAGTGCAACGACGACGGCCCCGGCGATGACCTTCGCCCAAATACTCGCGAACAATCCGGCGAACATGGTGATCTCCTTTTAACTGATGCAGACCGTTCCCACGCCAGAAAAGCCGATGGCTCTTGCGGCACCTGTACTCAGATCGATGTGTCGACCGCGAATGAACGGGCCACGATCGTTGATCCTGACGACGACACTCCTTCCAGTACGCGGGTTCGTGACGGTCACACGCGATCCGAACGGCATCGTCCTGTGGGCGGCCGTCAAACCATGGGGATTGAACCGTTCGCCGGACGCCGTGCGGGTGCCACTCTCTGAACCATAATGCGATGCGACGACCTTGTTGCAGCCGAAGGCGACGGCATTAGCCTCTCCGATCCCGAATGAACAGGCGAAGGCGAAGGCGAAACTCGCGATGATCTTTTTCAATTCTCACTCCACTCCGTTGAATACGAAACGTCCTGTCCACCGCGTCCCCGCAGGATCATCGTGGAGGTCGTCCTCTTTGGATTAAAATATTTGGTGACGACGTCTTCGACGACATCCCCATCGAAATCCTTGCACGAATGGACGTTGAGATAAATCTCTCCGGTCGCATCGACGAAATGTGCAGTGATGGCGCTCGTCTCGATGGCCTGAAAAAGTGTGAACCCGCCCTTGGACGGATCGTGGGTGGCGAAGTGTTCGATCCACGGATCACCGTATGCCTTCATGTCGATCCGTTCGACGAGTTCCTTCGTGAACGCCGCTACGTTATCCCGTGATGTGATCTTGTCAACGTCCGCGCCGTCACATGCGACGAGCAGTTCATATCCCCAGTAATCCATCGATCTCTCCGTCAGTTCATTTTACGAAGGAAGAACGTCGCATCGGCGTCCACGTTCATCTTGTTCTTCACGGTGTCCCCCAGTGTGAGGGACCGCTTATTTATCCGACGGCGCGGGTGATACCACCCGGAATCGTAGAACGTCAACGTCCTGTCCGTCGTCGTGATGGCCACCGTCCAATGGGCCACCGGATTGTTGAGGCCGACGATCGCCACGGTGTTCCCGACGGACATCTCGTTTTCAAGGTGTGAGAGCCAGTCGTTGATCCTCACGAACGAACCGCTCGGCGGCCTGAACCAGACGATCTCCGCCCCGTAGATGATGTTCGCCGCCTCGACGGCAGTTTCCATGATTTTCTTCATGTCGGTCATCGTCAGACCGTCGATCATGACGCCGGGAAATTTTTCAGCGATGGTGAGGACCATTTTCTTGAAAATTTTCCTCGCACCCGGCTTGTCCATATTCGGGATGTTCAAAGACGTGAGACCGTTGATGATGGCGTAAAAGCCGCACAACGCATCGAAGTGCCCCTGTTCATATGGATCGCCGTTCGCCATCCTTTATTTAGGGGGGTCCGTACAGGGGCGGATCAAATCTGGGGACCCATTTGTTCGCCTCCGTCAGTACGGCGATGGTCCCGTCATCTCTGTGGAACGTCATTTCCGACGGTCCCCCACTGACGACGGCGAACCCGAGTTTCGGCAAATATCCGACATAAAAGTGGCGGTTTTCCTCAAGCTGTTTGACGAGAACTTCGCCATTTTGCCGAGAGTCGCGGTTGCTAGCGGCCTGAACAAGCACTCGCTCGCGGGCGGGACCGTTCAGGCCAGAACCGAACCCCTCGGCGGTAGGGAAGACCGTCGCATCAGGGTTCGACTTGCGGGCGTAGTCGTACATCGCGGCTTCCAACTCGAAGGCCAAGTCGGTTGCACTTGCCTTAAGGCCCAGTGCGCGCAGTTCTCGCATCAGGTCGTCGCACGCATTTCCGATCACTTCGTTCAGTGCCTTGGCTTGGTCGTAACAACCTTCAGGCGCTTCTTCTGCGCATTGTTTGAAGTGCCCAAGAGCGGTGAGAAGACTTCTGTTCATGGCGTCGTTCCTTTCGGGTGTCGGGTTGGTGAAACACATCAAAATCCGGTTTCATAGTAGCGCAACGCCGCAGCGTGGCACCGTCCTCACCCGGATCACACATACATGATGATTGACATATCGCCCCTCCACCTTGAAAACACCACGTCAGATCACCATACAGGAAATTTCATTAAAGTCAAGAACCAATTTCGTCAATGACCACGGCTATCGACACATCCCGACGAACGACGAAATACTTACAAAAGACACCGTTCGGCATTTTCCTAACGTCCATTTTCACGGATTTCATGAAGGCTTCCAATCCTTTGGATCGATGTGACGAACGGGTGACGCAGGACCAAACGTTCCAAGTTTACGATCATTGTACTTCCGTTGTTTTTCCGAAGACCATTTCGTGAGACCGACGTGTCTTCCAATGGAAGTTGATCCTTTCATGGATTTTGAAATCTTACGTAAACGTGATTTTTTCATGATGTTTCCTTTCACGGCAAATGTAAATCGAGATTGAAAAAAATCAACCTTTACTTCGTTCACGATTTGTTCTCATTCATGATGGTAATTCTGTTCACGTTTTGTTCTCATTTTTCATCAAAATAACTTTGTTCACGATTTGTTCGCGTCAAACACTCTTAATGGATTCAATGAACTCTTTGATTCTGCTGGCGATCATCGGTGGTGGGTCTCTAGGTAGCGGACATCCCACGGACCACAGAGTGATCACGTCGGACGTCCGCTAACCTAGGGGCATCATCGTATGGAGCCGCTCTAGCATCCCGTCCGTCGATCCCCGGCGAAATGTCACTGACTGCTATCGGTGAGTAGATCGCTCACCGGGACGGCATGGGCCTTCAGCTTTCGCGCGCCCTTCCCGTTTATCCGTCCTTCCCACAGTACGGGAGAGATCATCACCGCTGTCGTTGTCCGTAATCCCCGACCAGTGATGACGACGTTCGACACTGGAACCATTAATCCCGGAGGATGGTGCAGTGGCGTTCGCCTTTCGAATCGAGCCTCCTTAGACCCGTCGATCTGACTCGTATTTAGTCGGATTTTATTCCCATGTCAACACCCCTTTAATAAATAATCGAGAGGTGGATCATGGCACTGCAATTCAGCTTATCTTCCAATGTCTTACGTTCCGCGTGGCCTAAGGCGTCCGCAGAATTGATCGACGGTTTCGTCGAAAAATACGAGGACATCTTCTCCCGTTACGGCATCACCACGTGGATTCGCGCCGTCCATTTCATGGCTCAGATTTCCCACGAATCGAACGGGGGGACCGTCACCAAGGAATCCCTGTATTACACGACGCCGGGGAGACTGCAACAGGTGTGGCCGTCGCGATTTCCGACGACGGCATCCGCCCTGCCATACGTTCGTAACGAACGGGCACTGGCATCGAAGGTGTATAACGGGCGCATGGGGAACGTGCCGGGCACCGAAGACGGATACACGTATCGGGGGAGGGGCCTCCTGCAATTGACCGGACGGGAATCATACCGGAAGATCGGGGACAAGATCGGCGTCGATCTGATCGCCGATCCGGACAAGGTTTTCGATCCTGCCGTGGCCCTCGAAATCGCCGCCTGTGAATTTCGCGACCTCAATACTCTGCCGTTCTGTGACCGTGACGATCTTCGTGGCGTCACCCACCACGTCAATGGCGGGCTTACGGGCCTCACTGATCGCGCCAATTGGTTGGCAAGGTGGAAGCGCATCCTTCCGAAAGACGCACCCACGGCCTCCCCTGTGGCTTTGGCGGGGGTATCCAAGAAAAAGGCATCTCCGGGGGTCACGGTCAACGAGGTTGGCGTGGTCAGCCAGCCCGAGCCTGACGGGCTGAAATACGGTGACAATGATTGGAAGGTTAAGGCCCTCCAGCAGCGGTTGACGGACCTCAATTACTTCGTCGGGTCCGTGGACGGTGATTTCGGCCCATCGACGCGGGCTGCGGTCCTCGCCTTTCAGGCGGACAATGCCCTACCGACGACCGGCGTGGTCGATGCCGCCACGGAGGCGGCACTCGCGACCGCACCGCCGAAACCGGTTTCAGAGGCCCGGCAGAACAAGACGGTCGACGATCTGGCGAAATCCGGTTCCGCGACGGCCCAGACGTCGTTCTCGATCTCCCGGTGGGCGAAGGTCATTCTCGGCGTCGGTGCGGCCGGTGCGGCGGACAATACCGGCCTCATCGAATCGGCGAAATCCGTCACGGACAATTACGAGACGGTCAAGGGGATCATGGAAACTTTACAAGAGGCGATCACATGGGGACACGAACACATTTGGCTGGTCCTCGTTTTCGTGGCCATTTTCCTCATGTGGCAGGCGCGAAAGATCGCCATCGCCCGGTTGATGGACGCCCGAGACGGGGCGAATCTCCGTCGTTGATTTGACAGTGGCGGTCGGACCGTTTATGAGGGCACCCTCGTTTCGGAGGCCCCATGACCATTTTCGAATCATCTGCAATGGCGACGTTCGATCGGTGCATAAATGGATAGTACGATCGATTTTATTTCCGGGTTGATCGTCGGGTTCGTCGTCGAACACATTCATCTGTCCATCGTCGGGCGGGTGAATTATCTCATGAAAATGGGGTCAATGGTCAGTGGAATCATCTTGTCCTTCCTCATTATGAAAACATTGGGGGCGACCGGCGTCTATCATGCGCCGTTCAACGTCGCCGCCTTCCTCTCCGGCAATCTCGTCTTTCCGTTGATATGGCTCCTGCGTGTGAGGATCGTATGATGGTGTTTTTCCATGAGGACGGTAGGAGGGACGTCGGTTTCTTCCTGCGCCAGCATCGAGCAGGATGATGACGAATCTGGGGGCGTTATGGAAAAACAGGGTGCGGGGGTCGATCGTCGGTCTCGCAGTCGGCGATGCCCTCGGGGCACCACTGGAATTTTCGAAACGGGATTCCGTCCCCTTGGTGACGGATATGATCGGCGGTGGTCCATTCAATCTTGCCCCCGGAGAGTGGACCGACGATACGTCGATGGCCCTCTGCCTGATGGATTCCATGATTGCAAATGGTGGGTTCGACGGTCGTGACGTCATCGACGGTTTCCTGCGTTGGCGTGATCACGGCGAGAACAGTGTCACCGGCCGGTGTTTCGACATCGGCGGGGCGACGGCCGAAGGATTGCGTTATTTCGAACGGACCGGAAAATTCATCGGTGAGGGATCGCCGAACGATTCGTCCAACGGAAACGGATCGCTCATGCGGGTCGCCCCGGTCATCGCTTTTCCCGATGGACGAAAACTGGCCGTCCGACAAAGCCACCTGACGCACGCCGGTCACACTGCGGCTGTGTGTTGTGAGACGTTCGTTGGCCTGCTGATGTGGTGCACGACGGCCGACGATCCGACGAAATTTCCAGTTTTCTTTCCGTGGTCGAAAACGATCATCGAAAGAGATCGTGGTTCGATTCAATCCGACGGGTATTCTCTCCACACGATGGATGCGGCGATCTGGGCCGTGGGAAATTCCCGTTCGTTCGAGGACGCCCTGATCAAGGCCGTCAATCTTGCCGACGATTCCGATACGGTCGGTGCCGTCACCGGTCAACTTGCCGGGGTCGTGTGGGGGTACGATTCGATCCCGAGTCGTTGGCTCGATAAACTGGCGTGGCGGGACGACATCGTCGATCGCGTCGATCGTCTCATTGCAGTCGCAGGAGGGAATGATGTTAGACTTGGTTAAACGAACCATCGAATGGCGGGGTGATCGTTGCGTCGTGACGGTATCGTCACCGTTCGTAACCGTCCCTGAGACCGTCACGCTCACGGTCGATCAGGCGAAGCGTTTCGTCGACTGGGAACGAACTGGGATCAAAATTCAAGACGCCCTCCCAGACTTGACGGACGACGATCGGGAGATCATCCTCACCGGAATCGGACCCGCCAAGTGGGAGGAGATGTTCGGGGAAGATGACGATGATTGAACGGCTGCAAGATGAACTGAGGGCGGCGTGGGACCGCTGCGATCATCTCGTCGAGGAGAACCGGCGGTTGCGTGCCGCCGTTAGAAAATACAGGGCGAAGGATCGCGGTAACGGGATTCGTCGGAGGGCCTTCGAGGGTTCGTTGTTGGTGGAACGGGTGGAACACGGCCGTCGAGAACTGGCAAAATGAGGCGCAAAAACTGATCGGATCAATATTTTGTAAGGGCTATTTTTGACGAAATTGGTTCTTGACTTTAATGAAATTTCCTGTATGGTGATCTGAGTTTTTAATGCCTAGGCGAAGGATCGCGGTAACGGGATTCGTCGGAGGGCCTTCGAGGGTTGGTGGAACATGCACGACATTAAAAAGATACGAAAATTCCCGGCGGCCTTCGACGATGCAATGCGGCGTCGTGGGATCGATCCCATTGCGGACACTCTCATCGTCAAGGATGATTTGCGGCGGGGTCTCATTTTAGAATATGAAAAGGTTCGCGCCGAATGTCGGGGAACAACGGACCATGAAGTTCTTCGTCGTCGGCGCGAAGAACTCAGGAACTTTGAGCGTGATATTGATGTGGCGACCGATGACGTTCGGAATGCGATGGCCGCGATCCCAAATTTACCGGCCGACGAGACGCCAGAAAATCTCGTCGTCGTCAGGAACGTCGGCGAACCGACGAAATTTGATTTCCCAGTGAAGGATCACGTTGAACTTTTAGGCGCTGACTATCGTGCGGAAACGGCGACTAAGTTAGCTGGGGCGCGTTTGCCGATGTTGACGGGTCCCGCCGCCAGACTTGAGAGGGCGCTCGGGCAATTTGCCCTCGATCGTTTTGTTAATTTTGGGTTTCTAGAAGTATATCCTCCGTTCATCGTAAATGAATGTGCGATGTTCGGCACAGGACAACTGCCGAAATTTGCGGACGATCTGTTTACCACCACTGACGGAAGATGGTTGATTCCGACGGCCGAAGTTCCGTTGACGAACGTGGTGATGGGGGACATTATCGACGCGGCGGAACTGCCGTTGCGTTTCACGGCGTTGACCCCATGTTTTCGTGCGGAGGCCGGGGCCGCCGGGAGGGATACCCGTGGATTGATGCGCAATCATCAATTCAACAAAGTGGAGGCCGTCGCTATCACGACGCCGGAAAATGTTGACGTCAGACTCCATGAGATTTTGTGGACGACCGAAGGTATCCTTCGCGACCTTCGAATACCGTACAGGGTGGTTGAGTTACCGGCCAACGATCTTGGATTCGCGGCTCGACGGACGTTCGACATCGAAGCGTGGTTCCCCGGTCAGGGACGGTATCGTGAGGTCGGGAGCATTACCGATTGTGGGGATTTTCAAGCGCGTCGAATGAACGGACGGTTCAAACGTAAAATTGGAAAACCTGAGTTTCTGCGGACGATCAACGGCACGGGTATGGCAACCGGTAGGGTTCTCGCTGCGGCCGTCGAGAACTGGCAAAATGAGGACGGTACGTACACCGTTCCGGAGGGGGTATTTCGATGACACAAACCAAATCAAAGCGCCCAATTGGGGTCGATCTATTCTCGGGCGCGGGCGGCATGAGCTTGGGCTTCGAGCAGGCGGGCTTTGATGTTCGCGCCGCCGTGGAGATCGACCCGATCCACGCGGCTATTCACAAGTTTAACTTCCCTGATTGTGCGGTGCTGGCTCGATCGGTCGTCGGCTTGACTGGCGACCAGATACGCAAGGCGGCGAGCATCAAAGGCCGCGACGTTGATGTGGTATTTGGCGGAGCGCCTTGCCAAGGGTTCTCGCTTATCGGTCAACGCGCGATCGATGACCCGCGAAACTCGCTCGTCAAAGAGTTCGTCCGCATCGTCAAGGAGTTGGACGCCAGATACTTTGTCTTCGAGAACGTCAAGGGCCTGACCGTAGGCAAGCACAAGCGGTTCCTTGAAGAGATCATCGAAGCCTTCGAGACAAGCGGCTATCAGGTCCGTTGGCGCGTGCTGAATGCCGCAGACTATGGGGTGCCGCAACACCGCGAGCGTCTAATCCTGTTAGGCGCGAAGAATGGGATACCGCTTCCGAGTTACCCGACACCGACCCACTACCCAGCAGGCAAGGGCGAAAACAAACTCCTGTTGGCGGGGCCTTCCTGCAAGGATGCCCTTGGCGATCTGCCCGAGCCAGAGGACTACCCCGAACTGGAAGTGATTGATGCCGTATCCACGAACCGATGGGGCAAGCCTAGCCCGTATGCGGCTTCGCTACGTTGCGAGACGGCGGCGGATTGGCACTTCGGATACAGGCGTAAATGGAAAGGGTCGCTGCTCACTTCGAGCATGAGAACCGATCACACGGAGATTTCGCGGCGGCGCTTCGCCGAGACGGCGGGCGGAGATGTGGAACCGATTTCGCGCTTTTTCAGGCTTCCAGAGGGCGGAATCTCAAACACGTTGCGGGCAGGGACGGACAGTGCACGCGGCGCGTTCACCAGCCCGCGACCGATCCACTATGCATCGCCTCGATGCGTCACCGTTCGTGAAATGGCCCGCCTTCACGGCTTCCCCGATTGGTTCCGCTTTCACGTGACCAAATGGCATGGGGCACGTCAGATCGGTAACGCCGTGCCGCCGCCGCTTGCACGTGTGGTTGCAACGGCGGTCATGTCTTCCATAGGATACAAGCCCACGAGACAGACGACAGCGCTCGATCTCGGCGACGAAAAGCTGCTTTCGATCGGCATGGCAGAAGCCGCCGCCTATTGGGACGTGCCAGTGGTCATTGGTCGTCGCGACAAGAAAAGTGGCACGAAGAAACGGAAACAAGAAATGATCGAGGCGGAGCGTCGCGCCGCCGACAAGACCCGACAAGCGCCAGTCGGGTATGATCTGGAAAAGAGGACTCGATGAATGATGACGGTACTCCGTTCCGGAGGGGAGTCGATGACGCAAAAACTGATCCTCGTTCGTGGTCTGCCGGGGAGCGGCAAATCCACGCTCGCGGCGATGCTTCCGGGGACCCACGTCGAGGCTGACGATTTTTTCATCGTGAACGGTGAATACAAATTCGACGGCAGTCGGATCGGTGAAGCGCATGGGTGGTGTCTGTCGAAATGCCGGGAGGCGCTGGAGCGCGGTGAGGACGTCGTCGTGTCAAACACCTTCACCAGACTGTGGGAAATGCGGCCGTACATCGATGCAGCAACGGAGTTCGGTATTGTTCCGTTCATCGTGATGTGTGAAAATTCATTCGGGTCGATTCACGTTGGCGATGATGTGATCGAAAGGATGCGGGCACGGTGGGAAACGTTCAAATGAGGAACGTCTGGTTTACGGCAGATACACATTTTGGTCACGCACGGATCATCGATCTGTGTGGTCGTCCATTTTCGTCCGTTCATGACATGAACGAGGCGATGATCGATCGGTGGAATGCGATCGTCTCTCCGAGGGACGTGGTGTGGCATCTTGGTGATTTTGCGTTCGCCGATCATCAGAAATATTTCAGTCGATTGAACGGTGAGAAACATCTGATTCGCGGGAACCACGATCAACGCGGGCGTATGAAGAGCGCAAAATGGCAGTCTGTGTCTGATTTGAAGGAAGTGACCGTCAATGACAGTACGGTCGTCCTCTGTCATTATGCCCTTAGGACGTGGAACAGAGCGCACTACGGTTCCATCCATTTGTACGGCCATTCGCACGGCAAATTGCCGCCGACGTTCAACAGTCTTGACGTTGGCGTCGATTGTTGGCAATATGCGCCCGTTTCTTTGGAAGAAGTTCAAAAGAGGTTATCCGCTCACGTCGATGTGCCAGCATCGGTGTGAACGATCGAGTATGATCTGGCGAAGAGGACTTGATGATGGCCGATGATAATGTTGAAAATCTCGACGTCACTCGATCCGGCGGTCATTCTCCGGACGACCAATCAACGTCGTTACGACGAAATTAAGGATTTTCAGACGGTCGAAGAAATTTCGACAGACGCAGATTTTTCCGAAACGAACGTGATCAACATCCTCGATCATTTGAAAACACGGGAACCCGTCACGGATCGTGATGACGTTGAGGCGCTTTTGAAATCCTTCGGATAGGGAAGACCATGATGGTTGAAATCGTTAATATCACTGACGAGGAAGATGGTGGTGCGATCATTTCGTTCGATTTAACGAACGAAGAATTAAAAAGGTTCGCCGAGATCGGAATTCTGGCGGCGCTCATGGATGCCGCCATGGAGGTGATCACAGACAAACCATATTTGATATTTGAAGTTATCAGTGGGGAGAAGAAATTCATCGCCGAAACTGAAAATTATGAAGATGCCCGTAAGATCGCCAAAAAATTGTATTCGACGTTTCACAAGGATTCCAAACTCGTGATCGTCAAAATCATCGATGAAATCACGTCCCCGGTTTCTGGTTCCTCTGAGTGATGCGGTGATCTCGATTGACGATGGTGACTGATCCGAAATTCACTGAAACCCATCTGTCGAAGAGCCTCTCATAGGGATTGCAGATGAAGTGGACGCGGGCGCGCAACTGATATTCTCCGGGAGGGACGTTGGGTATCTCCAACGTTATTCCAACTGGTGTTGAATTTTTCGCCATCCTCGTCGTCCGTTCTTCTCCGATGGCCGTCTCCACACCATTACCGACGATCTGTACGATCGTGTTATAAAAACACGATCGACGATCTGTAATTTCGTAAAAAATGGAGATCGCCTCACCGGCCGATATTTCAGCCGGAGTCGAAGATGCGTTCTTTTGAATGGGGACAGACGTGACGGATTCCACCCCCCAGTAGACGAACGCAGCCAATGCGATATATAATGGACATAAGAGGACGAATGGGACCGAATTGCGTTTCACGAAATTCATGACCACACTCCTTTAATGAATGTTTTTGTTGACCAGCGAGATGATCATTCCACCGACCGCGAGTAACAGGAATGACACGACCCCATACACCAACTTTTTGACGGGTTCGAACTCGACCTTTTTCGTGTATCCGTCATCGATTTCTTTGCGAAGAGACTTGTGGGTATCCTTGATTTCGTCGATCTCATTTTTGTGGGTCTTCGACATTTCGTCGAATTTTCCACGCACCTCCGTGCGCATCTGGTCGATGTTGTCACGAATGGCCTTGGTTCGCTCGTCCAGACCAGATAAATGGGAAAGGACGTCCCTCACGAATTCGTCGATGTTGTTAGCCATACATTTCCCGCCTCGGTTTCGATGATTTATTTATTCAACCGAGCAATTTAGTGAAAATCTCATGAACGAGTTACACTACATTACAATGTTGTCGACCGGGTTGCGGAATTTTCGCCGTCGCGGGCGGCTGTTTAATTTTTCTTGCCCGATCTGTGGGGATTCCAACACCAATCGGTTGAAGGCCAGAGGATACCTTTTCGAACGTCAGCGGGAGTATTTTTTCAAGTGTCACAACTGCGGGGCGTCGATGTCTTTCGGTAGGTTCCTGCGTGAGGTTAATCCCCATCTATGGTCACAGTGGAACGCCGAAAAGTTCCTAAAATCAGAACGGCCTGAGGATCATTCTCACAGGACGGTCGTCAAGTTGACTTCCGGCAATCCCACACTTTCGTCGATCATGTCGTCGATCGATCTTATGCCGACATCTTCTGAGGTCGTCCGGTACATTGCCGGAAGAAAAATTCCCGAGGACCGATGGGCCAACATTTTTTTCACCGAAAATATCAACGTCGTCGGTGAAATTTTTCCGAAATACGCAGATCGAGAATTTGACGTTGAACCTCGGATCGTCTTTCCGATTCACGATCGCCGTGGGGCCGTCGTCGGTATCGTGTCTCGGGCACTTCGAAAAACGTCTAAAGTGCGCTATCAGACGTTCAAGGAGAACGACGAGGTTCCGCTCATCTACGGATTGGACCGCGTTGATTTTGGAAAACCGGTCGTCGTCGTCGAAGGACCGATAGACAGTATTTTCATCGACAATTGCATCGCCGCCTGCGGTGGTGATTTCACGCACGTTTTCCCCCATCTGGTGGTCGGTCGCGATTTATTGGCGTTCGACAACACCCCCCGCAACATGCACGTCGTTAGACATATGAGAGCGGCGGCGAGGGACGGACATCGGGTCGTCGTGTGGCCGGATGAAAATGATAAAAAGGACGTGAATGACATGATCCTTTCCGGGATCACCAAGGATGAACTCACGAGAATGATGTGGGAAAATTCCGCCACCGGAATGGAATTAAATCTCAAGATAGCGAAATGGGACAAGAGTAATGACAATCGTGGCGAAGGTCGTCGGGGATTCAATTTCTGATGAGGGTGTTCGGATCACCACACTTCAACTGAGATTTCCGAGGTTCATTCTACCACAATTTAATACGCATAGGTGTTTTTCACGTTCAGCATCGTCGTCTCGTGCGATCCCCGTTGAACGCCTCATTCAGGACGTTCTGGACGATCCGGTCATCCCATCATTTTGGGGGGCGAATAAACCGGGGATGCAGGCGGACGTCGAATGCGATGAAATTGTCGTGATGAGCGACGGTAATGGCGATGACATCGAACTAGATAGGGAATTGGCGTGGCTGGAGTCCATGCGACTGGCCGTCGTCAGTGCCCGTGCGTTCTCCGCCGCTGGATACCACAAGCAGATCGTCAACCGTCTGTTGGAGCCGTTCGCTCACGTCAACGTCGTCTGTACGTCCACGCAATGGTCGAATTTTTTCGCCCTGCGCGATCATTCCGACGCACAGCCGGAAATCAGCATCCTCGCTCGTGAGATGAAACGGGTGATGGCGGCCTCGACGCCGAAACTCCTAGGTGTCGGTGAGTGGCACCTGCCGTATTGTGACGATCTGTCGAAATTCAGTGACATCGACGTTGCGATCAAGTGTTCCGTCGCCCGCTGTGCCCGTGTGTCATACGTGACGCACGACGGGAAGATTCCAAGTATAGATGCTGATTTGAATCTGTACGACAGGCTGATCACATCCATCCCTGCCCACATGTCACCGTCGGAACATCAGGCTACCCCGGATGAACAGATCGATGGTGGGAAATGGCGGCAGTGTAAATTACACGGAAATTTCGTCGGATGGGTGCAATACAGGAAGACACTACCGAACGAATGCCTGTGAAGTTTCAAATAATTCGTCGGTCTAAATATCCGACGAGCCTTCCCGCGACTAGACCACCCGACGACGCGATGATACTGTCCGTCGACGTCATCCTTTTGCATGGAGTTACCAATGTCCGACAAAATCGTCCCCCTTCCGCAAAACGCCGAATACCGGTCGCTTTATCCCGGTCTAGGTCAGGCCGTCGCTGAAAGGACGATCCTGCGAAAGGGTGTGGACGGGGTTTTGGAAAATTGGGGAGAGGTCGCCCATCGGGTGGCCCTCGGCAATTCACTCCTCTGTCGCGATCTACAGGAACAGGCGAAGGAATATCAACTTCTTCGCAAGCACATCGCCAACGGGACGACGTTGATGAGCGGCCGTCACCTACAGCACGGTGATGAAACGCAGCCGACGCGAACGGCCGACGTTTTCGTGAATTGCGCCACGTCGGCGACGAGTTTTTCGGCGTTCCTGTTATTGCTGTCCGGCGCTGGTGTCGGGAGGTCGTATGACGACGACATGATGCTCGTCGATTGGAATAATATGCCGAACCTTCGCGTCGTACTGTCACACACGCACGGAGATTTCGATTGGAGTGCTAATGAGAGCGTTCGTGATGCCCTGCACAAATACGGTCCGCACTCGAAGCACGTGATGTGGTTCGAAGTGCCGGACACGCGCGAGGGATGGGCACAGGCCCTCGAAGTTCTTGAAGTGGCGGCGTTCGAAAAAATTCATAAGGACAAGATGTTGATCTTGGATTTTTCGAACGTCCGACCGAAGGGATCGCCGATCGCCGGAATGCAGGGGCGTCCGGCGTCCGGTCCGATCCCGCTGATGAACGCCTTCATGAAGATCGCCTCGATCAAGGGCGTTGGCTATGAACCTTGGCGACAGGCGATGTACGTCGACCACTATGCGGCGGAGTGCGTTCTCGTTGGTGGTGCCCGTCGCGCCGCCCGCATGTCCACAAAGTTCTGGAAGGATAAGAACGTCGTCGATTTCATCGGGGTCAAGAGGCCGATCGAGTTTGAGGGCAAGTCTCTCGACGAGATCGTCGAATATCGACGGGACAATCCCCCGGCGTTCGGCTTCCTCTGGTCATCGAACAATTCAGTCACCGTCGACGAAGAATTTTGGAAGCTCGTCGATCTAAAGAGGACGGACGACGCCTACAATTCCGAGATCGCCAAGCACGCTCGCAAGGTCTGGAATGAGTTGACGAAGTGTGCGTTCGCCGACGGGACCGGTGAGCCGGGGATCATCAACGTGGACAAATTGGTCCGCAATGATGAGGGTTGGAACGAGATGATCGGCGACGGCAATTTCATCGGATCGAAGAAGTACCACATTCGCGAAGAGACGGAACTGTATTTGAAGCGTCTCGCCAAGAGGGCCAAGGCGAAGCGTTATCCGATGATCGTTAATCCATGCAGTGAAGTGGCCCTCTCATTGCTCAGTGGATTTTGCGTCATCGCCGACGTCGTCCCGTTTCACGCCAACGATTTGTCCGACGCCGAGGAAGCGTTTCGCACGGTGACGCGGGCGCTGATCCGCGTGAATACGATGGATTCCATCTATCATCGTGAGGTCAAACGCACGAACCGAATCGGCGTCGGGATGACCGGCGTTCATGAGTTTGCGTGGAAGTTTTTCGGCGTTGGTTTCCGCGATCTCATCGATCCAGATTTTGATGGGTTTGGTCAGGTGTGTGTAGAGACGTTCGAAGATGAAGGGAAAACCGTATCCGAAGTTATCTCCGATGTGACGAAACGAGTTCTCGCGGGTGAAAAATCCGGGTTGTCAGATCGACAGATGGCGGCGGCATTTTGGCACACGCTTGAGAAATTTAACGCGGCCGTGAATGAGGAGGCGGAAGAATATTCGAAGAAACTCGGGATGACAATTCCGCATACAATTACTGTAATAAAACCGGCTGGCTCGGTTTCGAAGTTATTCGGCTTGACCGAAGGGTGGCACCTTCCATCGATGAAGTTTTACATGCGGTGGGTGCAATTTCGCCACGACGATCCGTTGATCGAAGTGCATCGGGCGAACGGTTATCCGGTCAAGGAGTTGAAGACGTATTCTGGGACGACGATCGTCGGTTTCCCGACCGCACCGACACTTTCAACGATCATGCCGGAAGATCGTCTTGTGACGGCGGCTGAGGCGACGCCGGAAGAACAGTACGAGTGGTTGCGCCTCGGGGAGCGATACTGGATTCGTGGTTATGGTGACGTTGATCGTGGCAATCAGATTTCATTCACACTTCACTACGACGCGAAAATAGTCGATCATAAAACGTTCAAGGATACGTTGCGGAAGCATCAGCGGACGGTGAAATGTTGTTCCGTCATGCCGAAGGGAGATTCATCGTCCTATGAATATCTGCCGGAGGAGATGATCTCCAAGGCCGAATATGAGGCCGTGGCACAGGCCATCGTCAATTCTGGTGTGACGGAAGACGTCGGGTTCGAGCATGTGGACTGTTCGACGGGGGCGTGTCCGATTTCGTGGAAGGACGACGCGGCGTCAGCCTAGGAGATCGCCGAAATTTTTAGCGATGGCCCGGCCATCGACGATCCGCTGCGTCTGCGTTCGATATTTTCCGATCGCATCGTTGTACCAACGGCCGTCGATGAGGGAGACGTGGGCAAACTGATACCGTAATTCGGTGAAATTGGTGTCGCCGCGCGTTAGGTGGAGCGAGAGGATGTGGCGTTCGTATTCGGACGCCCCATTCTTCTCGATGTCACTTTTCAGGCGGGTACTGGAACCCCAATAGGTCTTCCAATCTGACTCCTTCCTCGTTCGCCTCCTGTCGGTTTTTTTCTTTCGAACGACGTTGTAGAAATACTTCCGACCGATGTACCGGCGGCCGGTTTCCTTGTGAAGGATGAGGTAGACGAAGCCTTCGAAATCCCCGATTTGGTCTTCGGTGAAGGGGACACCACCGTACAGCCACGGCGGTTCGACGGCGTCAATCTTCTTCAATTTCTTCGTCCTTTTCGACGAACGTTTCGTTCGAATCATCTAGAGAAATTCCACAAAAGGGGCACCAATCCGGCGTTTCCACTTCATTTTCGGACTTCCACGATACCGTGTATTCGTAGGAGCCGCAGGGACATTCGACGGTCCTTTTCTTCATCTGTTGACTTTACTCCATTTATGGGTCAGAATCCCTTTACTTATAATTTTCAGGAGATTGCCGTGGCCTCGTCAGCGTCGTTCGCCGCCAATACCGTCTTCAAAATCGAATACGGTGATTCCGTAGCCGTTTTGGACCTCGATGAGGTTTCGATGATCGTCTGTACCGACACGGCGTTCATCGTCTATTTCAAGACGGGACAGGAATTCGAGATTACGATTGAGGAGATCGAGGTACGGGAATATTTCAATACGGCGGTGAAGGATATGTATTCAAGAATGAAGAAACGTCGGGAGATCGACGTTGAAAATTTCGGAAAATTCATCGTTGGAGGTTGACCGTGCGTGTTATTATCGCTGGTTCTCGCTGGATCGGTGATCAGCGTTTCGTTGATGAAGCTGTGAGCGAGAGTGGTTTCACCATCGACACCGTCGTTTCTGGTGGTGCCCGTGGCGTCGACCGTCTAGGTGAGCGCTGGTCGAAGGTTAATGGGACGAAGCTGTCCGTATTCCCCGCTGATTGGGCGAAGTACGGGAACGCCGCAGGGCCTATCCGTAATCGTCAGATGGGCGATTATGCCGATGCCCTGATCGCAGTCTGGGACGGTAAGTCTTCGGGGACGAAGGACATGATCGATTACATGAAGAAATTGGGCAAGCCGGTGTACGTCAAGGTGATGGGTGATAGATGATTGACGCCGACGAAGCGACCGTCATTTTTGGATCGCCTGCCGGTGGGGTCGTGCGTGTGATGCCGGTGATGTTGCCGTTTCCGTCGGAGTCGTGTCTGACGATCGCCGTCATGGATTCAGATGGAAACGTGACGATACGAACGGAAGTTCCGAAGGGCGATGACGATGACGAAGGTCATTAACTTCAGCGGTGGCCCGGCCGCTGGTAAGACGACGATGGCAGCCGAACTTTTCGGCCACATGAAGCGAAATCGTCTTAACGTCGAGTACGTTTCAGAATTTGCCAAAGACTTGGTGTGGCGATCGTCGAATTCTTTGGAAGATCAGGTTTACGTTTTCGGACAGCAACATCATCGTCTGTACATGTTACTAAATCGCGTTGATTGGATCATCACAGACTCCCCCCTTTTCCTATCGGCGTTTTACGTGTCGGGAGCGATGGGAAAATTTGGTCATAAATTGGATGAATGGAAGGACGAATTTTCCAACGTCGTCTTTCACACTTTCAATCTATATGAAAATCTAAATTTTTTCGTCGATCGTGTTGGCCGTAAATTCATTCAGGCTGGTCGCAACGAAGACGAGGAAACGTCGAAGTCGTATGACGTTAAAATACGACGTATGATGGACGATCGGGGCATACCGTACACGGTCGTCCGCACCGTCGAAGAGGTCGTAGATCGAATCGGTCCGGTGATTTAATTCAACAGGAGATAACGTGAAACAGAAAGCAAAATCTAGGCGCTTCGATCCGAGAACGAGTCGGGCCGCCGCCCGTTCCGTCAGGGACGATACCGTCACCCGTCTTGAGGGCATGATTCACAAGGCCATCGCCAAGCGCGGTAAGAAGGGGGCCACTTGGGACGAGGTTCATCGTCTCACGAAAATCGACAAGGCGTCGATCTCCCCACGCTTCAAGCCGATGCGTGACAAGGGTCTTATTTTCGCCAAGGAAGACGACGGCGGTCCGATCAAGCGTCCGGGAAATTCCGGTCGTGGTCAGATCGTCTGGTTTGCCTGATCATCGTCAAGATTTGCCTGATCATCGTCAAGATGGGTCGTGGCGTTCGTTACGACCCATCGCAACTCAAGGAGATCGCGATGTACTATGTGATGAACGATGATAATGTGTCGTCATGGTCGGACGAAGTTTTAGATAAGGCCGAGATGTTCGAACGGGAAGAGGCGGCCGTGGCGCGGGCCAAAGCATTGTCGAAGGATTGCCCCGGTAAGGAATTTTTCGTCGCCAAACGGATCGCGCGGATTTTCACACCGATCGGCGATACGATGGTCGGCGTCGTATGAGACTTTTCGTTGGGGTATCTCCCGATGGACAGGATGCGGAATCGCAGGCGGTCCTTGAGTGGACCGTCAGGAAATGGTCGTCCGTTCCGATTGACATCGTCTGGATGACCGTTTCCCGCGATCCGAATTCTTTCTGGTATTCGGAACCGGAGAAGGGGGCCGGGTGGCAGACGCAGCTTTGGTCGACGCCCTTCTCTGGATTTCGTTGGGCGATACCGGAGTTTTGCGGTTTCGAAGGCCGGGCGATGTATTGTGACTCCGATTTTATCTTCATGGCCGATGTTGCCGAATTGTGGCGACAGCCGATGAAAGGGAAAGTCGTCATTGCCAAGGGCGGGGACAACGGCTGGCGTTTTTGTTCCTGTCTGTGGGATTGTGCGGCGGCGAAGGGTCACGTCCTTCCGTTGGCGGCATTGAAGAAGGCTGATGGACATCGTCGGATGATCGCCCATTTCAGTGGTAATCGGGATTTGGTGGAACCTTTCATCGGAAACTGGAATTGTGTTGACGTGGAGGGTTACGAGGACGTCCTCGATCCTGAAATCAAGGCACATCATTATTCGTCCATGAACCATCAGTTGCACGTCAAACATGCCCTCCCCCGTCTCACCGCAGAAGGACGGAGACACTGGTTCGATGGTGTCGTCACCCCTCATTGGCGGGAGGATTATCAGAAGTTGTTCGACGACCTTCTGGTTGAAGCCACTGAAAATGGATACGGCATCGAACGTTACACTGCCGTCGAGCCTTACGGTAAACAGATCAAGTTGACGCAGGCCGACTATCGTCATGCACATGAATGGGTCAAATGATGAAACTCCCCATCGAAGATCGTTTTGTTCGTATGGCCGATGAAGAGGATTTGGATCGACGGTGGCCGTTCGACACTCCAATCGTCATCCGCGAATTGCGTGAGTTGAGTTTTTGGGATAAGGTGAGACTGACGTTGATCATTTGGAGGGCATCGTGAAATCAAAGTTCAAGGTCTATCTCGCCGGGGCCATCTCAGGACAATCGTGGGGTGTTTCGACGGACTGGCGCAATGACGCCGTCCGCCTTCTCGATGATTACAGTGGTGGTCGTATTGAGGGGTACTCGCCTTTGAGGGCGAAGGATTTTCTCAAGAGCGTCGACGCCATTGCCGATAGTTACGCCGATCATCCGTTGGCTACGTCCAGAGGGATCATGACGCGCGACCATTACGACTGTCAATCCGCCGATCTGGTTTTCGTTAATCTCTCGGGGGCCAGCAAGGTTTCCATCGGTACGGTGATGGAAATCGCGTGGGCATATGCCTATCGAACGCCGATCATCATGGTGCGCGATGAGAGCGGGGCGCACGATCATGCGATGATCAACGAGGCCGTCTGTTATTGGGCCGATGACGTTGAAGATGCCTGTGCCCTCGCTGCGAAGATATTGTTGCCCTGATGCCGTACATCAAAGAGGAAGATCGTGAACGACTCGCGTCCGGGTTGCCGATGTTGCAACCCGGAGAGTTGAATTACGCCATCACGATGCTCGTCGATGAATATATAAAGACGCACGGCGAGAGTTATCGAATTTTCAACGACGTCATCGGGGCGCTCGAATGTTCGAAACTTGAGGTCTATCGTCGTCTGATTGCTCCTTATGAAAATGGGAAGATCGAGGAAAATGGAGACGTGTTCGATGACCGATGATCACATTAAGTTAATCGATGAAGTTACGAAGGATCACCCTCCGGTAAAGGATGGGTATGTTAGAATCTACGAGGACCACACGTATCGCTATTATACGGATTTCACAAAGGAAGAAATTCAGACGATGGTGGACGATCCTCTGTACAAACTTTTACAGGAAGAAATTACGAAAGTGATTAATGAGGAAATCATCAAGAAGATGATGGGTGTGAATGATGAAAAAGTTTGATTTCGAGAAACATCTATACAGACAGCGTGAATTTTCCGAGAGAACTTTTGGTCCCGGAGCGAGGACCGCTGGCGTCGTCGATTGGAGAACGGCACCCGCTGATAAGGCGATCGAACATGTCGACGATGGTGCACGATGAAACCGACGTTGTACGCCGCCTGTGATTTTTCATATTTTTGTGATCATGGTTACGCTCTGGCGAAGTCGGCGGCCGATAACAACATGAAGATCGTCATCGAAATGTTCCCGACGCTCGACGGTGATTATGTTTCCATGTTCGACCGCTTCTTCGCCAATTGGGTGACGAAACGCGACGAAGCCATATTTGAACACGTCGATCTGCGTGGGGCCGACGAGAAATTATTCACCGATCTTCTCACGACACTGACGATCGAAGATCGTAGGGCATTTTACGCCTGCTATCGTTTTCTCGCTGCCCCGAGGTGGTTGCACGACGACGACAACATCCTCATCATCGATGCTGATTCGATCATTCGAAATCCCGTTGAGTTGCCGGACGGTTTCGACCTAGGTCTGTATCTTCGTGAGGGTAATGTCGTCGGTGCTAACACGTGGGAAGTCGAGGGGATGAAGGTCGCCGCCGGGGCCGTGTTCTTGACGCGGCGGGCGTCGGCGTTCGCCGTCGACGTCGCCAATCACATCATCTATAATCCGGTCAAATGGTTCGCAGATCAGGCCGCCCTTTGGGCTGCCTACGGCAAATACAAGGATACGTTGAATGTGGTTCGGCTCGACGAGTTGCCGGTCGTCGATTGGGATTTCATTGATGGGACCATGATCTGGACGGGGAAGGGGCGGAGAAAATTCGATGATCCTAAGTATGTAGCGGCGAAGGCGACGATCGATGCCCTTGAGTAAACGTGATTTCCTGAAAACTGGATTTCTTTCTATCATTGCCGCTCCGTTTATAGGTGGGATGAAACTGCCGCCAGCACCGTCTCCCGTCGTTGCTCCTCCTCCTCCGTTGCCTTCCGACGTCAATCCCGTTGAAATCGTCGCCAACAAAATTTCACGAGAACAGCGGTATTGGCGCGAACAAATCATCAAACAGTACGGATCGATGGACGCCTACAAGGCGGAACAGCAGCGGAAGATGTTGGTGTCGTTCGAAGAGGAATATGGTATTCGTGGTTGTGATGATGGTGCATTGCGATTGATGGATGATGAGACGCGCAAAAAAGCCGAAGCTTTCATGATGGAATATGATGAAAAACTTATGAAAGCAAAGATGATGAAGATCGTCGTCAAATTTCCAAAACTGAACGAGCCGTTCAAGAACATCGGTGGTGGCGACCCGTCAAAAAACTATTCACGCGAATCCCTCCCAGAGATCAGGCGTCATTGGTTCGATTTCCGCACTGCCATCTCATCTCGCGGTGGCGTGACGATCGATGAGCGTCCCCTGTGGCAGTTTGATGGGGATACCTACGATCCCAATGTCGTCTATTTGATCCCCCACAAATGCAAGACCGACGGTGCGTTTCCCCCCTCCTGTCTGTTTTATGCACAGACGGTTTTCCCAAATTATTTTACGATCGATCCAGATGGGTGGGGGGCCGATCTATCGTTCCTTTCCGACAAAAATTTTGGAAAAATGTCGTCCTTGACGACAAAAAAGCTGTCGTTGGCGGCGTCCGCACGGGAACGCACGTCGTCGGGAAATTCCAAATTCAGTCAGCCAGCAATCCGAGGGAGTATTTCTAAAACTCCCTACATCCTGTTCGTCTGTCAGATACCGCACGACGAGGCGATCGTCAGATTTTCGAAAGTGTCGGTGGCCGATGCCCTGCGTGATGCGATCCGTCTGTCGCGCGCCGTGGGCATCGACCTGATCGTCAAGGGCCATCCCGTCAATCCGGGGGCCATGATGCCGTTGTGGGAGATCGCCGCCGCCGCTGGCGTCCGATGGGTCGACGATATATCCATCCACGACTGTCTGACGGCACCGTGCGTCGCCGCTTTTATGGTCAATTCTGGTGTGGGGTTTGAGGCCCTTTTGATGGGGGTGCCCGTCTATCATTACGGGCGGGCGGAATACGCCAAAGTGGCCACGTTCGTTACTCCCGGCGACCTCGGGGATGGATGGTGCCCCACCCCAGTCGTCGATGCTGAGGTGGATATTTTCGTGGGGTCTTTTCTGGAACGATGTTTCGATGTGAAGGATTTCATCAGTTTTCAACAGGTCGAGAAATTATTCTTGAAATAAATAGGTGATGCGATTCAGATCATTCATCACCGAACGGGCGTCCAAGGACATCACCGAAGTTGAGTTGAGTAACGACGTCTTCGATGCGATCCTGAAACTTCTCGGCGATATTGGCGGTCGCCGCAGGGACGGTGAGGTGAAGAGGGGGGAGATCACAATCAACGGGAGCCGCGTTCCCGCAATCGTCAGTTTCTTTTCGAACCAAGCGCAGATGAATAGTGTTTCCGATTCGCCGATGTTCGGCCGTCTGGAAACCGAACCATCGACCGGTTTCATGCACGCAGTTGTCATTAATATTGGCGATCTCATTTCCGTTTCTTTCGAATACATCACGTCCGGAACGAGAGGTTCGTTCTCCCCGTCAGAACGTCACATTACGCTCAACGTCAATCCCGTGGCGTTCGATTTTGACGATGAGATGGTGGACGTCGATCGTCTCGTCAAATTCCTTTCGAGAGAGCGAACGATCGTTCGCTCCACGTTCGTTCACGAATTTCAGCATCTCCGTCTGTTCGCCCGTGCTGTAGGGGCTTTTGATCGTGGTGCGATCACAAAAATCAATGACAAATTGTTCTCGGCGAAGACGGCGGACGATCAACGGGCGGCGTTCGTCGACTATCAGTCGAACCCAAACGAATTTAACTCACATTACGAACAGATGCTCCACACCATCCTCGATGACGTCCGTCGCATGGTGAACCTCAAGGTTTCACCACCGCGTTTCGACGAATTGTTCCCGACGCGACACGCCTTCGAAGATTACGTGAAGAAATATCACGTCGCTAAAGTGTTTTTACATGGGTTGAAACCGAATATCGCCGATAATTTGGATCGGAGGATACGGGGTCTTTACGACGAACTGTCGAAGGCCGGGGACGGTCCGTCCTTGAAGAAAAAACTGAATGACGGGTTCTTTCGTGGAAAATGATGCCTTCAAAAAGTTAACGGTCAAGTTGGCGGGGCGTTACGAGATTCCCACGGAGGCGGCGGCGTTTTGCGTGGGGGTCGTTTTCAACGTCCTTAAAAAGCGGGTCGGAAAGGCCGCCGATCCGGTGGTGGCTGCATATCCCGGAATTGGCCATTATATGGCCTCGGCAAGGGCTTCTGAGGGGTGGTCAATTTTCGGCGACCTGATGGTGGCGGCCAATCAGATGGCCACCGTTGGCCTTCCTATGGGCACCATAGAGGCGTTCTGCACGACGGTATTGGTCGACGCCAGAGCGCGGGTCGGAAAGGCCCCTGTAGATGCGATTTTGTCGCAAATACCGGAGTTGAAAGGCCGTTTGCCTGACTTTTCTTAAATTCTCTTGACAGGGGCTTGAGTCGCCTGTATGGTCCTCCCACGATTAACGGGGAGCACCGTCATGGCGAAAACGAAGCCCAATCTCTTTGCATCTGCACAGAAGATCGAACCGAAGGCATCGAAGGCGAAAGCCAAGAAGGCCGAAGTCAGGATCGATGGTCTCGCGGAATTGGCGTCCATCGCCGCCGTGGTCGAATCTCTCTCTTCCCTGAAAGAAACGTTCGAAGCGCAGGTGAAATCCCGGATGACGGAGTATTTCGTCGAAGTCGGAACGGCGACCGGCGAACGTCCCGATAATTTCTACGGGTTCGATGATGCTGCGACGGCCTCCTGTGAATTGCGTCGGCGGTCGAGTGCGTCTGGCCTCACTGACGCCGAGGTCGATCTCCTCGTCCGCGTCGGTATTCCGACCGAACAGATCGAAGATCGCCCGGACACGTTCATCATCAATCCGGTTTACAAGGAAGACGCCGCCCTGATGGATCGGGTCGGCAAGGTGCTCGGTGGCATCAAGGACATTCCAGAGGATTTCATCCAGCATCAGGTGTCGCGTAAGAAGACGATCGTGAACGATCAGTCTCTCAGCGCCCTGTTCAAACTCGACGCGAATCAGATTCGTGAATTGATCTCCGTCGTCGGCACGCTCGCCGTCAAGCCGAAGATCGATGAAGAACTGTCGATCACCCTCAACCGCGTTCGCGCAATCCTCGGAGTCTGACATGGGCGTTCTCTGTGATGATTTCATTCCGCCTCGGGCATGGGCAACGATCCCCGAACACATGGTCGAAGCCACCCGTCGTTACATCGAACGGGGCATCCCACCGGGCGGATTTCTCACGGCGGTCATCTGCAACGATCTCGTCGGTGCCGTAGCCCGTGCCGATGAAATCAACGCCGTCCGCCTCGTCGATTGGGTCCGTTTCTTTCATATGTACGCACCGGCAACGTGTTGGGGCGACGAATACTGTTTCGACAAGTGGGTGGAAGCCGGTGGTCTCTCTGGTATGAAAATGGAGAAGGGTGATGAAGACGCTCGTCGAACGCCTGAATGAACGGACCGACGAACCCATTTGTGTCGAAGCGGCGGCGGAGATCGAACGGTTGCGTAAGGTCATCATGAGTCTGGCCCATACCATTGCCGCCGCCCGCCGGGTATTGAAGGAATCTTGATACGAGACGGAAAACGGTCTCGTTAAAATATGGAGGAGAAATTCAATGAGCACTCGTGCTGACATCATCGTTCGCCGCACCGACGACAAGTGGGCGCGCGTCTATCTGCATTTCGACGGTTATCCCGATGGTGCCGGTCGAACGTTGTTCGAAAGTTACAACGATCAGGACCGGGCCGAACTCCTCGTTTCCGGCGGTGATATGTCGTCGCTCGCCGAGAGTTGCGATTGTCCCGAAGGACATACGTTCGATACGCGAGTCGATGGATATACGGTTTATTACGGTCGTGATCGTGGCGAGACCGATTGTGAGGCCAGCGTGTTCGACTCAGTTTCGGAGGCGTGGCCGCCGAAAGACACGTGGACGGAATTTACCTACGTGTGGGACGGCTATCGTTGGTGGGTCGGCGATCCGGATGAAGGATTTCAGACAGTCAAACTGCTCGAAGATGTCTTGAGTGGGACCGCAACTATCCATCCTGACATCAAGGCGTTCGGTGTTGCAATTGGGAAATGGTGACGTCAAATCATGAAGTACGACAAGTTCGCTTTCATCACACCGCCGCGCGCGGAAAACCGCATACCGCCGGGATTGCTCGACGGTTACGAGGCGCGCGGATGGTGGGCACAGAGGAAATTGAACGGAACGAATTCCGTGATCTTCGTGTCGCCGGAGAAGACGTTGCGGGCGATGACACGCCACGGTGAAGATCATAAGATGTGGTCGTTCTCCGACGACTCTGCGGCCGTCTTCCGAAATCTCCCCGGAAGGGGATGGTGGGTCATCAACGCGGAGTTGATGCACTCGAAGGGTGGTGGTATGAGGGACGTGAATTACGTTCACGACGTTCTCGTTGCCGACGGTGACTGGCTGTTGGGTTCGACGTACCAGCAACGATGGGGCATCCTCTCGTCCGTGTTGCCCGGCAAGGAAGACGGATGGCGGCGCATCGTCAACGCGAAGACGTGGCTCGCGAATAACGTCGTTTCCGGGTTCAAGGATGCTTTCAGTTCTCTCGTCGGGGTCGAATTTGAAGGTCTCGTCCTCAAAGACCCTCTCGGCAAATTGGCCACGAAGGGGGTGCCGTGGGCAGTGAAGTGTCGCCGTCCGGCGAAGAATTACGGCTTCTAGGAGGCATCATGTTCGGGGGGAGAAAAGATCGGTTCGAAAAACGGGAGACCTCATTGGAGAGTGGAGATGTATAAGTTGCCTGAGTTGCGACGCATCGCGTTGCTGTTGGAAGATCATGAGAACGGCGTCGAAGTGTCGTATTATCACCTTCGAAAACTCGTCGGCATGGGTTTCCTGATCGCCGTCGACGAGAAGATTGAGATGGGACGGCCGCGCAAGGTGTACGTTAAATCCGGCAATTATGCCGCAAAGATCGAGAGACTCCGCGAGGAAATCAGGAAGTTGGAAGATGGCGGGGATGAAGCGAAGTAAAACGATAACTCTCACGATCCTGACGGCGAGCACGGCGTCCGTTCTGGCGGCCTGTCACGATACTTCGATTCCGCCACCGTCAACACTCGTGATGGACGTTCCGGCGAATTTCTCAGACGTCGGTGCCTGTGAGAAAATCCACGGGTCGGGATCGTGCGTCGCTCCCTCCGTCATGACGGACGGGGAACACCCGCGCTTTCGTTCGATGGAAGAATGTGAGGCCGTGTTTCCCGGAGACTGTCGGCCGAAATTTCTGACGGCGGAGAACGATTTCACGTTCGTCGACGGTGGCCGCATATCGGAGGCCAATCGAAGTGGTGGTGTCTACGTATATTATCACCCGAATTACATTTCTGGCGTGACGCATTATTATGCGCCGGTTTACAGTGGTGGTCATTATACCGGTGGTTATGTTGGCGGTAGTTTGAAGGCCGCGTCGGCTCCGGCCGCGAAGGTGGCCGTGGTCCCCGGACGGATCGTTCCGTCGACGATCGGACGTGGTGGTTTCGGTGTTTCGGCACACGGATCGGTCGGTGGGTGATGGAACGGTTAAAGACGCCGCCGCGCGAGAATTGGCAGGAGAAGGTTGAGTCCGTCGGCCTTACGTTTCATTCCAACGGCATCAGGCCGGTGAATGACGGTGGAACGTGGTGGGACGAAACGGCATATTACGAATTTACGTCCGCAGAGGTCGATGAACTCGAAGTTGCGACGGAGACCCTCCATCAGATGTCGATCGAAGCCGCCGAGAGGATCATCGGCGATCCGTCTCTCATGGAACACATGATGATCCCGTTCGAATATCGGGACATGATCAGGGCGTCGTGGGAGCGACGAGACCCGCACGTGTACGGACGGTTCGACGTCGTTTATGACGGCAATGGTCCGCCAAAACTCCTCGAATACAATGCCGACACGCCGACGTGTCTCATCGAATCCGCCGTCGTGCAATGGTATTGGTTACTCGATAAATTCGGCGACGCCGATCAATTCAATTCAATCCACGAGAAGCTGCTCGTCCGTTGGAATGAGATCGCCGCGATGACGGTTGCACCGATTTACTTTTCTTCCATCAAAGATAACCTCGAAGAATTTGCCACCGTCGAGTACATGCGTGACGTGGCGACACAAGTCGGGATCGACGGTCGTTTCATCCACATGGAGGACATTGGGTGGGACGGCGTGCGGCGACGTTTCGTCGATGAAAACGCCTCTCCGTTCGTCCACTGGTTCAAACTCTATCCGTGGGAATGGCTGGCGCAGGAGGAATTCGGAAAGTATCTGCCGGAGGTCGCCGACGTCCTCGGGATCATCGAACCGCCGTGGAAGGCCGTCCTGTCCAACAAGGGCCTCTTGCCGGTGCTGTGGGAGATGTTCCCCGGTCATGATTATCTCCTCCCGTCGTACTGGTCTCCCGGCCCTTTGGAAGGCCGTGGGAAAGTGTCCAAACCTCTCTATGGGAGGGAGGGAAAGAACGTCGGAATACATCACGGGGGCGCTGCGTCCGTTTCTGGCGGTCCCTATGGGAGTCGGACCATTTGGCAGGAGGCGGCCAACGTTCCGAATTTCAACGGCAATTACGCGATCCTCGGTTCGTGGGTGATCGGAGATAAAAGTGCTGGGATCATTGTGCGTGAGGATGACGCCCCTTTAATCGTCGGAGGTAGTCGGGTCGTTCCACATATTTTCCGTCATAAATAGAGGATGACCGATGAACCATCCAGAACGACGGCCGGGGGAGCCTTCGCCCCACCCGAATCTGTGAACAATCTGTACACGAACAAATTTCGTCTCGTCTTCCTCAAAATTCCGACGACGACGTTTTTTTGTACGGACGCCGCTCTGCCCGACCTGTCCCTCAATTCCATCCCGATCACGACGCCGTTCAATCCCCATTTCGTGGGTGATACGTCCGTCACGTACTCCGATCTGACCGTGAGATTTCAGGTCGATGAGGATTTGAAGAACTACAAGGAAATTCACAAATGGATGGTCGGCATCGCTTCGCCGGAACGTTACCCGCAATTCACCGATCTGATCAATTCAAACACACCGTCCGGAACGTCCACCGGATACCACATCTATTCAGACGCCCGTTTATTGACGTTGAAAAATTCCCACCTCTATAATCTGTCCATCGTCTTTAGAGACGCTTTCCCAATTCGTTTGACTGGCATCCGTTTTCGCACGGGCGAGAACGTCGTCGCCACGGCCGACGCGACGTTCAAGTATAACTACTATGAGTTCGAGGACGGCTTGGCTTGACGCCGACCGTTCGAATTTGTTATGATGGGCCATGAAATTATCGGATTTACAGACAGAGTGGAAGGCCGATTCCAAGATCGAGCCGATGACGATCGCGGAGTCGGCGATCGGCGTCCCAAACCTACATTCGAAATACCTGACGTTCCTCTCTTCTGAGAGGGTGCGTTTGCGTGCGCTCGTCGCCGAACGGGCGATCCTAGAGAAGAAACTCGAAGATTATTTCGAGGGGAGGATCGACGGTCGTGACATTGGGAGGGGACCGTTCCAGCACGTTGTTTCGACGAAATCAAAACTCGAAAAACTGATCAATTCCGATCCTGAGATGATGGCCGTCAATCTGGCGATGGTCGAGTCTGAGGAGATCGTCGGTTTCCTAAAAGAGGTGATCACGTCGATCAATGGCAGGAATTTTACGATCAAAAACTACATCGACTATCAACGGTGGCTCAATGGAGGATCGCTCTGACGGAGGTCATCGTCGAACGGGTGGATGAGAGTTTCATCAAGATCGATGCCCCAAGTTCCATCCTCATGGAATTGCGGGACAGATTTTCGTATGACCTACCGAAGGCAGAATACTTAAAACGGCGGAACAAGAAATATCGTTACTGGGACGGGAAGTTACGGATTTTCAAATTGCGGAGCCGGACGATTTACGCCGGTCTCGTTCATAAGGTCGCGGAATTCTGTAAAGAGCGTGGGTATGAGTTCATAGATCGCAGCGGCGTTTTTGTGGAAACGCCGGTATCCGTTCAAGCGGCGCGCGACGTCATGGCGACCGTCGTCCCTTCACTTGAAGGGCGCGATTATCAATGGGAGACGGTGGCACATTGTCTGTCGGTGCGACGGGCCGTCATCGTTTCACCCACGTCGTCCGGCAAATCCGCCATCATCTACACGTTGACCAGACATCTGAATCTACGGACGCTCATCATCGTGCCGACGACCGGCCTCGTGCTCCAGATGGCCAAGGAATTCAATAATTATGCGACCGACTGGGGGACGTTCAAGGACGATATATCCATCGTCATGGAGGGATACTCGAAGGTTGACCTAAATCGGGTGGTTATCGGAACGTGGCAGTCGATCTTCCGGTTGCCGCACGAATGGTTCGATCGATTCGACGTCGTCATCATCGATGAGGCCCATCTGGCGAAGGCGGCATCTCTCGTTTCGCTGATGGAAAAATGTGTGAACGCTAACTGGCGTTTCGGTTTTACCGGCACGCTGGACGGTCTCGAAATTAATGAGATGGTCCTAGAAGGGCTGTTTGGCCCGCCTCGGGCGATCATCAAGACGCGGGAACTCATCGAACGGGAGTTCATCTCGACGATTGAAATTCGTTGTATGATATTTTCCCACACTCCGACCGACCGTCGGGCTATGGTCGGGGCATCATATCAGGACGAGATCAATTTCATCGTCGGGTGTGACGCGCGCAACGAGTACATTAAAGATTTGGCGATGGCCCTGCCGGGGAACACTCTCATCCTCTTTCAGTACGTCGAGAAACACGGGAAGATCATTTACGATAAGCTGAGGGCCGCCGGGGCCAAGACATTTTTCGTCGATGGTAGTGTATCCGCAGAGGAACGGGAGATCATCAGGGCGACGATGGAACGCGAAACCGGATGGATTCTCGTTGCCTCGTTCGGGACCACGTCGACCGGGTGGAACCTAGTCAATTTGAATAACATCATTTTTTCATCTCCGACGAAAAGCAAGATCAGGACCCTCCAATCGATCGGTCGCGGCCTGCGGCGTGGCGGGGAGAAGGATCATTTTACACTATTTGACGTGGCCGATGATCTGTCGACGCAGGGACATAAAAATCACACTATTCTGCATTTTTCCGAGCGTCTGAAAAATTACATCGACGAGGGGTTCCCTTATAAAATACACATAGTCACACGGAGAACCAAATGACCGTCGAGAGTGTCATTTCCATGATGTATATGACGACCGGAATCTACATTTTCGGCGAAACGACGTTCGAGCGGGACAAGGTCATTTGTCGCCATCCGATGGAGATCGACGTCGCCCGCAGTGGGATGGAGTACACGAACGTTTCGTTTCGTCAGTTGGTTCCGTTGGGAATAGATACGGTTATCGAGTTTGATCGGAAGAACGTCATTTTCGTCGTGGATAACCCATGCGAGATTCTGATCGACGCTTATTTTGACGCGGTTGAGGAGATCAACAAATCGTTGTCCGACATGATCGTGCGGCATCATGAACGGAAGGCGTCATCATCGAAGATGGTGGAACCAAAGAAGATGTGGAATTGACATGAAGCGCGCTGTGGTGAAAAAGAAGGGGACGACGAATTACATTGATAATAAAAAGTTCCTAGCTGAATTAACGGAATATCGAAAAAATTACTATACGGAAGTCGATGCCGGGATGAGGCCACCGCGTTTGCCGGATTATCTCGCGACGTGTTTTTTACAACTCGCAGAAAAGTTTTCGAGACATAAGAAATATTTCGCATATCCGTTTCGCGATGACATGGTTTCCGACGCCGTTCTATGTTGCGTGAAATATGCACACAATTTCGATCCGGAAAAATCGTCGCAGGCGTTCGGATATTTTACGATGGTCGTGAAAATGGCCTTCCATCAGAGAATCGCCAAGGAAAAGAAGTATCTTTACACGAAATTCAAGTGCATCCAAGACACCGAACTCTTTTCGGAGACCATCATTCAGGACGGGTCGGAACATGCCACGACCATGGCGATTTCTCCCGAAAGTCGTTATAATATGGTCAGATACATCGAGCAGTGGGAATCGAAGAATCTAGTCCCGAAGAAAAAATGAGGACAACGATGAGCGGCCGTAAATTATTGAAGGGATGCTGACGTGAAGATCGCCATCATTTCCGACCTGCATTTCGGAGCGCGCGGAGATTCCGTCGCCCACCGAACGTACATCGGTAGGTTTTTTTCGGAAGTTTTTTTCCCATATATCGATGCTAACAACATTGATCGGGTCATCAATCTAGGAGACACGTTCGACAAACGCCAGACGATCAATTTTGCTACGCTGAGCGCGGCCAATGAGTGTCTGTTCGTGCCATTGAAAAATCGCTTCATTGAATACACACAGATCGTCGGTAATCACGACGCTTTTTATCGCGACAGCCTTTCAATAAATTCTCCCGAACTGTTGTTACGCGGGTTTGGTTTTGACATCGTGAGTGCGCCTCAAATCAAGGTTTTTGATGGTCTGCGGGTTTTGCTCGTTCCGTGGATCACCGAAGAAAACAGGGAGGCGACGATCAAATTGATGGCGGCCGGGGCGGATCATCTGTTCGGACATCTTGAGGTCAACGGGTTTGAAATTTCCCGTGGGTCGGCGTGCGACCACGGGATGGATGGGGCGACGCTCGGTGGATTCCGCAGTGTTTTGTCTGGACATTTTCACATACGGGCGACGCGCGGCAACATCACCTATGTCGGGACCCCCTATCAACTGACGTGGGAGGATCACGGACAACAAAAAGGGTTCCACGTTTTTGATACGGGAACCGGCGAATTGGAGTTCGTCCCAAATCCTCTTGAGTTGTTTCGCGTCATTGAATACGACGACAGTGGCAAGGTCACGATACCGGCAGATTTCGACGGGGGGTACGTCAAGGTTGTCGTCAGGAAGCGCACCGACCCGGTTAAATTCGACAGGATGATGTCATACCTCAATGGCGTGGGACTGACCGATCTGACCGTCGTTGATACGGAGACGGCCGTCGCCGACGTTGAGGTGTCTGCGTCTGAGTTAAGCGTCCGCGCTACCCTTGACATAATCATGGAAGTCGTCGAAAGTACCGACGTGAAGGTAGATAGGGGGCCGCTGTTGGATGAATTGTCATCCATCTATGCTGAGGCCGTGGCACAATGATGTACATCAAGGATGCGGAAAGATTGGCGACGATGAAAGGTAAAGTTCTGGCGGCTTTGAAATCCGGCGACGTCCGGCTTGCCAACGACATTCTGAGATGCGAGGAGGCGACTACTTTCACGTGTGGTGGACACATGAGCCTCAACGAGAGGATCATCACGGAAACCGTCGATCTCATTCGATCCGGTCTGATTGATGAAGCGATTTTCCGCATTTCTAAACTCTGATGACTGAAAAATTGATAATGCCGAAAGGTCGTCCACACCCTTCCGGCAGACCCCTAAAAGGCGGGAAGCCGACGCCGCTCCCCTTTTTCCGACCGCCGTTTCAAGGGTCGTTCACACCGAGGCTTCGTGAAGATACCACGGTCAAACGCTTCGGTTTCATTCATTGGAAATGATCGATGTACGTGCAATTTCATCGGCTGATTTACCGCAATTTTTTATCGACGGGGAACTCCCCGATCGAGATTGATTTTCGCAAGTGCCCGAAGACGTTGATCGTCGGGACCAATGGCGTCGGCAAATCGACGATCATTTCGGCACTTTCGTTCGCACTTTTCGGGAAGGACTTTCGGGGCATCAATAAGCCCGGTCTCGTCAATAGTGTGAATCGCCGCGAGTTAGAGACGATCGTCGAATTTTCCGCAGCGGGGAAAGAATATAAGATCGTCCGTGGTATCAAGCCGAATAAATTCGAAATATGGATCGACGGCGTCGAACAGCCGCAAATGCCCAACGTCAACGAACAGCAGGAATGGTTCGAGAGTAACGTGCTCAGGGCATCGTTGAACAGTTTTCGACAGGTCGTGTTTTTGGGGACAGATTTCGTCCCCTTCATGAAACTCCCCGCTGCGATGCGCAGGAGCGTGATCGAAGACCTGTGGGATTTGACGGTCTTTTCTCGAATGAACGACGTCCTGAAAAAAAGATTGTCAGACACGAAGGATCGACTGGCGACGACCGTTACCGGCGTGAGTGTGGCCCGCGCCAAGATCGACGTCATACGTGACCGTCTCGCGAGGGACCGCGCCCGTCTGGCGGAGGACGTTGATCGCAAGCGTACTGAAATAGCGGAGATTGAGGGGAAAGTAGCGGAACTCGTCGGGTCGGCGGCGGAAATTGCCGCGACCATCGCGAAAATCGAAGCGAAGCACGCCGAACTAAATGGGAGGACCGCGACGCTCCCGAAACTGGAATTACGTCACCGCGAAATCAAGTTGGCGAGAGATCGCGTTGCGAGGGAATTGAAATTTTTCTCCGAACATGACGTCTGCCCAACGTGTACACAGGGTATCGACGCCGTCATTAAAAGCGAAAAGATGGAGGAATCGTCCGTCGCCGATGCGGCCTTGGCCACCGAATTTGACGAACTTGATGTGGAAATCGACCGCCTTAAAAAAATTCGCACGAAGATGGACGAACTGATGGTGGCCGTGAACGAATTGCGCAGGAACGCCGCGTCCGTGGACGCGGAAATTTCCGCCAATCGACGGGCCATCGTAAAGTTACAGACGGACATCACCGATGTAACGGCTCACAATACGATCGATGCTGATGAGATTGAAGTCGCAAAATTGATGGATGGCGTCCGTGAACTGGAATGTGAACGGGAGACATTAACGCGCCAGCGGGACGTGCGTCTGGCCGCAGTCCCATTCCTTAAAGACGATGGTGTGAAGGCGAACATCGTCGATAGTTACATTCCCGTCGTCAATCGTCTGATTAACGAGTATCTGGCGAAGTTCAATTTTTACGTACAGTTTGAATTGGATTCCGATTTCAACGAAACGATCCGCTCGCGGTATCGAGATGATTTCCAGTACGCCAATTTTAGCGCCGGGGAGCGACAGCGCATCGATCTGGCGATCCTCCTCGCATGGCGGGAGATCGCCAGAATGCGTAATTCCGTGGCTACGTCCATCCTGTTTCTCGACGAGACGCTGGATTCGTCAATGGACGCCAACGGCATCAGTGATCTGATGACCATTCTGGGTGAACGCCCGGACCTCAATCTATTCGTGATTTCGCATCGGGAGAACATGGAAGATCAATTTGATCGGACCCTGCAATTTACGAAGAACGGCCATTTTACGACGATGACGGAGAAATAGAGTGGATTTGAAGATCGTTGCCGACGCCCTCAATACACCTACCGAAGATTTTAATTTTGCCTCGCCCCAGTATGATCCGATCGAATTGGTAGACGGGATGGTCGCCGTCGCCGTCGCGAACAGGGGTCTCGGTCTGGCGGCGAATCAGGTCGGTCTCCGTGTGTCCGTCCTCGTGTTCGGAGACCCCGGTGACCCGTCATCCTACGCGGCGTTGTTCAATCCGCGAATCATCGATCTTGCCGGTGAGGCGTACTACGCTCAGGAGGGGTGCCTATCGTTCCCCGGTCTGTGGCCGAAGGTCAAACGTTCACCTTCCGTTCGCGTCCGCTACGCGGATCGTTCGGGGGTCGTGACGACGGAGCTATTTCAAGGGGTTACGGCGAGGGTCGTCCAACACGAGATCGACCATCTGTTGGGGATCACGTTCATAAAACGGGCGACCAAGTTTCACATCGATCAGGCTCGTCGTCAGGCCAGACGAGTTAAATGAAAAATATCTTGACATTTTTGCCGAAACCAGTTACGTGGGACTTCTTTCATCGGGGGTCATCATGAAACAAAATTCCGGCGTCGTGGAAATGGGAGCACATTCCGTCTTCTCGCGGTTGCTCGCGGCCGAAGACGTCACCGTCCTTCACACCGACGATCCGACGGCCTCTTTTGACGTCGTGAAACGTGTTCTCCGTCTCCCACGCTGGGACGTGTCCGACACCGTTTATAGCTGGTTGATCGTTCATGAGGTCGGCCACGCACTCCTGACGCCGCCAGACGAATTGCACACCGCGATCATGTCGAAAGAGAAATGGGAGCGGCCGATCTTCGCACAGGTGCTGAACGTCGTTGAGGACGTGCGGGTTGACCGTCGCCAGAAACGGAAATTTCCGGGCGTGAAAACGTGGTACGCGGCGGCGGCCGAAGAGGCCGTCGCGGAAGACCTGTTTCAGTTGTCGAAGGTAGAAGACGTCAACAAAATGTCCTTCGTTGATCGCATCAACCTGTACTTCAAACTCGGTATTTACGATCTTTCGGACGTGTCGTTCACGGACGAAGAGATTGAAATCGTCGAACGGATTCGCGGCCTCGAAGAATTTCACGAGGTCGTAGCCGAGGCCGAAAAATTGTTCGAACGCCATAAGCAGGACGCGCAGAAAATCCTCACTGCGTCCGACGATTCTGGCGACTCCGCTGGTGATGGTAAAGGCGTAGACGTGATCGAAGTGTCTGGCGACGAACTCACAGACCTCCTGAAAAAAGCATTTCGTTATGGGAAGATGGACGTCAAATCACAGAAGAACCTTGAAAAGGCCGTCGCGGCGACGATCGTAAAATCGACGTCACACGTCGAGCACATCGTCGATCCTGTGAAAAATGTCGTCGTGACTAAATCTTATCTGGGCCTTCCAGATGCCGGGTGTTTCAGGACGGCTACAGATTCGGCCGCCAATATTTCGTTCATGGTGTCGTCCTTCGAACGACGGAAGCGGGCACGTGCACTTGAGAAGGTGGGCGAATCGAAGACCGGTTCAATCGACACGAAACGGTTGTGGAGTTTCATGACGGAGGACGACATTTTCTTGCGCCGGGCGACTGAACCGAAACACACGAATCATGGGTTCGTGTTGTTGATCGACATGTCCGGTTCGATGTCCGATTCACAACGCGGTGTTTTTTATCAGGCGTGGTTAACGGCCAGTTTCGCCCGCCGCATCGGCGTACCTTTTGAAATCTATGGTTTCTCCTCTGGCGGTGAAAACAAGAATGTTTTTGGATCACACCAACTCACGAAGTTTTGCACTAACCTCTCCACTCCAGAAGAGATCGTGTCTCTCCTGAAAGTGGCGACCGGTTCGTCGAGCATTGCACAGGGAGGGACGCCGTTGACTTCGACGATGGTGTCGATGGTGCATCTGGTTGATGATTTTCGCCGTCGTACTGGCGTCGATGTGATGAATTTCTTCCTCCTGTCGGATGGCGAGTGTGATATTTCTACCGACGACAAATCATCGTTCATCGATCAGAAGACGAAGGGTCGGTATTCGGCCGAACTGTCGTATCACGGGGGCATGAACCTCGTTCCGGGGATGCTTCGTTTCATGAAGGATCACACGGGCGCTCGGGTGACGGTGTTCTACATCACCGACGAACAGAAAAGTGAGGGGAAGAATTACGGCAATTTCACCACGGTCGAAGGAAAATACGGGGCCGACACGACGTTTTTCGTGCGGTCGGCGTCGTTTGGCCAATTGACCAATCGCAATAATAGGGTTATGTTCGACAAGATCGTCGAAGCCATGGCTTGAAGGGGAGAATATCATGGAACTGGCAGTCGCTTTGAAGCGTCATTACAAGCGGGACGTCATCGATCAGAATGACGTTGAAAAATTCATCGCTGAAAACGGGATCGACGCCAAGAAGGCGTGGAAGTCTCTCTCTTCGTATCGGAAGCAGAAGACGGTCGATCTCACTGACATTGAGGGTTCGATGATCGAAGAATACGCTGAACAGATGTACGTCCCCGAAAAGGAAGACCTGTACGTCGTCACGACGTATCACAACGAGATCAAGAACATCATCGAGTCGAAGATTTTCTTTCCGACCATGATCACCGGACCTTCCGGTGTGGGAAAGACGATGACCGTCAGGCAGGTGTGTGCGGAACTCGGTCGTGAGATGATTCGCGTCAACATCACGATCGAAACCGACGAGGACTCCCTGATGGGTGGGTTCCGTCTCGTGAACGGTTCGACCGCGTTTCACAAAGGTCCTGTCATCACCGCCATGGAACGTGGTGCCGTCCTCGTTCTCGACGAGTACGATCTGGGATCGCCGACCCGGATGATGTGCCTTCAGTCGATCATGGAAAATCAGGGCTACCTGATCAAACGGACGGGTGAACTCGTGAAGCCCGCTCCGGGGTTCATGATCTTCGCCACGGCCAACACGAAGGGCGCGGGTGACGTTGACGGCCGTTACATCGGAACGCAGATTTTCAACGAAGCGGCCCTCGACCGCTTTCCCTGCACGATCACCGCCGACTACCCGTCGCGGGAACACGAGAAAGGCGTCCTTGAACGGGCTTTCTCGGCGTATAACGTCGATGATGCGGGGAAGATTGAACTTCTTTTGAACTGGGTGGAGCAGGTTCGAAAATTGGGTGAAAAGAACGCTAATCTCCGCGATCTGTCGATTTCCACCCGTCGCCTCGTGGACATCAGCAAGGCCGCCAAAATCTTCGGGGGAGACCTTCGGGCGGCGATCGAGGCTTGCATCAACCGATATACGGAGGATCAGGTCGTTTCTTTAATGAAAGTCTACGATTCCTTGATTCCGACCACCGACACTCCGGAGGCTAAACCCAAGCGTCGGACCAAGTTGGATGAGACCCTTGAATCGCTCGAAGCGTGGTGATATAAGAAGATGAAAGGGGGCGGCTTCGCCCTCTTTTTTCAACTAACCGATGGGAATATTTTCACAAATGCAGATCGATCTAGTCAAGCTGCGGTCGAAGAAAATGATGATCGCAACGCCGATGTACGGGGGACAGGGGCACGGTCTTTATTTTGATTCCATGTTGAAATTGAAGTCTCTCGTGAGAGAATTGAATCTACCTGACTTCATTTTTTACTCTCAATTCTCGGAATCGCTCATCCCGCGAGCGAGAAACTACTGTGCGGCGGATTTTCTCGACACCAAGGCGACCCACCTCCTATTCATCGACGCCGACATCCACTTCAATCCGCAGGATGTGATCGCACTTCTGCACCTATCGGAACAGGACGGTCCATACGACGTTCTCTGTGGACCATATGCGAAGAAACACGTCGCATGGGAAAAAATCCGCGAGGCCGTGAACAAAGGGGTCGCCGATAAAGACCCGACTGTCCTAGAAAAGCTGGTCGGCGATTGTGTTTTCAATCCCATCAAGGGCGGTGAATTCAAGGTTTCGGAATTGATGGAAGTGGCGGAATCCGGCACCGGGTTCATGTTGATTAAACGCCACGTTCTGGAACGAATCGCCGAACAGAGGCCAGACCTACGATACAAGCCGGATCACGTCCGCTCGTCCTTCGACGGGTCGAAGGAAATCACCTGTTTCTTCGATGCCGGTATCGATCCCGACAGTCGTCGCTACCTCAGCGAAGACTATTCTTTCTGTAAAATCGTCAGACAGCTTGGTATGAAAATCTGGATCGCCCCGTGGATGAAGACGATCCACATCGGGCAGATGTATTACCATGCCGACATCACTGCACAGAGTGCGTTGAACTTGACGCCGACCGTCGATGCTGAAAAGATCGGCAAGAAACACCTCGCGTCGAAGGTGAAGAAATGACCGACGGAGATTTCAAATTTCGATTTGGCGAGGGGGAATTGCTCGCTCGCGTCGAGGAATACGTGAGAAAAACTTACGGTCAACACTATGCGGCCGGGAATCACAAGATACAGGCCATTGAATTCATCATGGATTCGTGTGAAGGGGGGATCGATTTCCTGCGCGGTAATGCCTTGAAGTACATCGCTCGATGGGGGAAGAAGGACGGTCGCAACGAGAAGGACCTTTTCAAAGCGATCCACTACATTATCCTCATGCACCACTATTCACAGAGAGACGAAAATGAAACTATCTCCGACGACAATTGAAGTTCTCCAGTCGTTCGCTGGCATCAACAACTCCATGTTGTTTTACGGTGGGACGAAACAGCGTATCCTCACACCGACGCAAACGCTCATCGCCGAAGTTGAGTTGGCAGATTCGTTTCCGATGGATTTCGGCATTTACGACCTGTCACAATTTCTCGGTCTGATCTCCCTGTTCAAGGACCCGGAATTTGAATTTGGTTCGGGGAACGTCACCATTCGTGAGGGTGGGCAGGAGGTCAATTATCGGTATTGTAATCCAGACTTGATCAAGACCATCCCGAAGGACAAGAACGTCGTCTTCGGAACGACGGCCGTGGCCATCACACTCACCAGAGAAATTCTCAATCGGCTGATGAAGATGACCCGTCTTCTCGGGATCGACCACATTGCCATCGTCGGAGACGGAACGAAGATCGTTGCGAAGACGTTGAACCTAAAAGACCCCAACGCTTCGAACGCTTCGTTCGACGTCGGCGAGAGCGACCTTCGTTTTACGCTCGTCGTGTCGGCCGACAATCTGCGGATCATGCCGCATGATTATGACGTGAAGATTTCGAAAAGCAGTCTCCTGCGTTTCGAGTCCAAGACGATGCCCCTGACGTACACGATGTCGGCGGAGAAGAAACACTCGTCGTGGAGTGAGTGATGGACGTCCGTGAGACCATCTGGTTTCAGAAACATCGGCCGAAGACTATCGACGATTGCATCCTTCCGGCGGACCTCAAGGACCTGTTCAAGAAGTTCGTCGCGAAGGGTGACATCCCCAATCTGATTTTTTCCGGGCCTTCCGGTGTCGGTAAAACGACCGTCGCGAGGGCGATGTTGGAGGAAATGGGATTGGAGTATTACTTCATCAACGCCTCGTTATCGGGAAACATCGACACTTTACGCAATGAGATCACCCAGTGGGCGTCATCCGTGTCGTTCAATGGAAAACGCCGTTTCATCATCCTCGACGAGGCCGATCATCTGACGGGGGCGACGCAGGCGGCGTTGCGGGGGTTCATGGAAGAATTTTCCATGTCTTCGGGATTTTTGCTCACGTGCAACGCTCTCCCTCGAATAGTCGAACCAATCCAAGGACGTTGTGCGATCGTCCATTTCACCGTTCCCGACTCCGAGAAGAACGACATGCTCAAGGCCACGGCTCAGGCTATGTTTAACGTTTTAGATATGGAGGGCGTCGATTACGATCCGAAGGCCGTCGTCAAACTCGTCAAGGGATTGTTCCCGGACGTTCGGCGGATCGTCAATGAATTGCAACGACACGCTTCGCGCGGACCCATCGATGATGGTGTTCTGGCGTCGTTGCGTGACGGCAAGATGGAGGAACTCGTCGGCGCGCTGAAACGGGGAAAGTTCAATGACATGCGCAAATGGGTGACGGATAACGCTGACGTCGAGTTTAACGTGTTGTGCGAACGTCTCTACGGGGCCATCGTCAACGTGGCACAGCCGGAGTCCATTCCCGCTGCGATCATGATCCTCAATCGCCACGATTATCAACATTCTTTCGTCGCCAACAGGGAATTGAACCTCGTGGCGATGCTCACGTCCCTGATGATCGAGGTTCAATTCAAATGACCGGGGACATCCGCGCCGAGGACCTGATCGTCGATATGTCGGCGGACGCCGATGAAGGCGGTCCGGTCATGAAAGCACCGTCGAAGAAAAAGAAGAAAGAGGGGCGTCGTCCATACTGGTTCTACACGGATTCCATCGATAAGGGTAATTATGAGTGGGATTCCGCTTCTGCCGTTGAGTACAATCAATTTGCCGTCGGGCAGCATTATTCCTTCTTCAAAGATACGGTCATGCTCGCAAACGTCATGAACGTCACGCAAACTGACGTCCCTAAGAGACATTATGATTTCCTGTTTCATTCCGTTCCCCACAAGAAACGGTGGTATCCCGCAGAGGACAAAAAACGTGGCGTCGTGGATCGAATTGACGAAATCAGTCACTTCCTCGAAGTGTCGCGGTCGCGTGACAATATTTCACCCACTCCCCTTGTGCCCGACCAGGGTCGCCACCACATCGTTACCTGAAAGGTAACAAGGAAGCAAACAATGCCCTTTTCAAAGCGATCCACTACATCATCCTCATGCACCACTATTCACAGAGAGACGAACTTGATGTGGCCATTTTTCACATTCTACGGCAGTAAATGGCGCGCTGCGCCGCGCTATCCATCTCCCGCCTATAGCACGATAATTGAGCCTTTTGCGGGCGCGGCAGGCTATGCCGTTCGACACTACGACCACGATGTCATATTGGTCGAGAAAGACCCTGAAATCGCAGCGTTGTGGCGCTACCTGATCGCGGCGACCCGCACGGAGATCGAGGCGCTTCCGCTGATAGAAATGGATCAGTCAGTAAACGACTTGGCGGTCTCGCCAGCAGCGCGAACCTTGATCGGGTTTTGGTTAAACAAGGGAACCGCCTCGCCATGCAAGACGCCGGGCGCTTGGATGCGTGAGGGACTTAGACCGAAGTCGTTTTGGGGTCCTGAAATACGCGCCAGAATTGCGGATCAGGTGGATCGCATTTCACACTGGCGCGTGATTGAAGGTTCTTATGAGAACGCACCAGACATTAAGGCTACGTGGTTTATCGACCCTCCCTATAAGGGCGCGGGAAAGCTATATCGCCACAACTCCAAAAGCATAGATTTTGCCGATCTGGGTCGGTGGTGCCAAGAGCGGCGCGGTCAGGTCATGGTGTGCGAAAACGATGGAGCTGACTGGCTTCCATTCGAACCGTTCATTGAAATCAAATCGACCGAAGGAAAGCGCGGAAAGGCCAAGAGCCGTGAGGCCCTTTGGACTAGGGATAGCGGCAATGGGTGAAAACCGAAGAGGCGTGAAATGAGTGACGACGTTCGTGCCGAAGACCTGATCGTCGACCCATCGGCCTCTCAGGACGAAGGTGGGCCTGTCGTCAAGTCAACGCGGAAAAAGAAGAAAGAGGGGCGACGGCCCTATTGGTTCTACACGGATTCCATCGACAAGGGGAATTATTCATGGGACGGTGCGTCGGACGGGGAGTACAACCAGTTTGCCGTCGGACACCATTACTCCTTCTTTAAGGACACCGTTCTACTCGCCAATATTTTGAACGTAACGCAGTCCGACGTTTCGAAACGGCACTACGACTTCCTGTTCCATTCCGTGGCCCATCGGAAGCGGTGGTATCCGGCGGAGAATAAAAAGCGGGGGGCGATCGACAGGATCGACGAGATCAGTCATTTCCTGCAATTATCTCACGCCCGCGCCGTGGAGTTCATCGGCATCCTCACGGAAGGACAGTACGTCGATTTAATTGCAAAAATCGACGAGGGGGGTCGTTCATAAATACACCGTAACCATTCGGTGTGTGATGAAAATTGATCCCCCTTCGGTGAAGGTCGCCTCGTTCATTCAGGTTCGTCTCGCGGCCCCCGACGATTTCCTGAAAGTGAGGGAGACCCTCACGCGAGTCGGCAGATCGTCGGTGCCGAAAAAGACGTTATGGCAGGCGTGCCACATCCTTCACAAACGGGGCAATTATTACATCGTCCATTTCAAGGAGATGTTGGGTCTGGACGGAAAGCAGATCATCCTCACGGAGGAGGACGTGGCGTGGAGGAATACGATCGCCAACATGCTGGCGACGTGGGGCCTCGTCGAACTCGTTGATCCGCCGAAATCGGCGTTTCCGACGGTACCCATATCCAAAATAACGGTCCTCCCCTTCAAAGAGAAGGCCCGTTGGCGGATGGAATCGAAGTACACGGTCGGTCGTAAGGTGAAACAACGAGGTCCCCTGCACGATTTCGACGATTTCACCGCTATTTGATTTTTTCTCCCGGCGATATAAATAGTGGCGACTGGCCTACGGGCAGTCCATCATCTCGCTAGTATAGGAGAAAACCATGACTAAGAATTTTTTTGATTTTGGCGACGTCCTCAAGAATGATCGCTTCCTCATCGGATTTGACGACATCTTCAAACGGCTGTCTGATTTCAATACGACGGTCGCCAAGAACGTCGCCGACACGTATCCCCCGTTTAATATCAAGAAAATCGACGAAAATCACTTCGTCCTTGAGGTTGCCGCCGCCGGATTTGGGCGCAGTGACATCGACGTTCAGATCGATGGTGGAACCCTCACGATTTCCGGAAAGATGAAATCGGATGGAAAGGACGAGGATTATCTGTATCGGGGCATCGCTGGCAGGGCATTCACAAGGTCGTTCAGTCTCGCCGACACAGTGCAGATTAAAGACGCCGAGTTGTTTAACGGACTCCTCAAAGTCTATTTCGAGAACCTCGTTCCGTTAGCGAACGCAGCCCGCAAGATCGAGATCAAGTGATGAGAAAGTTCCTCGCACTTCTTCGAAAAATTTGGCGTCGGGCGTTCCCGACCGACCTCGATCGTTACATGCGTGGCGTCAAGACTCACAGTGACATCGAATATCGAATGGACAGGTTTCTTCGCGGAAGCCGTGGCTTTTCATGACGACGGCAGCCGGGGAGTTTTCTCCCCGGTTGACTTTTTTAGAAAAAGCTGATACACTTGACTCCTTCAACGGAGTGTATCATGATAGATAAATCTGAGATCGTCCTCGTCAAACGTGGAAAGCGGGAGACGGAGACGCAGATCATTGAGGTCGATGGCATCGCCTGCGGCTTCAATGAAGACGGTTCGGTTACGATCGAACTGTACGGTGACGATCCCCGCTCGAACGGAGTTCGCGTCAGGATCGCCGCAGAAGACGTCAAATCGCAGATCGCCGTTTTTCAACGTTGGTCTCGTAACGGTGGGCTGGCACAGTAGGTGCAAACTAGTCCCACAGAATGGAGAGAGAAATGATGAAACTACCAGAAGCGTTCCCAGATGGAACGGTCGTCGCCGTTGCTGGCGGCTCGAAGATGATTTCCCCCGGCATGGGAGGAAATTTAGCGGTCTTGATCCTCGACGAATCGGGATCGATGGCATCGCAACGAAATGACACGATCGGTGGCGTCCGTTCATTCGTCGAAAATCTGGCGGATGGGACGTTGGTGACGATCGTGAATTTTTCATATCACAGTCGCAACGTTGTCGTCACACGGCCGAAAGGGTCCTTCTCTTTCGGTCCCGGAGATTATAATCCGTCCGGTGGGACCGCGCTCAACGACGCCCTCTGTTCGACGATCCTCCGAACTAACGATCATCTCGCCAGTCTTCCGGCAAACGAGCGACCGTCCGTCGTCTTCTGCGTCGTGACGGACGGAGAGGAGAATTCATCCTCCAAATTTTCCACCGAAGCCGCGAGGAAGATGGTCGGAGAGTGTAAGGACGCCGGATGGGGGTTCACGTTCCTCGGTGCCGACATCGATTCTTTTCAAAGTGGAGCGCAATATACGTTCTCCGCTCAGGCGACGGCGAACGTCTCGAAGGCGAACATCGGGGTCGGTCTCCGCAGTGCGTCGGCGTTCGCGAATCGATTCGGCTCGACTTACGCCAATTCCCTCGCGTCCGGCGATACGATCCATCAAGTGAGGGCGAATTGCGACGCCGTCGGTTATACCGATGAGGAGAGGACGAAGATGGGAGGCGGCCATGATAAGCGTTGATGTCCTCGTCAAAAATCGTCCGATCCGTCGTTACGTGGATCGTGCTGGAAATTCCTTCGTCGAAGGGCGGCGTGGTTCCGCCTACAAACTACACATACGAAACGGCGGTCTCGATCGCATCAAAGCCGTCGTCTCCGTCGATGGGTTGAATATCTTGACCGGCGACCACGTGTGGGATCGCGGGTACGTCGTCGAACCCAGATCGTCGATCGATGTCCCCGGCTGGCGGATAGACCGACGCACCGCCGCCGAATTTGTTTTTGGCGACGTCCGTGAGGCATACGCGAGCGATCGTGAAAATTTCGGCGTCATTGGCGTCATGGCGTTCCGTGAAAATGTCCGGTATCCCCCATTGAGGGGAGGCATCATCTTTGTTAATACGTCATATTCGCCGTCGAGTCTCGGAACAGGATGGGGTGAGGAAGTCTCTTTCGAAACGAAGGAGACGACGCACCAATTCGAGGTCACACCGTTCGAAAGGGTCGTCGTGTATTATGATGATGCCAAGGGATTGGCTCGGCGGGGGATAATCGTCGGGTGTGATCCCCTGCCTCAAGACCCGTTCCCGAATTACGTTGGAGATGATTATGGATGCAAACCCCCGCGAAGTCGAGGACGTGGTTGAAGGACGCAAGATTTTAGGCGTTCTATCTGCGATCGTCAGCACCGCGAAACTCGTCGGTGCTGGCGTCGCCGGTATTGCGGGCGTTCTCGTCGTGAATGACCGTAACAATAGAAAGACCGAAGTGACGTGTCGATGTGATCGACAGTGGTTGGTGAAGACAGACAACGATGTACACAAGGTCATCGACAACAGTGAACAATATCGTCTGGAATTTATGCGGAGGAACGGCCGATGAAAACGATCCGCGAATTTTATGATAAGTGTGAGTGGGAAGGTGGTCTTTCGGAGTTTGTATTTGGATATGGCGTCGATACGTCTGGATTTGTCGGGACGGACCTCGAAACGCTGATCGCTCCGATAGAGAAACTGAAAGCCGCAATGGAAGAACTTGAAACGGCCCTCGAAAAACTCGGGTATTTTGATTTGGAATAGGGGTTGACGGCCGTCGAATCCCCCTGTATGATGTTCGAACGATGGTGAAGTTAACGGATACTTCTGCTGTTGAAAGTAAGACGCCGTTAGCGCCCGTTCCTCGTGTCAAATTTCGTGTGATGGTGAAGTTAACGGTTACTTCGCCTAAGATACCGTTAGCGCCAGTTCCTCACACACTACTTTGGGAGACGGCCGGTGGCCCGCAAGAACGTAAAGGCGAAGGAAGTTTTTGACGCCACCACTCACGGTGGGGCATCGACGAAAAGTGTCTCGAACGAAGATCAATTGCGTCGTGCCGTCCTCTCATGCCTCCTGTGGGAGGATCAGTTTTATGAGGATGGACAGAAGATCGCTGATCGGATCGTCCAATTGGCGTCGACCTGTTCGCCGGAATTCGTCGTCGATCTGGCGATCGAGGCCCGGTCGAAGTTTCACCTCAGACACGTCCCCCTCCTGCTTTTGACGGTCGTTGCAAAGACCGGGGCGGGTAAGCCCGGCCTCGTCGCCAACGCCGTTGAGACCGTCATCAGCCGCGCCGATGAATTAGGCGAGTTGCTCGCCATCTATTGGCGTGACGGTCGCCGTCCCATCTCCGCTCAGTTGAAGAAGGGTCTTGCACGCGCGTTGCGGAAGTTCGATGAGTACGCCCTCGCGAAGTATAATCGTGATACGGTCGTCAAGTTGCGCGACGTCCTGTTCTTGACCCACGCGAAGCCGAAGGACGACGAGCAGGCGGCCCTGTGGCGAAGGCTCGTCGATGGGAAACTCGTGACCCCCGATACGTGGGAAGTCGCACTGTCGAAGGGCGGCGATAAGAAGGATGAGTTTTCCCGTCTCCTCGCGGAAGGCAAGCTCGGGTATCTCGCATTGCTCCGCAATTTGCGGAACATGGTCGATTCCAAAGTCGAGCGTAAGTTGGTTCGCGATGCCATCCGCGCGCGTAAGAATGGGGCCGACAGGGTTCTTCCGTTCCGTTACGTTGCCGCAGCGAAGCACGCACCGTCGTTCGCCGATGACATCAGCGATGCGTTCTTGCAATCGTTCGAGGGACAGCCGAAACTGCCGGGGAAGACGGTCGTCGTCATCGACGTTTCGGGTTCGATGTATGGTGGGGTCATGTCAAAAAAGAGTGACATGAACCGAGCCGACGCTGCCTGTGCACTCGGTGCCATCATGCGGGAAGTTTGCGAAGACCCGATCATCTATGCGACCGCCGGTAACGATGCTGTGCGGAAGCACAAGACCGTTCCCGTCGCAAATTACCGGGGGCTTCCGCTCGTCAAGTCGATCTATGATATGTGCCATCCTCTCGGCGGTGGTGGAATCTTCCTCAAGCAGGTGATGGATTTCATCCATGCTGATGTGGGTGAAGACATCGATCGTGTCGTCGTCATTACGGACGAGGCCGATTGTGGAATTGGCGTTGAAGATTCTCCGTTGCGTGCACGTGCACTCGGAAAGCGGAACTACGTCATCAACGTTGCGTCCTATGAACACTCGATTACGAACGGGGCGTGGACGAAGATCAACGGATTTTCCGAGAGCGTCGTCCGTTACATCATCGAGAATGAAACGCCGAGAAATTGATATGGCCTCCAAGGAAAGATTTTGCTGGTATTGTGGCGAATCTCTCGGTGTGATCGAGGATAAATTTTACGATCGTGATGACGTGTGTGGTGCCGTGGAATGTCATCGGGCGCTTCGGGACGTCTATCGTGAAGAGCACGCCGATCTTGATCGTGGCTGGATTGGAAATGAACGTCGATATAAATAATTGGTTCGACGGTTGACACCGTCGTTTTTCTGGGGCAAGTCCCCGGTTTCCGACGGAATCAGCCGTCAATCAAAAAGAGAAGGAAAATACATGGTCACTCCTTTGGCCGCAGTTCTCATTGTCGGTGCCTCGTTGTTCGGCACGGGCGTCGTCGTTCACCCGCAGGATCGTGTTCTCGGTAACACGTTGATCGGTGCCGGTGTTGGGACGATGGTCGGCGGTGCAGTTGGTGCCGTCGGCGGCGTCGCTACTGCCGTTGGTGTTACGACGGCGACCGCCGTTACCGGCGGTGCCATCATCGGCGGTGTTGCCGGTGGAACCATCGGGTACACGACGAAGACCGCGAAGCGTGGTCGTGCGTTCGCCGATCAGCAGTATTGATGGAGTGGGCGGGGGAAGCCCCGCCCTTTTCACTTTGGTGGAATAATGATCATCGATCGATTTACCGAGGAAAATTCGTTCCTCTCAAATTTTCACCGTATTCCAGTCGTGGTCCGTGGAACGACGTATAAAACGGCAGAACACGCATATCAGGCTTTGAAGGCGGCGACCAAACGCGATCATGATTGGGTGACGTTACTGAGGTTGGATTGAAATTCGTTTGACTGAATGCAGTTGGGGTGCCGCTCGCCAGTAATGGATTGAGCCTTTGTGGAAAGACACGATTGAACCCTCTCGTACCACAAACTGGTGTGTCGTTGTGGGATCGGACACACCCACCCCTACTTTTCTAATGTGAGGAACGGTTATGAAACGATTGGTTACGATCAGACAGGCCGAAGGTGGGAAAGATTCCCGTCTATTTTGCGATGACCTACGCGACGCATATGTTCGCATGTGTCGCCTGAACGGATGGGACGTCGGTTGACTCACGGACGACATGACACAGGTGTCGTTCGTCGTCAGTGGTGCAGGTGCTGATTCGTTCGATCGGGAGGCCGGTGGTCATCGTATTCAGCGGGTTCCGCCGACGGAGCGGAACGGCAGGGTCCACACGTCCACCGTCGTCGTATCGTCCATAGATCAGCTATTGCCGGAAAAGATCACCGTCCGAGACGGTGATCTTCGCGTTGAATTTTTCTCCGGAACCGGTAAAGGCGGACAGAAGCGCAACAAGTCCCAGACGTGCGCTCGCGTCATCCACATCCCTACAGGCACCATCGAAACGAGACAGGGACGATCCCGAGAGGCCAACGTCGGGGCCGCGAAGGCGGCGATCGTCCGCCGCTTGAACGACGGTGCGGATGCCATCGCAGCATCGTCGAGGTTCGCCGAGAAGCGCAGACAGATGGGGTCTGGTGAACGCGGCGACAAGATACGGACGTATCAATTTCAGCGTGGGGTCGTTAAAGATCATCGTACTGGAAGGCGGGCGCGTATCGATGACGTCCTCGTTGGACACTTCGATCTTTTGTGGTAAGGGGGTCGATGTGACATTGATCCGGGCGTTCATCACATTCATGAAAGTATGAAATGACATATTGTTACACGGCGGCGAACCTACGTGGGTCGAACGTCCTATTTCGGGGATATAAAGACGGGAAACTATTTTTCCGTAAAGAAAAATGGGAACCAACCGTTTACGTTCCGACGAATCGTGACGCCGGTTGGCACGATCTCAGTGGTCGAAAGCTAGAACCGAAAAAATTCCAAGACGTTCAATCGTATCGTAATTGGATCGACCAGAATTCCGGGATCAGTAATTTCGAGTATTTTGGTTTTGAAAATCACAAGACGGCGTTCCTATCCGCTGAATTCCCCGGAGAGATCACCTACGATCCCGAAGAGATCATCGTCGCTTTCATCGACATCGAAACGGATTCGGCAGACGGGTTTCCGAACGTCGCTCTGGCAGATAAGGAAATCACCGCTATTACCGTGAAGGTCGGGGGGTCCTACGTCGTGTTCGGCGTCGGGGATTATACGCCCCATCGACCGGACGTTGAATACAGGAGATCGTCGGATGAAAGGACGATGCTCCGCGACTTTCTGAAATTCTGGGAGGAGATCGTCCCTGACGTGGTGTCGGGGTGGAATTCCGAGGGTTTCGACGTCCCCTACATTATCCATCGTCTACAACGACTGTTTGGAGAAGATGAGGCGAGACGCCTATCTCCGTGGCGGATTTTGAAGTCCCGCGAGGTCCACGTTTCCGCGACGGAGACGACCATCGTGTGGGAAATCTTCGGCATCGAACACATCGACTACCTCCTTCTTTACAAGAAATTTTCCGGCAAGATGCAGGAGTCCTATCGACTGGACTACATCGCCCACGTCGAAAAACTCGGTTTCAGGAAGATTGATTATTCAGAGTACGGGAGTCTTCATAGACTCTATCGCGACGATCATCAGAAATTCATCGAGTATAACGTTCGTGACGTCGAGATCATCGATAAACTGGAAGAAAAAACCAAATTGATCCGGATGGCGATTAACATCGCCTACTCGTCGAAGGTTACGTTCGGCGACGTGTTCATGACGACGCGCGTGTGGGACGGAATCTGCTACAATTATTTGAACGAGCGGCGGATCGCCGTGCCGACCAAACGCCAGTCTCAGAAGTCGTCGCAATTCGCCGGAGCCTACGTCAAGGAACCGAAACCCGGTGTCTATGGATGGATGATGACGTTCGACGTGGCGTCGGAATATCCGTCGTTGTTCATGCACTACAACACGTCTCCGGAGACGTTCGTTGAAGTTCTCCCGGTCGATACCGACAGATTGTTGAGTGGTGGGGGGCACGATCATCTCCCCCATCTTCTCGAAAAGAACCTGTCGATGGCCGCCAACGGGGCGTGTTTTCGGCGTGACGTTCGGGGATTCATGCCGACCCTAGTCGATAAATTTTTTGAAGAACGTCAGACGTATCGTAAACAGGCATTCGCGGCCAAAAAATTACTCGAAGAAGTTGAAGAGGAAATCCGACGTCGTGGAATTTGATTTTGTAAAAGCATTGATAGATAAATCATCATATGACAAGAAACGAGAAATTGTCAGGTATGTACGTTTCGTATTATCAGCAACTGTCGAATATTCGGGCACGTTCGAGAAACATCATATATTACCCGTCGCACTCTTTCCAGAATATAAAAAATCGAGTTGGAATATTGTTTCTATTGATGCTAGAGTTCATTATATTGCGCATTATATGCTCGCTAAAATTTTTGGGGGTAAAATGTGGTTCGCCTTTAATAATATGCGACGAATTTTCCGACTGGATGTACATCGAAACCCCGGAAAATCATCAAATATGTTGTATTCATATGCAAGAAAATATCTCGCCGAGGAACTTCGAAAAATAAATCTCGGAAGAAAATTTGACGAATCCCAAAAGAGAAAAATGTCCGAGATGAGGAAAGGCACTATTGTAGTTCGGGATGAGACGGGTAAAAAATTCAGAACATCGGTATTTGACGAACGGTATTTGTCCGGGGAACTAATACCACATCAAACGGGAAGAAGGCACGGCGCAGAGACAATACAAAAAATGTCCGTCAATAACGGTGTCACCGGAAAATCTCTATATACGGATGGCTCCAAGTTTATATTCTTGAAATCGACTGATAAAATTCCGTCTGGTTTCGTTCGCGGGCATTCAACAGAAATGAAAGAAGCGATGTCGCTGCGGGTAAAAGATACTATCTGGATCACAGACACTTTAACCGGGAAAAAATTTCGAACTAAAGACGAAGATATTTTAAGCAATCCGAGATATGTGCGTGGGCGTGGTGAAGACGGTGGGTTTAATTATATTAATAGTTTGACTATGGTCATAAACCTGATCACGTTGAAATATGAAAGAGTATCCGTGCTCGAACAATGGCACTATCCATACAGTGGACACCGCATTCATAATATTACATGTTTTACCGATAATGGATTTGTTATGTTAGGGCGCAGTGTTTTAAGTAGATACCTGAAGATTAGTGGTAGATCGATGGAACATGTGATAGAGGTTCCATTATTGCAGTTCAAATATGGAGATGAGAAACCGTGGAAATAAAAAATATATCTAACGCGGACCTTTTGGATTTGCGTAAAAAGGCGATGATGGAATATACGAAATATGACATCATGCAAAGAACCAAAAAGGTGTTACTTTAACGGCTTCTATGGGGCGACCGGTACGCCGTCGTTTCGTTTCTTCAATCTCATTCAGGCGGAGGCGATCACCCTGTCTGGACAGTTCACCGTGATGACGGCTGAACGCACGTTGAATGATTTGATGAACGCCCTGTTGAAAACGAGAGGCGTCGAGTACGTCGTCTATGCCGATACGGATTCTTGTTTTCTCTCTGTCGAAACCCTCGTCGAGAGAGTGTGTCCCGGATGGGAGAATGGTGACGTCGTCGATTTTCTCGATACGTTCGCGCGGGAGAAAATTCAGCCGACGTTGGAGGCGGCGTTCGAAAAGATGCGCGCCGACATGAACGCATACGATCAGCGGATTTCGATGAAACGGGAGAAGATCATCGACAAGGCGATCTTCACGGCCAAGAAAAGGTACATCCTCTCCGTCCTCGATGAGGAGGGTATCCGATTTTCAGAACCGGAGATTAAGGTCACTGGCCTTGAATCCGTGAGATCGACGACGCCGGAAGTGTGTCGAGATTATCTGAAAAGATCGTTCAAGGAAATTCTAACTGGAGACGTGGACCGGGCGCGGTCGTTCATCGATGCCGTGAGGGCCGAGTGGGCGGACATCCCAGTTGAAGACATTGCCCTGACCACGTCCGTAGATGGTCTCGACGTTTATTTCGACGGGCAGACGTTGTACCGAGATCGGACACCGATGCACGTCCGCGCTGCGATCCTTTATAATCACAAGATCGCCGAGGATGGACTCCAAAATAAATACGAGGTCATTAAAAATTCCGACAAGATCAAATACACGTATTTGACGATGCCGAACCCGACGGGAGAGAACGTGATGGCGTTCGTCGGCATTTTGCCACCGGAGTTCGGGTTGCACGATTACGTGGATAGGAATAAGATGTTCGAGCGGTCATTCTTGTCGCCCCTCGATAAGATTTTTGAATCCATCGGTTGGTCGATCGAAGAAAGATCGGCATTAGAGTTTTCGTGAAAGGAGACGATGATGAGCGTTGAGGAACCTGTGCGCCTCGCCCCCGGAATGAACGCCGACCCCGGACATTGTGGCTCGTGTAAGATACGTGCAGGATCGCACGACGGCGGACGGGTCTCCCGTTGGTCGGAAATTGTAGGGTGACGCATGACCGACACGTCGAAGATCATCGAAGAATACTTAAATCACGGCCATGACTTTGGATTTACCGGCGTTTCCGAGGTCCCGTATCAGGAGGAAATCCGCAGTCGCGAGTTGACACTCGACGAGTTGAAATCCAGATTGATGAAGGTCGAACAACTGATCATGCCCCTCATCGGGAACCTGATCAAAACGTCGGAGTCCGAGTACATCAAGTGGCCGGGGAGAGAGAAACCCCTGCGCGATCTGGCTGATAAAATTCTGAAATTGACGCGGTGATCCATGAACAGGGGCACTAAGGAAGTCGTCGTCGATGCGGTCGTTGCCGTTGGTGGGATCGTGGAAGATGCGATGGCCGTGATTGATCGTGGTGATGGTTCGTGGTGTCGTGGGCTTAATTTTCACACATTGTTCACGGCCAGCGATTTCGATGCGTAACCCAATCCCATACCCACTGAGGGCGGCGAAGATCACTCTCTCGATCCTGCCGTTCGGAATCTGGCTGAGACCTGCGTTCGTCTGGCGACGCGATTTGACGGAGATGGCTAAGACTAACGGCGAAACCATCTGGTGGGCACGCTGGCTGTGGTTTCAGATCAGCTATTCGAGGTGGGTCTGATGTTCGTGGGAATCGTCACGGTCATCGTGGCGCTCGCCCTTTCCGCCGTATCGGCATATTACGGCGTCTATGGTCTCGTTTCGATCTTTGCCGGGGCGGCCATTCCAGTTGCGATCATGGGGGGCGTGCTTGAGGCGGCGAAACTGGTCGCAGCCTCGTGGCTCTACCGTAATTGGAGCGTGGCACCGACATTCCTGAAAATATATCTGACGTTCGCCCTCGTCGTCCTGATGGTCATGTCGTCGGTCGGCATTTTCGGTTTCCTGTCGAAATCCCACATCGAATCGTCGGCGAACGCCGTCGTCATCTCCGGGGAGATGCGCGCTCTCGATACTCAGATTGACGTGAAGAAGCGGGAGATCGCCGGGATCGATGCTAACGTCAAGAACGCCGACGACCTGTTGAAGGCCCTCTACGCACAGAACCGGGCTGTGCGGGGGGCCACAGAGTTGCAGCGGCAGGAGAAGAATCGCGAACGGTGGATGGCCGACGCCAAGCGGGTCGCGGACGATGTGCAGGCCCTCGAATTGAAGAAGAACGCCCTCCGTTCTACGTTGAACGAAGAGAAGATGAAGGTCGGCCCGATCCGTTACGTTGCGGAATTAATCTACGGTGAATCAACGGAAGAAATTTTAGAGAAGTCGATCCGATATTTGATCGTCCTCATCGTAGTTGTCTTCGACCCGCTGGCTGTGATATTACTCGTCGCCGCCAACATTTCATTCGTCGGACGGCGTTCCGATGAAATTGAAATAAACGAAAGTGACGTGGCGACCATCGCCATAGCCGAAACCGACGACGATGGGCGGCGCTGGCGTTCTCGAAAGATGCGTGCTAAACTCGTTAAAGATGAGGAGAAGACAGATGGCAAAAAAGTCAAAAAAAGTGGTAAAGGACGATCCGTTCCTTGACATCATTAAGGGCGTTGATCCGAATTACGAAGAAGTCGAAATCATCACGACAGGTTTCCTAGACACAGGTTCCTACGCACTGAACGCCCTCCTATCCGGGTCGATTTACGGAGGTCTTCCAAATAATCGGACGTCGATGTTCGCGGGTGATCCGTCGACAGGTAAGACGTACCTAACGTTATCCGTCGTCAAACACTGGATGGATGAAATACCAGAAGCACGCATCCTCTGGTTCGACACGGAATTCGCACTCGACAGAGAGATGCTGGAACGGCGTGGTATCGACGCATCGCGCTTCTACATTCAACAGCCAGACACGTTGCAGGAATTTCGAACGAAGGCCCTCAAGATTCTCGAAGATTACGATGGGATGTCCGAACGCCCTCCGTTGATGATGGTCCTCGATTCTCTCGGCAATTTGCCGACGGCGAAAGAGGTCGAAGATTCTCTCTCCGGTTCTGAAACGAGGGACATGACGAAAGCGCAGATCATCAAGTCGATTTTCCGTCTTTTGACGTTGAAGTTGGGGAAACTCGGCGTACCGATGGTGATCTGCAATCACACGTATGATTCGATGTCGGCTTACACGCCGAAGGAAATCAGCGGAGGTTCTGGGAGCAAGTACGCCAGTAGTACGGTAGTTACACTTTCCCGGTCGAAGGAAAAGGACGGCGACGTCGTCGTCGGCAATATCATCAGGGCCACGACGTACAAGAGCCGGTATTCCAAGGAACATCAGCAAGTCGAATTGGAATTGAACTTCGATACTGGCCTCGACAAATATTACGGTCTGTTGGACATGGCCGAATCTGCGGGCATATTCAAGAAAGTCGGTAACAAATACGAGTTGCCCGACGGTTCGACCGAATTCAAAAAGACGATCAACGGCAATCCACGGAAATTCTACACGAAGGAAGTCCTCGATCGTATTGACGCCTTTGCGAAGGAACGTTACGGCCTTGGCACCGGCTTCATTCACACCAACGTCGATGCCGACGGAGAGGATGAATGAGGGTCAGTGAAATTCTTCTGAATAATCTGATTCGAAACGAAGATTTCATCCGTCGCGCCAATCCGTACTTCAAGGAAGAATACTTCGAGACCGCTGCGGAACGGGCGACGTATCGTCACGTCGATCAGTATATCGCGACGTACAACGTCCCCCCGACGTTCGACGCCATTCTCGTTGCGATGTCTCAAGACAAGGCGATTTCCGAAGTCGCGGAAAAGGAGATCGACGCTCTCGTCGGGCGGCTGAAGACGGCGACCGAAAAACAGGAGCTAAACTGGCTCCTGACGACGGCGGAACATTTCTGCCGTCAGCGGGCGCTGTATAACGCCATCATGTCCTCGATTCAGATTTATGAGGGGAAGGACAAGACCCACGATTGGGGGGCGATCCCATCGATCTTGAACGAGGCGCTCGCCGTGTCGTTCGATAATTCCGTCGGCCACGACTGGATGTCCGATGCCCCAGAGAGGTTCACGTATTACAACACGGTCGAGGACAAATTTGAGTTCGACGTCGATTTCCTCAACAAAATTACATTGGGGGGCGTGGCAAAGAAGACCCTCAATGTCCTCGTGGCAGGACCCCACGCCGGTAAGACGGCCATGTTATGTCACCTCGCAACGGGATACTTGAAAAAAGGATTGAACGTCCTCTACATCACGAATGAAATCGCAGAGAAGGAGATTGGACGCAGGATCGACGCCAATTTACTCGACGTGAACATCGAGGATTTGGCCAACGTGCCGAAGTCGTTGTTTTTCTCGGGCATCGATGCGATCAAGCAGAAGACCGGGGGGACGCTCAAAATCAAAGAATATCCCGCAACGCACTGTCACGTTGGTCACATCGCCGCTTTGTTGGATGAACTTCGCCTGAAACAGGGGTTCGAACCTGCGATCCTCATCGTCGATTATCTCAACATCATGTCGTCGAACAGGATCAAGTTGGGCCAATCGGTGAATACTTACGTCTACATCAAGTCCATTTCCGAAGAACTACGGGGTCTCGCCACGGAACGACAGTTGCCAGTATGGACGGCGACGCAGTTCAATCGCACGGGGGCGAAGTCGTCCGATCCTGATATGGATACCGTGAGTGAATGTGTCCACGTCGATGAATTGGTCACATTGAGTTCCGGCGAAATGCGGCGCATCGTCGACGTTCAAATCGGCGACGGTATAATGTCGCACGACGGGATTAGGACGATCCTCAACAAATCAGACGTAAAACGCAAACGCTGCTTTCGTGTTGGGACGAAATCCGGGAGGAGTATCGTCGTTAGCGGTGAACACGTCATCCCCACCGCGCGCGGTCGGCTGTCGATCGTCGGTGGACTGTGTGTGGGCGATAAAGTAAGGTCGGCCGATGCTGGATGAGCGCCGATGTTTAGGTATTTTGGGCGTTTCTGACCGGGCTTCATTCGAGGACGTCGTTCGAGCGTATCGTAAAATTGTGAAGGCCGTCCATCCAGACCTCAATGGTGGCGTCGGTGATGTGGATAGACTGAGGACCGTTGTTGAAGCGTACAATTTTCTCAAAAAGCGCCATTGGAAAATCCATCAACGGAGTTCGCCGCAGAGTGGGATAAACATTTTCAGAATTTTGGACAGCACGTTCAAAATTCACGTGGCGGTGGAGATCATCGAAGAAGATGACGTGATCTGTCATTGCATGAAAGATGATAAGGAGTTTAGATTTAGGATTCCGAAATCAACGACGTTGCCGACGAAAGCGACGATCCGCATTGGTTCTGAAACCATCGTGTTGAACATTTATGATGAGGCGTTGAACTATGATCGATGACTTGAAATACAACGATGAGATCGTGACCATTGAAGAAATTGGTGAAATGGACACCGTGGATATTTCAGTTACCGGAGATCAGCTATTTTACTGTTCCGGCGTCCTCGTGAAGAATTCCTTCGGTCTGAATTTTACCGCCGACCTTGAGTTGGCGATGATCACCACGCCGGAAATGCGACAGAACGGCGTCGTCTTAATCAAACAATTGAAGAACAGGTACGGCGATTACAACAAATACCCAAAATTCTACGTCGGCTTCGACCGCAACAAAATGCGTTTCTACGATCTCGGCGACGCGGCAACGCAGGGCGTCGGAGAGGAGGCGACCGCCACCCCACGACAACCGACGGAGACGAAGCTGCCGGAACGGAAGCGGCCGATCAAAAAACTGGATTTCACATGATGATGACAGAAGAGGAAGTGCGGGCAACGTTAGAGACCGGCATCTGTCGGGTGGAATATACGACGTTAAAATGTCGTCGTGTCTCCATGTATTGCACGCTGTCAAAAATAATGATCCCCTCCACCGTCCCCGATCTACCTCGTGAGGAGGGGACTTTCCTCGGTGAATTGCAGAAATACGTCGATGGGCGGAGGCCGAAGGGTTTCATCGTAGCGTGGGTAGTCCCGGCACCGAAAGCTTCATTCACGACCATCGGCGGCTGGCGCTCGTTTTACGTCGATCGTCTCCATTCCATAACCGTCGAGGTTCCCCTTGGATGAAATGACTTTCGTCGATGGGGTCCGTTCATTTCTCGGTCTTCGTGATGTGAGGGTGATCGTGACCGACAGGCCGTTCGACGAAGATTACGTTGGTTACATTCTGGAGGGGGCGTGCGACGCGAAGGAGGGCGTCATCTATCTCTACAGACCGTTCACCGAACGAATTTACGACGTCATCGTCCATGAACTTCTCCACGTTCGACAGGCGAGGGATTGGGGGATGACGGCCGTGGGTGAGATCGTCATTTATAAGGGTGGTATTTACAACGTTTCTGAATTGGATTATGAGGACAGACCGTGGGAGAGAGATGTCATCTCTATGGAGGCCGCCGTCAAAGAGGCCGTCCTTAGACGAATGGGTGAGACGTGATAGTTACGGTGTTTTTCGGGGATAATAAATGGAAGGTGATTGGACCCCCCGAATGCCCGCTCGTTCGCGTCGGCAATTACGATGAGATGATGGCGTTCGTCGCTGTCGGTGGGTGGGAGGTCCTTTCACACGACGGGACGCCGATCGACCTGAGAGACCTCCGTTACTGGTCGGTCGATGATCAGGTGGCGTTCGTCGATCCCGCCGACGCGGTGAAATACATGATGAGAAAAGGAGATGATGGTGAAGTCCGGAAAATCGATCGAGAGGATTGAAGAAGATCGCGATCTCGCGAGGGGCGAGATCATCGCCGCATACCTAGAATTCGTGAAAAAAAGCGGGAAACTTCCTAATTTCAGCGATCTCATGGCTGCCGGTATCAGCCGCGCCAAAGTTCGTCATCATTTTTCAAATCTTGACGGTCTGCACAACGAGATCGTCGATAATTATGCCGCCGATCTGGCAATGTACGTTGCCCACGAGGCGGTCGTTTTTTCGAACGACAAACTCGACGAGTTACGTGAGGAGATCGGAAAGTACAAGCGGTTCGTCATTACGACGGCGGTCAACGCGAAGGCCGTGTTCAAGCCTTTCTACGATTCCATCGTCAGTTATTGTGCGAAGAAGGAGGCGAAACTTTTGATCATCCCGTGCGCCGACATCTGGGATCGGTCGGCGTCGATGGCATGGACGTTCGATCCTGCCCTCGGTGGGGAGTCCTTCATTTTCGTCGATACGAAACTCAACGATAACCTATCGATCTCGTCGATTCGGATGTCGGCCAAACAGATCAATCCGGTGACGGGGATGTCGCGCTTGGGGCAGCGTAACGGGTCTTTCATCTTCGCGTCGCCGAAGCAATTTTTGGAATTTGTGATGGGGTCTCCGGACCCCGATCGTCTACCGCACGCGATCATGACTACGGGGACGATCACGATCCCAGACTATAACACCGATCGTTATATGTCGGAACGCATTTCCTATATTGCCGAAAACGATCATACTATCGGGGCCGTGATCGTTGAAATTGAAAATGATCGGATTTTTCATTTTCGTCAAATGCAGGCAGACGCCGACGGTTCGTTCATCGATCTCGGCGTGCGGTACGCTCAAGACGGATCGACGAAAAAGGTTACGACCGACATCGTATTGGGTGACTACCACGCTGGTGTGACCGACGAGGTCGTCAAGAAGTGCACCGCCGAAATGTGCACCGAACTAGAAGTGGAAGACATGTTTCTTCACGACTTTTTTGACGGGAAGTCAATATCACACCACGATTTGGCCCAGCCGTTGAAACTGGCGATGAAGGCGGATCGCGACAATCAGCAAAACGATCTTTTGAAAGAGATCAAGATCGGCGGCGCTGAGATCAATTGGCTGCACGGACTGATCCGTGGTGGCATCGTCATGGTTCGCGGCAACCACGACGAATTCCTCGAACGGTATCTGTATCGGGGGACGTACATCAACGATCCGACGAACCATCGGCTGTCCCTCGAATTGGCCGCGAAGTTGCACGATGGGGTCAATCCCCTCGAATACGCATATCTGACTTACGGTGACATCAAAGACGTGGATCGGGTGATCTGGCTCGATCGTGATCAGGAATACAAGGTCGGTGGCGTCGAATTGGGACAGCACGGCGATCTTGGGTTTAATGGCTCCCGTGGGTCGCTCCTGTCGGTTGAAAAGGCATACGCAAATTGCGTCGTCGGTCACACACATTCTGGGGCGATCCTACGCGGCGTTTTTCGTGTCGGTACGTCTTCGAAACTGCGCCTCGATTATAATCGCGGTCCGTCGTCGTGGACGCAGACGCACTGTCTCGTTTATCGTAACGGCAGTCGACAATTGGTGAACGTCATCGACGGCAAGTGGAGGCTTCCCACTGTAGCGACGACGGGTAAGGTAAAGACGAAGAGGCGACGGGCCGATGCTGTATCGACATAGAATGGATAGAAGGGAGAACCCCTCGATGCGTGCGAAGATACCGGTGGTCGTCGTCTTATTCTTCGTCGGTCTCATCATTGGGTTGTCGTGGTCGACGAAATCACATCCGACGGGCGTAGTGCCAACAAATATAGAATGGGAAGTCGGGTTCTCGCCACGTCGAGGGTCGCAGGATGCGGTCATTCGTGTCATTAATTCGGCCACCAAAGAGTTGAGGATGGCGACGTACTCGTTCACGAACAAAGAGATCGTCGCGGCGCTCATCGCTGCGAAGGCCCGTGGCGTTGACGTGAAAATCGTCTCCGACGAGAAATCTAATGGCGGCGATGGGAGTGCCGTGCGGTCGACGGCCGCCAAAGGAATACCGACGAGGTTGAACGGCAATTACGCGATCCACCACCACAAATTCATCGTGGCTGACGGGACGACGGTTCAGACCGGGTCTTTCAATTACTCGCGTGCGGCGTGGGTCTCGAACGCCGAAAACGTCATCGTCCTCAGGGGTGTACCGGACATTGCGACGACGTACATCACTGAATGGAATCGTCTGTGGGAGGAATCTTATGATTACGTTGGACAGTGAACCTAAATTTCTCGTCGGTGACACCGTTGAAAAGGTCTCCGGCTACGTGGAGGACGACTTGGGGTTCGTCCACGTTTTCAACGGCAACCAGTTGCGCCAGAGAAACCCTTACGTCGAGACTTGACGGCCGACCCCATTTTCGATAGGATCATTTTCCCATTAACAACCAGACGGATCGTCCGATGACGAACAAGAAACACAGACTAGTCCTACAGGCAATTTCCCACTGGGAGAAAAACGCCAATATTTCACATATTAGAGAGGCGGATATTTCCCCAAAATCGTGCCCGTTGTGCGTAAAGTACATGGAGACCAGATGTGGGGGCTGTCCCGTGGCGGAGAAGACCGGTGAGGCCCTTTGCGTGGGCACCCCCTACTATGCCGCCCACGATATTGTCGAGCGCTACAGGACCGCTACGACGGTTTCTGGGGCCGATCTAGGGAGGTTCTTGACCGAATTCCAAGAGATTGCGATCCGTGAAATCGCCTTCCTTCAAACGGTCCTAACTGGGGAGGACGCCAGTGCGCCAAGGTAAAATATGGGGCGTCACCAGTCCCGTCCTCATGACGCCGATGATTGAAATTCACGCTATCTCCGTTCTGCCGAAATCCCACTGTTCGCAGCACCGCCATCAGTTCAAATGGAACGGGTTCTACGTCCTGTCCGGGGAATTGGACGTACTCGTTCAAAAAAATGATTACGATCTGATCGACCGGACCCGCCTGTCGGCGGGGGAATTTACGACGGTCACTCCGGGGGAACTTCATTGGTTCGAATCGGGAGACACTGCCGTCGAAGCTCTCGAAATCTACTACATCGAACCGATCGACGGACATGACATCGTGAGGGAGAGCGTCGGTGGTCGCGACGACCGTGTTCTGAACGTCGTGAACGTCGTTCATTCCAAACGAAACGGGGGGGAATGATGTGGTTCATTTTGACGTGGGTCGTCAGTATTTTTTATTTTTGGATGGCCGTCATGGCGTTTTGGGTGAGCGTCGTGGTGTTAAACTCGTCGCTCACCGTCGGTTTTATGAGGGCCGCGTTCTGGCCTCTGTGGTTCGTGACGAGGTGGTTGAACTTCAATGAAACCAGAAGATATTAACGTTACGAAAGTGACGCGCGACGACTTTTCGATGCGCGTCAAGAGTCGGGTGGCCGAAGACGGGTCGGATTGGTTGGACGCAATCCTATCTGTCGCCGCCGAGTGCAAGATCGAAGTTGAAAGTGTGCCCCGGCTGCTCACGGTGGACATCAAGGAAATGCTGGAAGATGAGGTCAGTGGTTTGAACCTCATCAAGGGCGGTGAACGCCACGATAAATTGTCGTTCAAATGACGGACGCCGTGACGCCGGAAAGGGCGAGGGAGATTTTCATCGCCGTGTCCCTACATTTCCGAACGGATTATGACTTCTTCAAATACGGTGGTAAACTGCGACGGCCGCTGAAAGATGATCAGAGGGACGTCCATCGAATGAACGCCATGATACGGAAAACCGGCGGGAGCGAGGCGGCCGTGATCCAGTGCATCGTGGCCAACGTTTTGGAACGGAAGAAAATCAGTGGTAGGTTCCCGATGTACGTCGGCGACATTTGGAATCCGGACACGATCGTCGTTTGGAGACGGTGGCAGGAGCGGATTGGACGTATGGGTGAGGTGGCGGAGGTGGAATTGAAGAAGGTCGGTCTGTCGTTTTCAAAATGTTTCGGTATCACCGGCAACGCCGTCCACCCACCGATTTACGAAGAATATATAAGGGGCGTCGTTTCAATGGAGACGATGTGTTGCGTCGTTGGGGCGATCCCCGGCATCACAGATTATTGGGCGGCGGCAACGTCGGACCCTATCCTGTTTCCGGAGGACGTCAGGTTCTTTCGGAAATATTCGCCCTTTTTGCCGATCGACGGCAAAATCAAGGGGCGGATCGCCGCCGTCAAGGCGGCACTTGATGATGATAAGATGACACGAAAGATAGGAGCATAATATATGTCAATGTCACTCGCAGAACTAAAGAAAACTCGTCAACAGAGTCTGGAAATCGCGAAAGAGGGTACGCGCTCCGAACGGAGTGAGAATCGAGATGAACGTTTCTGGCGTCCGATTCTGGACGACGCCGGGAACGGCAATGCCATCATCCGTTTCCTCCCGTCTCCCGACGAAGGGGCGCTCCCGTGGGCGAAATTCTGGGATCATTTCTTCAAGGGGCCGACGGGTCGGTATTACGCCGAGAAGTCCAGAACTTCCTTGGGGAAGGGGAACCCCGATCCGGTGTCCGAATACAATTCGAGGCTCTGGAACGCCGGGCAACAGGATGAGGCGCGCAAGCAACGTCGTCGTCTCGCCTACATCTGCAATATTCTCGTCATCAATGATCCGGCAAAACCGGAGAACAACGGGAAGGTCTTCCTCTACCGATTCGGGGCGAAGATTTTCGACATGCGGATCAAGCCGCTTTTGAAACCCGACGAATCCGATCAGGCGCTCGGGGTCGAGGCGTCGAACCCGTTCGATCTGTGGGAAGGTCGTAATTTCAAGCTCAAGGTCAAGCAGGTTGGTGGGTTTGCGAATTACGACGAATCGCAGTTCGGCAATCAGGTTCCGGCTGCAAAGACCGACGATGAATTGGACGCCATTTGGAAACAGGTGTATTCACTCAAGGAATTCACCGATCCCGATACGTTCAAGTCTTACGCGGAACTCAAGGTGTTGTTCGACGAAGTGATGGGTTTTGATACGGCCAGCGGAACGGCGTCGCGAGAAATCGATCCGACGACGATCCCCGTCGGCCGTCCGCCGAAAGTCGAGAGCATCGTTGAAACGGGTCCCGTGACTCCTGCGGCAACGGTGGCGAAAGCCGCGTCGAAAAAGAACATTGACCTCGATGCACTGCTGAAGGGTCTCGACGGCGACGAGTGATCAGTCGTCCTGAGGCGGGGGAGTTTCCCCCGCCTTTCTTTTGTTCACGAGATCACGTAATTGTTTCGGCGTTCCCGTGAACACCGCTTTATCGATGTTCATCGTGGTGTTTCCGCCCCCAGCGCTGGCGGTCGGTGCCGATATTTCCTTGAGTTCTTTGTGGACTTTGACGAGATCGAGGGACGTTTGACTGATCGTCTTGAGGAGGCCGTTGAGGGCTTGGAACGACTGGGCGTCTTCCTTGTCCTTGGCGATTTCGAATGCGATGACCATCGCCTGTTGGGCGTTTTCGAGGACGGACGTGATGTTGTCCCGCGCCCTTTCGAAATCGGATTGTAATTTTTTTGGATCGACGGAAAGAGTTTCCGTCGCCGTCACTGACTTCCCTTCTACGGTCGCAGGTAGCCGCGCTGTTCGCGGAGTTTCGTCGATCTCTAGGATTTCGGAAAACGGTTTGTCGGTGTGATAGTCGGTCATCGTGTATTTATTGTTTGTGTGCCAGACGCGCGTGTGTCCAGACACTGGTCGAATCTATGACCGGACTTTTGTTTCACCCTGCGACCGGACCTGTGACCGGACCTGTGACCGGACCCGCCACCCGACCTGTGTCCAGACATGCCACCCGACCTCGTCGATGTGTTCCAAGACCTGCCACAAGACTCGTGACCGGACATGCCACCCGATCCCTGTCGAAGCCTGTGACCGGACCTGATCCCGGACCCGTGTCTTCACACTAATCACGTGACGTTCCTTCGTCGATGCATGGCCAGACATGGAACAAGAGTGGCCCGACCTGCCGTCCGACTCGCTGCTCGACCTGTTCCCAGACCTGCCGCCCGACCTGTGACCGGACCTGCCGCCCGGCCTGCGGCCAGACATAGACCTGTGTCTTCACACTAATCACGTTGTATCCCCTCGTCGATGTGTTCCCAGACCTGCCACCCGACCTCGTCGATGTGTTCCCAGACCTGCCACAAGACTCGTGACCGGACCCGCCACCCGACCTGCGGCCAGACATAGACCTGTGTCTTCACACTAATCACGTTGCAATTCCTTCGATCTATTCACGCGGCTTCCCGTTGCACGTCATTGGTGATCTTACCGCGCAGGTAATCGACGGCCTTCTGTGCCGCCGACGCTGCGGTGAAAATGGCCCGCACGTCGTTTTGCAGCACTTTGATCCACGATTGCAGATACGCAGCGTGATTCGACGTGTTGTCGAAGCCGAATTCGGCACAGAGGAACGCGGCGGCCAGTTCAGCCACCAGTTCTTCGACGGCGTATGCCTCCTCTTGGAAACGGTGGGTGAGATTGCGATCGAGACGATCTTTGTGTCCGGTCCAATGGGCCAGTTCATGGAAAGCCGCTGCATAAAACGACGTCCGTTCGTGAAATTGGTCGAAGGGGGGGACGACGATTTCATCCCGTCCCGGACGGTACATCGGGGTCTCCGTCGCCCCCTCGATGAAATTCGCTCCGGTGCTGCGAATGAATTGATCGGCCAATTCACAGCGGGTCTGGTGGTTGACGGGAATATTGGGGCCGACGACGACTTCTTCCGGGAGGCCCTCACACTGCTCCACGTTGAACACCGTGTAGTGCGTCAAGTAAGGAACCTTCTTCTCCTCGCCGCCAGAATCCTCGATCGTGATCGGTTTGAAGAAGTAGATTCGCGACCCCTTCTCTCCGGCGCGCACCTTACCACCAGCGGCGGCGGCCTGCTTGTACGTCAGGAAACGCATCGTCTTCCAGCGGCCGACGTTCGTCAAAAACAGGAGCGTGTTGATCCCCCGATACGGCTTCTCCGTCGTTGCGTTCACGGGGACGGCACCCCCAGCGGAGAAATTGCCGGACCACGGTAACGTGCCGGATTTCAGGAGATCGACGATCCGGTCGGTGACTTCTGCGTAAAGTTTGGACATGATTTTCCCCTCTGTGTGCGGACTTACAGTATGGGGAAATTTCAATAAAGTCAAGGATTAAATTTCGACGATTTTTACGTCGAAATCGGGTATTTCGCCCGGATACCCCCGTTGATTCGACACGAATCGGCACCCTTCGAAGGTGTAATCGCACGAATTATGAGTGTGTCCGGAAATCCATAATTTAATTTGGGGATTGTCGAAGATGAACTCACTGAGATCGTTACAGAAATATGGAGTGAGTTCGTTTTCCGGGTATTTCGGGTTGTTCGACAGACGGAGGGGCGGGAAATGTGACGCCACGACGTCCGGTTTGAACGCCGCGATGGACGCCAGCGAATTGCGGTGCATCGTCGTCACGTCTTCGGGCGTCAGTTTCCACGATCCATCATCGTCCGTCGTGCGAATGAGACGAAAATCGTTGATGTTTGTTTGTGCAAAAAAAGCGTCGACCGGATTGGAGAGGTCGGACCAGAGGGTTCCGGCCCATATCTTAACGCCACCGATTTCAATCGTCTCCCAAAGGGGACCGGCGTCACTGGACCAGTCGGGGATGTTGGGATCGGCGTTCTGCGCTCGTTTGATGATGATGTCGCCATAAAAATCGTGGTTGCCCAGAACGTCGATGTACGGGCGTTCAATTTTTGCGGCAAGTGCTTTACGTAATTTGGGTCCGCCGGTATCGCCAGCGTTGATGACAATATCGGCGTCACGACACCGGTCGGCGATGTTCGCGATCATCCGATCGACCATCCGTGGTTTTAACCATTCGAGATGGACGTCGGAAAAAATGGCTATCTTCATATCATACCTCGACGAGAATATAATTGGAACCACCCGGCCGGTCAACTAAATAGAGGATGCTCGGTCACACGTTTTATCATTCCCTGTTGCGACAATATTCGATCATGACGGGGAACCTGTTTAATGACATCGTCGTCCGTCGGACGGACCCCGGTGGAAATGCGGTAACGGTCATTCAGGTCCCCATTCAGTATGGTCCGAAACGCAAGTGGGCCGTGGCTCTGGCGACAGACCCGACGGCGCGGACGGTCGCCGTCCAGTATCCCCGTCTGTCCTTTTTCTTCAATTCCGTGACGCCAGATTTGACCCGGCAATTGAGTCCATTGAATAGACTCGCCAACATCACCGAAGACAAGAATACGATGTATTCGATGTTCCAGCCGTTGCCCGTGACCATCGACATGGAACTATGTGCCGTTGCGAAGAACATGGACGACGCCGCACAGATCGCCGAACAGATTTTTCCATACTTCTCCCCCGACTTTACGCAGAGCGCCAAATTGGTTCCGACGATCAATAAAGTGTGGGACGTGGTGTTCCGCCTGCGCGAAAATCAGATCGAGGAAATTTATGACGGTGCTTTCGACAAGAGACAGTCCATTTTATGGACGTTCCATTTCAACGTCGACGCTTGGATGTTCGGACCCGTGCAGAAACAGGGGGTCATCAAGAGGGTGCAGGCGGACATCATGGCCGTTCCCGGCGACGGACCGGTGACGGCGGCGGAAATTCACAAATATGGTCGTGTGTCTCGCATCGAAGTGACCCCCGGTCTAACGGCCGACGGCAAGCCGACGACGGTCAGGAGTGAATCCGTACCGTGGGCGTCCATCAATCAGGAGGACGATTACGGGTTCTGTGAAACCATCACCGAATACACCGATGGGTTGAAGTATGATCCTGTGAGTGGTGACGATCGGGTCGTGAAAGACGTTTAATCGGTCGTCGTGCCACGATAAATGGTGTATCATCATGGTCCGTCAGTACGGACATTGGAGGTCGTCGTGACATCCCCATACTCTTCCAACAAGATTGTCCACCATTGCGAACGGGTGGACGTTTTGCGTTCTGGTGAGCAACCAAAGCCAATCCACGTTCAGGTGGTCATCTCCGACCGGTGCAATCATTCCTGTCATTTTTGCGCCTATCGTTCGGCCGGATACACGTCGAATCAGTTGTTTGGGGTCATCGATCCAGAGACGGGGACCGTCGATAACAATCCGAACAGGATGATCCCGTTTGAAAAGGTCGTCGAAATTCTCGATGATTGTAAGGCGATGGGAGTCGGGGCCGTTCAATTTACCGGAGGTGGGGAGCCGACGGTCCATCCGAAACACCCGGCGATTTTTCAACACGCTCTTGATCTTGGTCTCGACGTCGCCCTCGTGACCAATGGCGTTGGTCTCGTCGAAAAACACGACGATCTGATTTTGAAAATGTCGTGGGTGCGCGTGTCGTTAGATGCGGCGACGGCGGACACGTACACTGCGATCCGTCGCGTTCACCCGTCGCACTTCCACAGAGTTACGGAGAACGTCGCCAGACTCGCCGCGACAAAAAAGAGGACCGGGTCTCGGACGACCATTGGCGTTGGTTTCGTCGTCACGCCGGATAATTTCTCGGAAGTTTACGATGCCGTGAGACTCGCCCACGATCTTGGTGTCGATAATATCAGAATTTCGGCGGAATTTTCCATCGGTGGTCGTGGCCGCCATCTCACGTATTATGATGAAGTGCGGGGAGCGATAGTAAAGGCCATTAGAGATTTCGATGACCCCGAATTTAAGGTTTTCGATCTGTTCGAAGATCGGATGGGGGACCTTTCCGAAGGTCGCCCTCAATATGAGCGATGTGGGTACATGCACTTCACGACGTACATCGGCGGCGACCAGAACGTCTATACGTGTTGCGTTAATTCTTACAATGAGCGTGGTCTCGTCGGGTCATTGGATGGAATTAGTTTCAAGGATTTGTGGCGATCTCCCCACAAAGAGGAGATGTATCGCAATTTCAGGGCCAGCGATTGCGAACGTTGTCAGTTTAACGCCAAGAACAGGTTCATCGCCGAATTGATCGAAGAACCGACGCACGTGAATTTCGTATGATGAACGTCAGCATCGTCATCGCCCACTGGAACAGGTTTCCCCTCCTGTATGAAACTCTTCGATCGATCTACGATAGGCCGTCGGCGTCGTGGGACGGCATTCAGGTCGTCGTCGTCGATGACGGGTCGACGGTCCTCACCGGGAAAGATGAAATTTTCGAGTGGCCGATACAATACGTTCAATTGCCAGAGCGGAAGTGGTATCGAAATCCCTGCATCCCGTTCAACGTCGGCGCGACATACGCGGAGTACGATGCGATCATTTTACAAAATCCCGAATGTTGGCATCATGACGACGTCATCTCTCGTGTTCGCAGTGAATTGAAGGACGACAATTACATCACGTTCTCCTGCTATTCTTTACCGGAAGGCGTCGATCCGAATACGTTTGACGTATCGACGGCAGAGCCGAGGGCCAATCGTTTCGACGGCGACGCCGGATGGTACAACCACCCGGAACACAGACCGACGAAGTATCACTTTTGTTCGGCGATAACGCGGGCGAATTTTGAGGCCATCGGAGGATTTTCGCGGGCATATGCGAAGGGTCGGGGGTACGACGACGACGATTTTCTACGCAAGGCGATTGATCTTGGACTGGACGTTCGCATCGATCCAGCGACGGTCTTGCATCAGTGGCATTATACACAATCCGAACCGGACGCGGTGGTGAGACCCCTCATCGACCGCAATCACCGGATTTTCGCGGCTGGAAATCCTAAGGGCGACGGGTTGAAGATCGCCGTTTACGCTATCGCCAAGAATGAGGTCGGGCACGTCGAACGGTGGCTGGCGTCGGCGGCGGACGCCGATCACATCCTGCTGGCGGACACCGGTTCGACCGATGGGACCTCCGGTCTCGCCAGACGGCTGTCTTCCGACGTGGTCAATTTCGACTACCGGGAGATCGTCGTATCGCCGTGGCGTTTCGACGTGGCCCGCAACGCCGCTCTCGCCATGCTCCCCCGTGACGTTGACGTGGCCGTCGCCCTCGATCTGGACGAGATGCTCCAGCCGGGCTGGCGGGAGGCGATCGTCGCCGCGTGGAAGCCGGGGACGACGCGCCTGCGCTATCCGTACACGTGGAGTTGGAACGCCGACGGTTCGCCGAAACTCGTTTATTACGGGGATAAAGTTCACGCTCGTCACGGGTATCGTTGGCGACATCCGGTCCATGAAGTGTGTTACCCATATTTACGGGCGGAGGTCGAGGTGTGGACCGACGATTTGAAGGTCCATCAGCACGCCGATGATACGAAGTCTCGGGCACAATACCTACCGATGCTCGAATTGGCCGTCGTCGAAGACCCGACGAACGATCGGAACGCTCACTATCTAGGGAGGGAGTATTTTTACGGCGGTCGATGGAACGAGGCCGTCGCCGAACTTGAGAGACACCTGAATCTCCCGACGGCGGTCTGGAAACCGGAGAGGGCGGCGTCGATGCGCATGATCGCCAAGGCCAAGGCCATGATGGGGGACAGGACGGCGGCCGAGTGCTGGCACTGGCGGGCGATCGCCGAATGCCCGGATTTCAGGGAACCGCTCGTCGACGCCGCGAAATTTTATCAGGATGGGGGCGATTGGCCGACGGCGAAGTCCCTCCTCCTGAGGGCGATCTTCATCCCCGAACCGCCGAAGTCGCACATCATCGAAACGGAATATTACCGGGGGCTTCCGCACGATCTCCTGTCGATTTCGGAATATTACCTCGGCGATCGGGCGGAGGCCCTGAAAAACGTGGATATTGCCCTCTCCTTCACGCCGGACGATGAACGGCTGGTCAGGAACCGCAGTTTCATGATCGACTGACGATTTTCTATAAATATCGGGAGGACAATAGAGGATTCCCCCCGAAAATGAACAAGATCGTCCAGAGAATCATCGCCGAGACTTCCGCCAAGGAGTGGAAGCGGCGCGGCGAGACCCCCGGCCACCGGAAGATGGTCGACGACGCCGACGAAAATACCGAAATCAAAGATTATCCGATCCCCTCTGGTGTCACCGAAGACCATCAGGTGGATTTCACCGCCGACAAAGCCCGGTCGCTCAAAGCCGCCTACGATGCGGCAGTGGCGAAGGGCGACGATACGTTCGTCTGGTCAGACGGAGAGAGGGAAATTACTTTCCTCGCTGCATACGCAGAGTGGGTCCTCGGCGTCCTTCGTGACAAGGGTATTCTAACCGAAGACGCCATCTCCGACCTAGAACAGGACAAGGCCGAACTCGAAGGCCGACTTCGTGACATCAAGAAGAGCCTCAAGGACGTTAAGCCATCGAAGGGTCGCGGCGGCCTCAAAGAGTCGGATGACGACGATGCCGACGACGATGAGGAGAAGACGTACAAGATCGTCCGCACATATTTTGATGGCCATAAACCGAAGGTCATGGAAACTGGCCTGAGTCTCGCCGACGCTCGGGAATGGTGTCGTGACCCGGAAACGTCGTCGAGAACGGCGACCAGTAAAGAGGCCGTCGCCCACACGGCGAAGTACGGTCCGTGGTTCGACGGGTACGATCTCGAAGAATCCGTCGTCCTCCCCACACATTATACGACCATCCGCGAATCCGTCGCTATCGTCACCGAACGTCCGGCGAAGTTCGTCGAGACGACGAAGAAGACGCTCGACGAAAAGCTGGTGAGTTTGATCAGGCGGCGGACGCCCGACGTTGGCCGTCGATTTTTCACGAAGGACGTCGTCGTCGAATCCGACCGATGGTCTGGGCCACTTCCAGACATTGACTGGATCATGGCGTTCGAAGACGGTTCGCTCGATCGGGATGACGCCATCGAAGGACTCCAACATCTCATCGATACCCGTGGCTGGCGACACTTGCAGGGCTTCTACGGCCGCACTTGTCGCAACGCGATCATGAACGGGGATTGCACGGACACGCACGGAGATTTCACGGGCAAAGCCGGGTTCTCCGGGGAGGGCGAGTGATGGGACGGAAAAAACTCATCGTCGAAGGAACCTCTCTCGCCGACTACCAGTCGATGCTGGACTCCCACGACTGGTATTACAATTATTCCGACGATCCGGGCGTGTGGAAACGTGGTTTTGACAGGCAACGGGAACTCGAACGCATTTCGAAGGAATCCCCCGAACACGAGAAGATGTGGAACGACAACAAACTCAAGGTGAACGAGGCCAATCGAACGACCGTTGAATTCGGTGAGTACGTCGGCGTCAACGAAGGCAGTCGCACGTATTGGACGCTGGCCGTAAAGGAACTGGGTGGAAAATGGACGCCCCAATTCGGCGATTATGATCGCGCCGTCGTCCAACAGGAATTGGAAGACACCAAAGACGACTGGTCTAAAGGATCGCAGTTCAAGATCATAAAGTCAGGTGGGGGACGGAAGGAAATCGACGCGGCAGTCGCGTCGATGAATGAGGGGACCATCAACGAAATGAAGATGTCTTCCGATGATTATGAATCGCTCAAGCGCGACATTTATACGATCGTCGACAAGACAGGTGCCAAACCCAAGAGCGTTGCTGATGTTTGGAAGTTGGCATGGATCGTGTGGCAAAACCGTCAGTATGACGACAACCATCCGGGGTTTCGTGACGGGCATTGGGAGCGTCTCCTTCCCTTTATAGATCGAAAAGCTGGTGTCAATAAGTTTTACGACGCTGGAATGAACGACGATCATATTGCCACTGCTATTCGGCGCATTTGGAAGACGTTCGAGGGTGCAAAGTTGAGGGAAAGTGAGACCATCATGAAAGTTGACGTCCTACGATCGCTCGTTGAGGGTGATGATCCGACGGCCTTCATTAAGGAAATCGATGGCCGTCTGACCGCCAAATTCGACCGCACGCTGGACGAGCGCCGCAAGGTCGTCGCCGGTCCGCTCGTCGGTGGAAATTCAAAATCATTGGCCGAGGCATTTTCAGATGATGACGTTCGTGAACTGATGTTGTTCGCCGACAACGACGGCGACCTCTACCGTCAGTCGTACACCCCGCTCATGCAGAACCTCATCAAAAAGAAAGAGAAGGGGGTCTATGAACCCGAGAAGGCCGTCACCCTCTGGAAGTATCACGCCGACCGGGCGGCGAAGAAGTACGTTAAGGACGTCGCCTATGGAAAGATGTCTCAGTTTTCGCCGGACACGAGACGGGAGGCAGCCCGTCGGTGGGAGGAACGGACGCGGGATTACAAGACCGTCGATGAAAGTGTCAAGCGAAACCCAGCGAGAGAGGCGTTGACGCGGGCCGTCAACAAATCGATCGCCGACGGAAACCCGGTTTTCGTTAACAACATCGAGTGGGGGTTCGATCTGACTTCCTTCACTCCGACCAACTGGGAAAAATTCCTCTCACAGACTGGACTGAAGTATTACGGTCGAACGGCCGATGGAAATTTCGAGTGGCGGGCCGGTGATTCACTCAAGCTCGTTACTGGCAACAACCCGACTACCGGTGAGTATTGGAAGCCGAACCGTCGCGAGAATGAACCCGGTTACGCATCGTACATGGGGTTCACTGGAACCGACGACGCCGTTCGTGTGGCCGTGGAAGCCGTCAAAAAACTGGCCGATTACAAAGGTGAGTCGCCGAACAAAAGGGAATTCATCTAATGAAACTACTCAGGGAATTCGTTGAAAACACGGAGATCACTGCGGACAAGAGCCACCACATCAATGGCGTCTTCATGCAAGCCGAGATCGTCAATCGTAACGGTCGCATCTACCCGATGGCCGTGATGGAACGTGAGGTCGATAAGTATCGAACCAATTTCATCAATACTCGTCGGGCACTAGGCGAAGCCGAACACCCGCAATGTTGTCATCCCAAGACAAAGATTTTGACGATTGATGGGTGGAAGTTCATCAAAGACATCAATGATGATGAAATCGTCTTTACGCTCAACATGGAAACTGGCGTAGCTGAGAAAGAACGTATTAAAAAGAAGATTGCCTCCCCGTACAAAGGGAAAATGATAAAACTGTCCAACGGGAGGGGCGGGTTTTACACGGTCGTCACTCCAAATCATCGGTTCGTTTTGCGCGATAGGCGCGGCAAATTGTCATTCATGACCGCCGCCGACATTCATTCCGGCGAATTCAAACTCAATCATCATTCGATACCGAAGACCTTCGGGAATGGACTCGTTGCCGAAAGTCCGAAAACTATCGAAGTCGGTGGATACACATGGTCGTTCGACGATTACGTATCGTTCATGGCCCTGTGGTTGGCGGAAGGGAGCGCAACCAGAAATTCGTCAAAACCGGGAACATATAAATTTCAAATATCACAGAATGAAGGCGATAAGGCCGACCGCATTCGTGAGTTGTTGGATCGTCTTCCGATTAAAATGAATGAAACTTCCAAAATACGAGAATATTCCGGGAAGGTGTGTGTTTTATGGCATAAGGGAAATTATGATCTCGGAACATATTTAGCGCAGTTTGGGAAGTCCCATGAAAAGTTCATCCCGGATGAAATCCTTCAAAATTTGGATGCGCGGACCGCCGATCTTTTCATTGAATGGTATCATCTGGGAGACGGTCGAGGTCCGTTCCGTGCTGAACCCGGTACTGCCAGAATGAAGACCGACGTTTTCACTGTGTCTGAACGTCTCGCTACTGATTTGTCATATGTAGCGACGTTGGCCGGATATTCGGTTCATCTGTCATACGAAGATCGTGACGAAGACTGTATCATTGAAAATCGCATCATCAAAGCCGCTAATCGGAGGAGAATATACTACGTTCTTCTTGGGCGGACGGCTGGAGTGTATCTCGACGACCGATGCTTTAAGACTGAGGAAATCGAGTATGACGACATGGTTTATTGTGTCGAGACCGAAAACGGTAACTTTATGGCCATGGATGAAACCGGATACACCTTCTGGTCTGGAAATTCACCAGCAGTCAACATTGACCGGGTCTCCCATCTCGTCACCGAACTGCGCCGCGACGGAAATAATTTCATCGGCAAGGCTAAAATCCTAGACACTCCGATGGGCAGGACCGTCAAGGCCCTCGTTGAGGGGGGAGTATCCTTCGGCGTGTCGTCGCGCGGTCTCGGGACCATCCGCGAACAGGCCGGGGCGAAGATCGTCCAGAACGATTTCATGCTGGCGGCCATCGACATCGTGATCTCCCCATCGGGACCGGACTGTTACGTCGAGGGTCTGATGGAAGAGGCCGAATGGGTCTGGGACGGGCGTGACTGGCGTCCGCTCGAAGAATCCCGCGACCGCATCAGGAACGCCAAGCGGACCGAATTGGAGGCCGTCATGGCCGAGGAATTTGATCGGTTCCTGAAAAACCTACGCTGACCGCCGAAAAACGGCAGTTTGATAAATAAAAATCAGAGGAGATACTGGCAAATGCCGAAACTCGTGGAAGACATCAAGAAGCGCCTCATCAAGGAGGCCGACGATGAAACCAAAATTGCCGCCCCGTCGCCCGAAAAGGAAGATGAGGACGAAGCCAAGGACGAGGTCGTTCTGACCGCCGAGGCCGACGACAAGGAGGACGACTCCCTTCCGTTCGACGACGAGAAGAAGGCCGAGGTCTCCGAATCGGACGACGCCGACGCCGACGATGCGAAGTCCGACAAAGAAGATGAAAAAGAAGACGACGAAAAGGTCGTCGCCGAGGAGACCGTCGAACCGACGATCGCCCCGCTGAAGGTCGAGGACTACAAGATTTCCGCCAAGGACGTTGACGTTACGGAAGACGTGGCGGCGATCCTGACCGGCGGAAAGAACCTGTCCGAGTCGTTCAAGAAGAAGGTTGCGACCGTCTACAAGAGCGCCGTCGTCGCCAAGATCAACGAGACGATCGAACGCCTCGCCGAAGACGCCAACAAGGCGATCGGTGAGGAGCGTGAGAAAATCTATGAGGGGATGGTCGACAAGATCGACCTCTACATGGATAAGGCCATGACCGAATGGTACGAAGCGAACAAAGTGGAAGTCGAGGGTAAAATCCGACTCCAGATCGCCGAGTCCTTCATGGCCGGTCTCAAGACGCTCTTCGAACAGCATTACATCGACATGCCGAAAGGCAAGGAAGACATTTTCGAGTCGATGGTTCGCGAAAATTCGAAGCTCGAAGAGGCCGTGAATGCGGAGGCGGCGAAGAACGCCCGCCTGTTGCGCGAGATCAACGACATCAAGCGCGATGCCGTCATTCGGGAAAGCACCGACGGACTTTCCAAGAATCAGGCCGCCAAGCTGGCGACGCTGGCTGAATCGGTCGATTTCGTCGACGAACATTCCTTCAAGGAGAAGGTCGTGGAACTTCGCGAGGCTTATTTCGCGAAGCCCAAGCCGACGAAGGGAACCATTGAAAATGACGCGAAGGAACCAGTGACCTTGCAGGAAAAGGTCATCGATCGTCGCGAACGGTCCACAGTGGCCACCGTTGAAACAATCTCGAAATTCTTCGGCAAGAAGTGATCGAGTAAACAGGAGACTAAAAACAATGGAATACGAAGTTTCTCAACTTCTCGAAAAGTGGGCACCGGTCCTCGATCACGACGACCTGCCGAAGATCAAGGACCTCCACCGTCGTCAGACGCTGGCCGTCCTATTGGAAAACCAGTTGAAGTCGAACATGGAGACGGTCCGTCGTGATCCGACGAACTCGTTGACGTACCTCTTCGAAGCGGCTCCGGCCAACTCGATGGGCGCGTCGTCCTCGACGGCGTCTTCCGGTTCCGTGGACATCTACGACCCGGTCCTCATCTCGATGGTCCGCCGTTCGATGCCGAACCTATTGGCATATGACGTTTGCGGCGTCCAGCCGTTGACGATGCCGACCGGCCTCATCTTCGCTCTCCGCAGCCGTTACGGCTCGCAGACGAGCGCGGAAGCCCTGTTCAACGAGGCGAACACGTTCTTCTCGACGAACTCCAACACCGCTCAGGTCGCCAACGACCCGTCGCTCCTCATCTCGTCGGGCAACACCGCCTACACGCGGTCGACCGGCATGACGACGGCGGCGGCGGAAGCCCTCGGCGATACGTCCGGCAACCCGATCCACGAGATGTCGATCTCGATCGAAAAGGTTTCCGTCACGGCGGTTTCGCGGGCGCTCAAGGCTGAGTACACCCACGAACTCGCGCAGGACATCAAGGCCGTTCACGGTCTCGATGCCGAAACCGAACTGGCCAACATCCTGTCGGCGGAAATTCTCGCGGAAATCAACCGTGAGGTCATCCGTTCGATCTACACCACGGCTACCGTCGGTGCACAGGAGAACGTCCAGAATGCCGGTACGTTCGACCTCGACGTCGACTCCAACGGCCGCTGGATGGTTGAAAAGTTCAAGGGCCTGATGTTCCAGATCGAACGTGAGGCCAACGCGATTGCGAAGGCGACCCGTGCCGGTAAGGGCAACTTCATCATCACGTCGTCCGACGTTGCGTCGGCCTTCGCGATGGCCGGATACCTCGACTACAACTCCGCTCTGTCGGGCGAGAAGTTGAACGTCGATGACACGGGCAACACCTTCGCTGGCGTCCTGTTCGGTCGCTTCAAGGTGTACGTCGATCCGTACTTCTCGTCTTCGGCCGGTGCACAGTACGTCGCCGTCGGCTACAAGGGTACGTCGCCGTTTGATGCGGGTATGTTCTACTGTCCATAC